TCATAATTAATTATTTAATCCGTTTGGTCCGCCCAATGCCACCGCGTTTAGTTGAGTTACAGCAGTTCCGTATTCATTTGTCCAAACAGGATGAGGAAAAAATAACTCTACAACATTACCATCACAATCTTTCACACACAAAGTATATTCAGGATTCACAGCCTGAGGAGTACATGCCTCGCAAGTATCATATGGTAATAGTACTGTATAACTTGGGACACCAGGTTCTGTATTAGTCACAGTGGCACAAAAAGTGTTACCGTTTTCGTCTTGAATTGAATAAACGTCTCCAGTACTTGGGGTAATACCTCCAAAATCTACAGTAACCTCAATCAAAGGGTAACCACATATCACCATATTAAAATTTGCCATTTTAGTTTTTTATTATAAATACTTTTATTTTTTGTTTACGATCTGAAATTGGATTTGTTTTTTATATGTATTTGTTTGACCCATCATTTTTACCTGTATGTCAACAAAATATTCATTAGGAATTTTGTCTCTTGTGTCAAACATAAAATAGTATTCATTTGGTGTTCTATTTATGTTTGTCCAATCTTGAACTATAACTTCGGTCTGACCTTCTCGAACGTAAACTCTATATTTGGCATCAACATTGGGTAACATCTTATTTGTTGTATATGCCTCTTTTATGATAACACCAACTTTTCTAATATCACTACTCAATATTTTTTCATTTTGTAAAATACCGTAATACTCAAACCCAAACTTTGACGGGTCAAAAGTTGCTGTTCCTATCTGAATAGATTTTTTTATGCCGTACAAAGTGAAATCGTTAATTACATCAGGTAATGAAAATCCGTTTAATTGAATTTGTGACCAAGTATCTGTAAATTGACAAGGTACTTTATACCCCATAAAGGCCGGTAACGTAATTTCATAAACACCTCTTGTTCTTCTACAAGAAGGTAGATTAACTAAACCTGTTATTGGATTTCCTGCCGGATCTTTAATTGTAACAAGAGGGTTTTGATCTAAATTTACAAAATCACCATCTTCATATACATAAAGATATAGTTTGTTTGCTTTACCCATAGAAAAGTAATTTCTATCATCTTCAATCAAATCATTGTAAGTGGTTTCTAAAAATGGTTCGTAAAAAGTTTGAGTATGTCTTGTAAAAAATCCTACAGAATACATCGCATCCGTACCTGTTAAATTTTCTACTTGAGGTAAGTATGCAATTCCCCAAGTTGTTTCTTCGGGTGTTACTCCATTTAAAATATCGTTTATTTCACTTGACATATCAAATTCAATGTTTTCATCACCAAATTCAAAATGTTGTATGTCGATGATTGTAATGGCAGAAAAAGGGTATGCCCCAATGTTCATATTATTATATGTACCGGGTTCACCCCACTTATTAATTGTTGTGGTTTGATACCAATTTGATGGTCTTATTGAGTAGTTTCGATCACTTTCAATTGGATCTTTAACATCGTAAAAATCATATCCAACACCTTCGTCCCAAAGTTGTGGTGTAGTTGGGTCGTCATTCAAATATGGTACACGAAACAAAATCAAATCAAAAGAAGTTGATCTTTGTCTACCATCAGGATTAGACGTATTAAGTAAGTCCTTATCAAAATAAGAAGTGTTGGTCATCTTTAATACATGAGTCATGTATGCGTCTGCACAACTCATTGATATTGTACCGTCTAATAATTTTTCTTTGACCAAATCCAAATTAAGACCAAAGATAAATCTCGAATAACCAACAGGCTCAGAAATACCCCCATCACCGTATAAAAGTTGCATGACAGGATTTCTACCAGTGTTTACATAACTGTTTGAGAGAATAGTATTATTTTTACTATAATAGGAATTGTTTATTGACATTTACTTTTTATTTATAAATATCAATTAAGTCGAATATTTTGATTTAAAATAGTTGCGTCTGCGTCTTGTAAGATTTTTCTAATTTCTACTAACTCAGTGCCGTCAGTTCCAATACCAATAGGAGCTTCATTTGGGTTATGAACATGTGAACCTAAAAAGTCCACAATTTTATTTAAAAGTTTCATTAATTCTTCACCCCTAACCATAGGATCCGTTCGATCTAAGATTTCTTCTGTATATTGAAGTTGTGTTATTCCATATAAAGACTCCTGTAAATTTACTTTGTCTCCTTTAGATGGAATTTGACTTTTATGAGAAATTAAATAAACGTTATCAGCAACTAAAGATCCAAACGATACAGGTTTTGCTTTATACTCCGTTCTTTCTACGGTGTTTTCTCTAACTGTTGTTTGTTGACCAATTACACCTCTTGACCACACCAAAAAGTTTCCATATTCTGATTCTGATTGGTTCAATTTTATTTTTTGATTAAACAAAGAAACCAAATTAAAATCTGTAGCCCCTGTTGAGTTCAATTTAGTTAATGTTGAATAGTTAGGTTTTACATAAAAAGGAAATTGATTTAAAATTATATCATCGTTTGTTGGTGGGTATTGTGGATATCCGTTAATATTAATTTTACTGTCATTTACGTTTTGAATAAACGTATTGATAATGTTCAACGAATCATTGAAATTCAACCCCGAAAAACAAATCGAGTAGTCTACAGTTGATAAGTATTGGTTAATTGGTGTGTCAAGATCAATTGTTGTTGAAAGTGCGACAGAGTTTGGAATCATAGAATAAAGGTAAATACAACCCTTATAAAATGTGTCTCCTGTTACCGTGTTGAATGATGTAATTCCTGAAATATATTGTGACCCGTCGATTGACCACTCAATTACCTTTTTTATTTGAAGTGGTTCTTGAATAGATTCCTCTAATGTTAGAGGTTCTAACAAAACCCTTTCTTGGTCAAATGTTGAAATTTGTAAAAATCCCCAATTTGGATTTTTTTTTGGTATGTTAAAATTAGCAGTTTGGGTTGTAATATTTTTTCCTGATCTAATTAAAACGGTATCTTTTTTCAAAACCATGTCAGTGGTACCTCTACTAAGAATTGCGTTGTCGCCTGGTTCAGGGTAAATTCCATAAACACTTGGAAGTGTAGATCCTGTAATATCCCTCAATTTGTTCGAAAGTTTCATGTACTCACCACTGGCCAATATAGACTCAGAATTATTATTAATCTCATAAGCATTGTTTTGTGGTCTAGTAATTGGTCCTTGAATATAGAATTTACTATTATTTGTTCTTTCTTTTACATTGTAATACAATAAGTGTACATACTCATCTATTTCGGGAACTTGACTAACGTAGTAAGGTATCAAAGGTAAAAAAATAAACGGGTCTTCTGAAGTCCATTTCCATATAGATTCAGGAATTGGTTTTCCTTTTACATCCTTAGGAACCAAATCATCTTTAGTTTCATGTCGAGGAAATACCCTGAGTCTTCCTAAAAAAAGAGGATCTTTGTTATCTAAGACATAACCAAAAAATATTAACTTATTATCAAACATTTCTAGACATGTATTCTTTATGTAATAAATTATAAGTGCTTTCCAATTTATCTAAATGTTCACTCATTTTGAGTAACATATTTTTTGTATACTCAAAGTCTTTTTGAATAAATTGTAATGCCAAATTCAAATCTTTGTTCGATGAATTTTCATAGTCATGAACAATTTCTATAATTTTTTTAGGATCAATTTTTTCCCTTTCGAATTTAAAATGATTTTCCATACGCTTTTTGTGGTGTTGTAGTGAATAATGGTGTTACCGTGAGTGGACCAATCGCAACAACTGACTTACCATTTTCATCATTTTCTTTCGCAATCCCGTCTATTATTGCCGATATTGATGCAAGAAATTTATTGGGACTTCCATCAGGCATAGGAGATGTCGGTATCCCTAATTCTTCTAATCTTTGTATTGTATTAATATAAGACCTTGTTGGGGAAGCCCCTTCTAATAGTTTTGCGGCAAACAAAAGTGGAAGTGGTATATCAGCATTTGGGTTAGCCTTAAGAGCACTAATTTTTCTTTCAATAACTAAACTTAAAATTTTTGTTAGATCATCTACAATACTTTTACAATCTCTGAAATCTTTCAATATTTTTATAGACGCCCCTAAACCAAGTAAAGTCAGTGGAAGTATCATTCTTTTGGTTTTCGTTTTTTGTTCTTTTGATATATCACTTAAAACTTCCTTTAACAATTTTTTGATATCTTTTTTTACTATTTCGAAAATTATTCTTGTGTATACCGCACCTAATTGAGACATAAATTCAATTAAGAAAGTTTTACAGTTTTTTTGAAAATCTTCTAAGGTTGTTGTATTATCTACAAAAGATTGTGAGAGTGACTTTGCGGTTGCCATAAAAGGTAGGATTATCTTTGGGGAAAGAATTGCCGTTGCCAAAGCTTTTGGGAATTCATTAATCCACGCGTCATCATATGCCAATTTAAACTTTTGATTAGTCACGTTGTTAATTACATTAGATGTTTGATTAATTACGTTATTTTCATTTACACCCTCATTAAAAACCAATTCACTTAACGCATCAATTACTGCGGCCGTATTCATTGTAAGTTTTATATTGTCACATTCCTCGAATTGTAAAACCCCCAATTTTATATCAGATACTTTTTCTTCAATCAATCTCAAATCCAAATTACTTAATTCAAAAAAGTCGTCAGATAGGTCGTCTCTTTCTGAAATTTTGGCAACACCACTAACATCAATTTCAGGAGTTTGATCGTAACATAACCCTAATATCCTTTGTAAAATTTTTAGAAATTTTTGAAACCCTGTAATTTCACCATCACCACTTTGTTTTGAAACAGAAAAGGCACCAGTAATAATGTTTATAAGTTGAGTGAAAACATTTAATGGATCAAACAGGTCTAAGGTATCAAAATAATCACTTAAGAATTCATCCACTGTAAGTGGGGTTGATCTGGAAGAGAATGTAAACTTAAAAAAATTTCCTTGTACCACACCCAATGGAGTATTGTATTGTTGTACATACTCAATGTCAAAAATATTCTGTGTCGATTTACCCACATACGGTGTACCAGCAACCACAGAAAGTGGTTGGTTTAAGTTTTGTATTCTGTTATACAACAACCTATTCATTGCAAACGGATATGAAAAGTAATTTATGTCAGGTTTTTCATAAATTAATTTTCCTAACTGTGTATCCGCACTTAACGTAAGGTAATTGAAAAAATCTATCGATTGTACTTTAATGAAAATAGGTGTGTTTGCCGGAAGAATGAAATCTGAAGAACAACCTAAAGTTTTTTTAATCGCGTCAATGAGAATTGATTTTAATTTTGGTTGTAATTCTTTTAATGATTTAATAAAAACTTTTTTTAAATAAGAATTTGTATCAGCACCACTACCATTGATTAATTTTGATAATTTAACCAACTCAGTAAAGGCGGTTTTGACATCGTCTTGGAAATCTTGTTTTTTTTCTGACCACTCAGATAATTGAGTTTTTAGTTTGTTTTCATATTTATCAAACGAGTCAGAAACCTTTTTTTCTAATTTTTTTTGATCTTCCCTTAACTGTTTGTATATGGGAAATATTTGTGCCTCTTTATCAACTTTCTGAAAACTACTTTGAACGTCTATTGGCATTTTTTATTATTTATGCATTTTATATTTGTAGTCAGAATTCGCGTCTTTTTTTAATAAATTCTGAATTGTATCATCGTCAATTTCTAAATCTGATAACGTAAAATCCTCTTCTTTTTCTGTGTTTTTTTGCCACATTTGAGCCTGTAGCTTAGAAAGAGTAAGTTTTTTTTCAACACAGTCGTTTATAATTTTTTGTTGTTTCTCAATAACAGGACCTATAATAATCATATCTTCAGGTTCTTTCATCATTGTTAACATTTTATTTTGAATTCTAATCGCCGTGTTTTTTTGTTCAACAAGTTCATTATAGATTTCTTGCATCAAAGACAACATTGATTCTTTTGATAAATTGATTTGTTTTTTTGATGGTCTTGGCATATCTATAAATATTATTTTTTTAAAATTTCTTGAACTAACTCAAAGTATATCTTTTTATATTTTTTCAAAGACGTTCTAATTTCCTTAGTTGATAGGTTTGTCATTTCCCTAAGCTCAAATAAAATAATGTTTTTATTGAACTTATTGTTGTTTGAATCAGGAAATATTGTACCGTAATTTTCAAACAAATCGTGTATTGCCGAGCCTAATTTGTACTCTTGTTCATTTACATTATCATCCTCCAAAGTTTCTTTCAATTTATCTAAAAACTTTTTAATTATAACTTCAGAACCAACCTCATCTGAATCTATGTAATAGGACATGTTCATGTTATTACTGAGATCCCCAGAAATATCTTCGTAAGAAATTTTACGATTTATTTCTTTCTGATCTTTCATAATTTGACCCATAAGGTAATTTTTACAAATAGTACCAAAGTAAGAATAAGCCTTCTTTTCTTTAGAAGGCTTAAACTTTTCTATTTTTGTCATCAAAAAAGAATGTGTGTCATTATGAATTTCTTCATAATTCATATCCTTCCTATACAATTTATATCTTCGGATTATGGAAGATATCATTTTGTCCAAAGGGTGTCTCAAAAACTCATTGTAAATTTTATTTCTTTCATAATCCGAATCGGTAACTAAAAAAAGTTTGACCGCATTTTCCTCACGTTCATCGAAATAGTTGTTTGTTTTTGGTTTTCTTCCTTTCTTTTTCTTTTCTATTTGATCTGAGTAATCATTTTCAAACATTAAACAGTTTGCGGTTCATATTTTATATCTCTCTCAACATTATAAAAAGATTCTTTTTTTGCCGACTCAATCCAAAAACGGGCCTCATCTTCGGTAATTTGATTTTGACCATTTTTGTAATTCCAAAAAATTGATCCTTCTCTAAGGTTCATATGTTTGTAACCAACTCTTGGTATGCTCATAATTTTTGAAGAGTTTTGTGTTAATCTCAAAAACAACTCATAGTTAAAAGTTAATTTTATATTTTGTTTTAAACCACCCAATCTTTCGAAAACTTCTTTTTTGAACACACAGCCAGAGAATTGGAAATTTTGAAAGTTTTGTAAAGTTTCATTTGTTAAAATACCAATTTCAGAAGAAATGTTTGCAGCGAAAGTCGCCTCGTTTGTAAATCCAGCAAAAACCGCTTTATCATCTACGTCTACCACAATTGGTAAAAACACATCAACTTCAGGATAATATCCCATGTATTTTTTAGAGTTTTTAAACCAAATATTAGAGTATTCATCATCGAACTCTAACACACTTACCCAATTTGAAGTTGCTACACTTACACCATAGTTGACTTGTGATTGAAAACTTGGTGTTTGATCGTAGGAAACTAAGTTTACATTGAGATCACCAAAATCATAAGACTTTAGATGACTTTCTAAATTTGTGTCGTTACAATAAACAATTACTAGTTCATCTACAAATTCATTTTGATACTGTACTGATTTAATACTTTTGTCAAAGAAATCCTCGAAACCAATTGCGGAAGAGGTTTTGAGTGGTAATACCACTGATATTTTATTCACATTTTCCATATTATTCTTCTATTGTTTGAAATTTATCTAATTGTATAACAAAGTTTCCTTTTCTAACTTCGAACATTCTCGAAAATAAGTCCAAGACTTCTTTCTCAAAAAATTCTTTAGTTGGTAAGGTTTTAACTGTATCCTCCATTGATTCGAACAATGTAGGATTTAAATTGTCCTCTAACCAATTTTGTATAAAATCAGAAAGTACGTCAGTGACCATCAATTTGTTGTTGATCCAAATTCCATTATTTTCATTCATCCATGAAGGAACCAAATCGGGAACCAAACCAATTACAGGAACACCCAATTTCATTGACTCCAATGGGAATGTACCATAAGAACTTTGTTGATCTATCCATATAGAAACAAAACTTTCTTTCATTGCTTTAGCAAATTGAGCTTCTGATAGACCTCTCAAATCTCTGAAAGTAATCCATCTATATTGAGGAAATTTCGCATAAAAATGTTTTATAAGGTTTACAGTATCTCTATGTTCTCTTGTGTGAATGTTTACTATGGTTTTACTAGGAAACTGACTTTTAGTAAAATTATCAGAAATGTAAGGTGTAATTATGTCAAAAGATACGTTTCTCATACCCCCCTCTAAATACTCTTTTTGTTTTTCACTTGTGGTAATACACTTCAAAAACCCAAGGTTACTCCATGTTTGACCTGGTTGTAAAGTTTCGAAAATGTGGTCATAACACTGACTCAATACAATTTTACCACAAGGTAATTTTGTTATTTGATCCATCACAAAACCATAAAGTTCAGGAACAACAATTAAATCGTCTGGCGATATTTCTAAATTTGTACCCTCAATCGGTTGGTGTTCAATTTCCATGTACTCTTCACCCAACCATGTAGAGACTCCAAAATAATCAGGTTTCTCGTGTAAAATTATGGAATTATATCCGTTGTCTTTAAGTGTTTTAGCCATCTGATAGATATACCTCACTGACGCTTTAGCGTTACCTTTGGTATCCTGAACTAAAAAATAAATTCGTGATTTTTTTTGTTCCATGTTAAGAATAGCCGTTTCTAATTTGGAAATCTGTTCGTTAGTCATTTTTTATTTATATTTTGTTTATTATTTTTTTGAAAAGTAATGTATTAAATGCCAACTTAAAGGGTATTGTTAGTTCACTACTTTTCATTCCCATGTTTTCATCTATCTGATCTACTTCAGTTATAATTGTTTCGATCATCATTTTTACAATTTCATATTTCACTAAATGAATTTGTGTTTCTCCTGAGGTGGGTTGTATTTGTAATTCAGAGTCTAATTTGTCTAAATCTAAATAGTAATTTTCACCTAATATTTTAATCATATTTATAATATTTTTTTAATTATTTGACCAAACTCAGATAAAGAGGTAATCTCGAAATCATTTTTTATTTCTTTGTTATAATTTGTAATAAATTTTATTACAACTTTATCTTTAGGTTTTTCTAATAATAGGGTAGGATCTGCGGTAAGTAAAATATCAACTTCATACCACATGGATTTTCTTGTATATTCACTGAAAAAAAAGATTTTTTCCAATAAACAACCAAACTTAGAAACAAAAAACAGTGTTGCCGGTTTTGATTTACCAATTTCATTTGAAACCAACAATAATTGATTATTTTCCCTTAATTCAAAGTATATGTCATTTAATATATTAAAGGTGTTCATTTCCGTTGAAGGTGCATGTCCAAATAACTCCATTGAATATTCCTCGTACATAAAATTGAATAATTCTTCTTTGTTATTGAATGAGAAGTGTTTCATTAAATCTAAAGAGTTTACCTCAGATAGGACCCTATATTCAAAATTTGTAACTTGAGATTCAATAGGTTCAGTATTTCCTGACGAATCAATCTCATAGGTTTGTCCCATATATTGATCTTCATCAGACTCTATTAAATATTTTTCATAAAGTTGCGTAAATTTACCAATAGTATCTCTAAGTACCCCATTAATATCAATCCCGATCCTCTTCATACCTTTTTAGTATTTTTGTTATTATAGGATTTCTAACCCCATCTTTATCACCAAACTCAAAGATACCAATACCCCCGATTCCATCGAATTTGGTTATCGCATCATACAACCCCGAATGTTTTTTGTCTTTGTATCTATCCGTTTGTTCAATATCTCCTGAAATAAAGAATTTACTATTACTTCCAATTCTTGTTAATAATAATTTCATTTGTTTTGGTGTGGCGTTTTGAGCTTCCTCAAAAATTAAAATAGAATTATCAATTGTCATTCCTCTAATATATGCCAAAGCAAAAACCTCTACCACCTCGGCCTCTTTTAATTTTTCTCTTGCTTCTTTACCGATAATTTTATTTAACAAATAGTAAGAAGGAAAGATATAAGGGTCTAATTTTTCTTCTAAATTTCCTGGAAGTGCCCCTAATTTTTCTTCAGCCTCAACAGCGGGTCTTACAATAATAATTTTATCATATCCATTGTCTTCATCAAGAAGTAAATCCACAGCGGTTTTCATTGCTATGTAACTCTTACCAACACCGGCAGGTCCCGAACAAATTGTAATTTGGTTGTTAAGTAATGTTTCATAATAAACTTTTTGGTTTTCTGTGAGAAATTTACTTTTTGGTCTTTTTTTAACTACTTGGGAGATAATATCTCTTTTGTGATTTGGGGAATCTACAGACTCCTCTGTTGTGTTAATTTTTCTTCTTTGTGACATATTTTAACCCCATTTTAGGTATTTATTATTGAACAGTTGAAAGTCAAATGTTCTGTATTTTGGTTTGTGTTTATGTAAAAGGTACGGAAAAGATATTTGGTCTTGTATTGACCAATAACAGTTATGAAAAAACCAATCGGTCATCAAATTATTATCTCTGTTTTTTATTAAATTTTTTGAATAAACAAAAAATCCCATGGAATAGAAACCATAATCAACAAAGTTTGGGTCTTTAAGATAAAACTGATATTGTTCTTTTGTTCTTTCACCTTCATATCTGTCAATTAAATATGTGTTGTTTGATCTATACATTTCATTTTCTAAATACTCAAGTTCAGATTTGATGTTTTTTCTTTGTGGGTGTTTAAAGATTTGTATATCAAAATCCCCCAACGAATCTACAACATCTTCAACAAGGTTGTTACTGACTATTTTAAATTTAGAATCGAACCAAATATAATAATCTGCAGGATTTTCAATCCAATCTAACATTTTTGGTATTTTAGCCCTTGTTCTTGGATGTAAAGATAGTGATCTTGATTCAGTATTTTGATCTGTGTAACACATGTACTCAACCTCATACTTTTTTGTGATTTGGTAAGGAAGTTGATAATTAAAATTATTGATATGATTACCAAAATCTGCAGTTACAACACGAACTTTTGGTTTTATCATAATAAATTAAGATTCATTATTTTTAATCCAATAAACACCACAAACATCAATTTGATTTATTGGATCGTTAATATTTTTTTCTGTTCTATAATCGTGAGTACAAATTCTTGCACCACCAAGACAATAGTCGTCAATTATACACACCCCTTTATCGGATAGTTTATCATAACAAGAATGAAAAACATCATGAGTCGACTCGTACATGTCACCATCCATTCTTAAAATAGACAATTTGCCAATCTGATTATTATTTGGTAGAGTATCACTAAAGAATCCCTCCACAAAAATTACATTTTCATCTAAACAATTCATTGATTCAAAATTTGATTTTACCTCATCGAGTGATATTGCAAGTTCGGTATACGTGTGATGAATATCTCCTCGATCCATAGGGTATTTGTCACTTGGTTTTGGCAGTCCTTGGAAAGAATCACAAACAAACACTCTCTTTTTCAAATTATAAATGTCTGAATATAGTTTCATAAAAATTGTTGCTCCCCCTTTCCAAACACCTGTTTCAATAAAATCACCCTCAATATTGTTTTTTCTAACGTAATCTAACATGTCATGAAGATTGTTCATTCTTTTCAAACCAATCATAGTCATGGCGTCTGTGGGCCAATCTAAACCTTCAAGTCTTGCGGGGTCCATTTCTTGTGAAATTATCGAATCCACTTCCTTTTCAGATGGGTACTGATTCTTGTCTTTCCAATTTTGGATAAAGTCCGTGTTTGAAACTCTACCGATCAAAATGTATTTGATAAATTCTATTTTTTTTCTATTGTTCATCAATCTTATCGTTTCTTTTTAAGATAGTTAGTCCATTATTATTTGTAAATCTTTTTTCTATGACCCATTGACCATCATCTAATAACTCTTGTATTGCTGGCCAAATACCAATTTTTTCTGTTGATAAAGGTCTAACGTCTTTGTATAGTTCACCCCAACTTGGTTCATCGGTAAATTCATAACTTTCAGTGTCATGAAAAATTAAATATTTTTTTACTTTATCTGAATGTAATGATAATTCTTCTTTTAGTTGTCCATACTTATGCCAAGTATCAATAAATAATAAATCAGTCTCTTCGATCTCAACCTCTAAAACATTTTTTTTATTGAACTTGAAATTTACGTTTTCCTTAATTGATAGATTTATTGCGTTTAAAATATTTTCTGACATATTAATGTCATAGCTAACAAACTTTTTTGGGTTTGCATGTAAAAATGCAAAAGTTGAACATCCCCATCTAGCACCCATTTCAGTAACGTGATCACATAGTTTTGCATACTCTACTAACGTATCAATATGTTCATTTATATCACCAGGAGTTAATTTGAAATTATTATAATAGTGTTCTATTGTTATCATTTTTTTTGTGTATACCATTTATTTTTAAAATCATTAATCATACCATCAGTCATCTGAAACTTTTTACCTGGCTCTATAAGATTATGACTTTTACTTAAAAGATGAGTAACTTTAGAGTTGGTAATTAGGGCGTGTTTTAATTTGTATTTTTGTAAAGTCAGTGCGTAGTCGTTATCTTGGTACCAAAATTTAAATTTTTCATCGAACCCATTCATTCTTTTTAATATATCCCTTTTAACAAAGATTGACCATCCGGCAATTTCATATGAAGTTCTATGACCATAGTATATTGGTGTTGTTTTTTTGAATAACTTGTGTCTGTGCCAATCATCATCCATAGGTGACATTGAAAATAATTCAGGATCTTGTTCATGAGCTTTTAACATTTCTTCTAAAAAACCTTTATGGTATATTGTATCATTGTTGGAAATTAACACCCAATCGTTGGTAGAATGTTCTAAACCAATGTTTAAATATTTGTTGTAGTTAAATTCTTCTTGTGGTTGTATAACTTTACAAGTCTCACACCCTTCATAAACAAATTCTTTTTCTTTGTTGGTTTCTATCAAATAGATTTGGAATTTATGTTCAGTCGAACTTTCATAAATACTTTTCATACAATTGAGATTCATTTTCTCAAATGATGGGTCTTTAGCGTAACTTAATATTATAACATCTACTACCATTTTATCTTAAAGCATATAATTTTGAGATTATTTGTTGGGCACTTTTAGGTTCCATTAAAGGTATATCAGTTGGTACATACCCGTGTTTTTTCTTATACCATAAAGTTCCTTTTTTATAGTTTTCACTCCATTCAGGGGTTCTTGAAATTGTTGAGTTTTCAATTGAGTTTGGTATATCCGTTAAATACTCCCAGCTTTTAGGAATGTCAGCAAAGTACCAAAAAGGAGGATGAAAATTATGTTTTACCGCCTGATATGTATGGTCAACATGTTCCCAAGCGTTTTTAAATGCAGGATCGAATAAACCAATTTTTTCAATTACAGATCTGTGATAGTATGAAAAAGCCCCAACACAGTTAGGGTAAAAAACCATTTCAATACCATCTGGATATGGAATAATCATTCTTGGATTAGGATCTCCGTCAGTATCTTTTCTTTCCGAAAGAGTTCTAAAGCCAGTTGACCCTTTCTTGTTTGCGGGACCGTGAAGCGCAAAATTTAAATGTTTAATTCCTGACAATGCTGAATGTCTGATATATTCTTTGAATACGTTTTCGTCTTGAATTAATATATCGTCTTCCATTATAAAAATGTGTTCACACCCTTGTTCCATCAAATATTTAATTGCCGTACTTTTTGCGGCCCCAACACATTGGTTTTTTTCGTGTTGGATAATTTTTGCATGTTCGGGGTAACAGTTTTCAGGGTAAGGAGTCCCATCGTTAACAATTACAAAGTTTTTAATCCACTTTGGAACCGTAAATGCACTTTTAACTATTCTATGTGGAGAGTTATATGTCACAAGACCTAAACCAACTTTGTCAATATCCATAAAAGTTTTTTCCTCTATGGTTTTGTTCGTTGATAATCTTATCGGAAGGTCTTTATCATATTTCTTTTCAAAAAAAGTTTTATTATTTTCCCACTGATCATTGGTCATACCTATTGATTTGTGAGTGACTCTAACCATTGTTGTTACACCTAATTTAACTCCCTCTAAGTAATTTGAAAAACAGAAAGGTATTTCATAAAAGTGAAATCCTTTGAATTCTTCGTCAAAAGTTTTTTTGATTTTAGATTTATCAACAACAAAAAACAAACCGTCTAATACAACCACTTCCTTTATTTTGTTTCCTTGATCGGGTGAATAAGTGTTGGTCCATTTTTTTCCTTCATGTTTGTGAGATACTATTCCTGTCATGGATTCACGCAAAGTCCACCATCTACCATCAATCATATCGGTAGTTCCTGCGATTCCCAAAATACCATATTCTTCATTTCTTTTAAATAATTTGATAATTTTATCCCCCCAATTTTTTGTATCATACTCAATGTCATCATGACAAAAAACTACAAGATTATTTTCCGACTCATTTAGTATTTCATTATAAACTTGAGCCAAAGACTTTTCACCGTTATTAATTTTTTCTATTATTTGAACTTTTTTAATCCCACAAGATTTTCTTAAATGTTCTAAAAATTCAGGATTAGTCTTTCTTGTCGAGAATCCTATTGTTATCATTGTTTAATTCTTTTAGTTTATCCTCAAGAGTTATTAATTTTTCTTCCATGTATTTGTTCCACCAACCATCACTACAACCAGACATAATTAACTCAACTCGAGTTCTATTAATTTCTTCTTTTATTTTTTCTATTTCTGTCATACACCTGTAGAACCGAAACCATTTTCATTTCTGTCTTTAGATAGAATGTTCTCTATCTCAACAAACTTGATCCATTTACCACTAACTACAGGACACAACACTGCTTGTGCAATTTTTTGTCCTTTTTCTATTTTGATTTTTTGATCAGTGGTGTTGAAAAGAATTACTTGAATTTCTCCCGTATATCCTTCATCCACAGTTCCTGGAGAATTCAAAACAAACAATCCTTGTTTTGAAGCCAATCCACTTTTTGATCTAATTTGAACTTCGTATCCTTCAGGTATGTCCAAATGGATTCCTGTTGGTATTAGTTTACGGTCAGAAGCATGAATCCATACATCTTCTGTTGAACATAAATCAAATCCAGAGTCTGACGTGTAAGCGTATTTTGGGTTGACCGCATCAGGATGCGACTTAGAAAATTTAAATTCCAAAGTATCTTGGAAATCATCCATATCTTTTTCTAATCCAAAAATATCAAACCCAAAATAATCATTCAGTTGATCAAGGTCCAAATTCTCAGCATCTTCAATTTGTAAACTTTCAAACAGATCGTCCAAGTCATCTTTTTCTAAATTTTGTTCACTCATTATTTTAAACTTTTTAATTTCATTATTGCGTCAACTAAAACGTCAACATCTTTTTCACAGTATTCGGCAATTTCTTTAAGACGATTATGACTCCAATAAGTCTCATGTACCAAACTACCGTTGATTGGTCCGTCTTTTGGTGTTGGTATGTCTAAACATGCACACATTAAATCTAAAGAACCGATCGCAGTGTAAGCTCCATATTGCCAAATTTCTTTTGTGTCAATGGCCTTAACTTCCCAAGGTTTAGTATCGTATGACGGGAGTATTTTAGCCGGCATGATCCCATTTACAATCATACGTTTTGCTAACATGGGGATGTCAAAGTTTTTTAAATTGTGACCACACATGTAGAAATCTAATTTGTGACAACGGTTTAAAAGGTCTCTTACATCAATTAGTAGTTTATATTCATCATCACTTGAAAAAGTTTGTTTTTTAACTTCTCCACTATCTAAAACGAACGCCATCGATACACAAACTATCTTTGCAAACTCTGGAACTAACGCTGCCCGTTTCCTAAAAACAATGTCCATATGTTCTTCTGTCGATCTATCAGTTGCCAATTCTTTGTCTTCAGGAAATCTTTTCAAAAACCAATCAAAATATTTGTCGAATTGGTCTGCAACTCTTGGGTTAGATTTTATACACTGTTGATAGTCAGGACAACCACCAACGGTTTCAATGTCTAAAAATAAAATTTTTGTTAAAGGAATATTGACCATAATTATTTAATTAAAGATTTGTAAAATTCAGCTCTGTTTTGTGATACTCTGTTTAGGTCATAGGTATCTTTTACCGTTTCGTATAATTTCTCACCAAGATCGGTAATCATATTTGGATTTTCGACTAATTTTTTAATGCTTTTAGCCCAATCACTATGATTTCTAAAATCTTCTACTAATAACGCATTACCGTCAACGAATTTTCCTTCTCGCATTGCATGTTTTAGGTCAATGGTATAAGGACCTACGTTTGATGCGATTATCGTTTTTTTATAGAAACCCGCCTCGATTATTTTTAGTTGAGATTTTAACCTATTAAATACGTGGTTTTTTATGGGCGCTAATGAAATATCAAACTTAGCGTAATTTCTAGCGTAAGACTCCACAGGTTTAGTCCAAACCCTGACGTAGTTTTCATTTTCAATTGCGGGAAAATCTCCATCAACAAACTTATCTAAATATTCTTTATACTCTTTGGTGATTATTTTGTAGTTGTCTGTAAAAATCTTTTCATATTGTGACCAAACAGTTTCTTCAGGTTTAATTGGTCTTTGTTTTTTTTCTCCTGTTTGTTGGTTTATTTCAGTAACCACACCTCTTGTATCAAAACCACACAAGTAATATTGAAGTTTGTTTTGAAGAGGACTTAGTTTACCCACCATCGTATCTAACAACTTTAAATCGTGTAAGTGGGATGATCCACCTAGCCAACCAACTCTAATTTTTTCTGAGGGTAATGTTGGTTCATTAAATTGAGGTTCTTTAGGATCTATTGCGTTTGGAAAAACAACTACGTTTTTATTGAACTTTCTAATTTCATGAGCAAAAAGACTTGTCGTTGTTGTTACATAATGACAAGCTTTGAGATTTGCTATAATTTTTTGATTCATTTTAGTAGAAACAATTAATTGATGAATTGGGTGCTCTTTAGTTGGTAACCAATAGTCGTCAATATCCCCAATAACTATAACCCCTATTTTTTTTAATTTTTCAATCAACGCCAAACATTGATCAAAGTCTTGACCAATTGACCTATGAAAATGAACAATATCATATTGTTTCCAATAATTTTCATCTTCCATTTTTGGTTCGTAATCAATATCAATTTGAAAATCTTGAGGAAAATTATTTTGTAAATTAACGTGGGGATCTACCGATCTGTATCTACCAACACCTGCCCTATCTGATGGTAAGACTAAAATTTTGATTTTTTTCATTATGATTAAACAAGTTTACAAGAAATATAAACCTATTTATTGATAATATCAACAAAAAACCCACCTCAAGGGTGGGTTATAATTATTTAGTTACCTTTTTAATTTTGGTGACTTTACCCTCGAATATATGATCTCCGACTCTGAATTTAAAAATGTCGTTAGATTTAGTTTCTGACTCAATTAGTAAACCATTTTCATGTAAAACATCTTCAATTACTTCCCTAATTATCTCTTTTAGACTTTCGTTATTGTTTGTAGATTCTTGAACCAAATTTTTTATTTTAGGAATATCAGAAACTTGTTTTCCACTGGCGTCAACACTCATTAATCTAGCGGCTTTATCAACCAATTCGTTAGATAATGTTGGCCCATTCATACCCATATTAGGTTTTTCTATTGGGTGTTCCATCATTAATTTTTTAATCTCATCGGGTAACTTAGAGTTTGCTATTTTATCCGCTGTGATTGTGGCGTTTTGTTGTTGAGGTCTCGATTGGATTTGTTGTTCTTGTAAAATATCGTTCGGTAAATTATATTTTGCATTTACAGGTTGGTAGTCCTCTAACATTGGGGTGTTGAATGATGTCTGAGGTGTTTTACCTCGTTCCATCTGATCATGTCTTTCCATAATTTTTTTGGAAACCATTAATCTTTGTATTAAATCATTTTCTGTATTCATCTTACGTATTTGTTACATTATCAAAATTGGCATTTACTACAACTCTTGCCATACTTCTATCTCCGTTAGGATTGTAATTTGGTCTGACCTCATCAAATGTTTCGGCCGTTGGTTGTAGATATGTTATTTTATCTAACCTGAACAACCTCCAACCAGGTAAAGGTTTTTCTCCTAAGTATGCCGTGTGTGATGCACCTTCATAGTCCCAAGCCCTTAGTACAGGATTTTCTCTTTTACTATAACCAAAACACACAGGTTCTATAGTTCTTAATCCTTTACCTCCAGGTTCGTCCCCATCATAATAAATTACAATTTTTTTTTTATTTCTTATCGCATCAACAACACTGTTGACAGATGCTACCTCAACGATAAGACTTCTAAAAGTATTGTAAAGTTTCATTATGCGGATGGCGTTGTGTAAGGTTTGTTGGGTTGGTACTCATTCAATTTTATTTCATTAATTCTTTCTGAGAAATCAACTTTTGACCCACCGTTTGCGGTATCCAAAAAGATTCCCGTACCCTTACCAAATTCATCACCGTCAGAAATTGCATCCTTATTAACGGCACTATATTGATTAGTGGTTAGATAATCATTTTTTACTGTAAGTCTTTTTCTTTCGATATCGGCAATTGCAGTCAAATCATTAGCGGGTTGACTAAAATCTAATCTTTCTACTTCAGGCATTTTAAATTATTTTTTTCATTATTTGGTTTATCCTTTCGAGGTCTTCAGTAATTTTAACGTCTTGTACAAATGTGCTGTGTTCTTTTGACGGTCTATTCATATCCGCTAACCAACCCATTTTATCTGCTAAATCCTGTTTCACATCGTCTGGCATATATTCTTTATTAACACTTTTTTTGAAGTTGTCCCCTTTTCTCATTAAATCCAATGTAGAGTCAACCCATTTTCTAACATAATCCGCACCATTCAAAATATAAGGAGCGTCTTTACCATCTCCTTGATAATTATCGAACCAATTTTTCATCCTCCCAAGTTGTTGATAGGTTACATAACCCGAATTCCTTAACTCCTCATTTCTTTTATGACCCTCAACAGAAGGATCTGAGTTTGGAACCGTATCAAAACAAGACTGTAGGTATTCAGTTACTTCTTTTGGTAGCTCGATTGTTTTATTATAAAGGTCTTTATTCACTTTTATTTATTTTTTTTAAAAGATCATTTAATTCCAAACCTTGTTTGTCTGCTAACTTTTTAATTGATTGTAAATTTCTAATTAATAATTTTTCCATAACGTCGGTAGATTCATTGTCTTTTTTTGAAATAACGTCGGTGTTTTTATTTTTTTTACCTAAAATAATTTCATCAATCATTTTTTGCATTTTTCCTTTCTCTAATTCTGACAATCTTCTTTTTGACACGCAATTTTTACAATGACCATTATTTTTGTAGTTTCGAAGTTGTTTATCGTACTCGGGATCGAATCCCATAACCTCTAATCTTTCATGTCTTTCAAAAGGATCCTCAACACCCATATCTTTTAGTATTTGGGATGCTTCCTTGTAACTTTTTGCGTCTTTTGTTTCTTCGTAACCAAATGCCTCTGATTGATCAACCTCATCAATTAAATTATCTCTTTCATCTTCAGATTCTCCGTAATATACTCGAATGAATGGGAATTGATTGGCTCTTGTCATGTGAACCGTTTGGTCAGTTGTACTTTTTGCGATCTGCCTTTGATTTAACATCGGTATGTTAGATTTCATAAATGATCCATCAGCACCCACAAACTCTTGTATCTCACCCTCTTTTTTTTCGGTTTTTTTAATTGGTTTTCTTTTTTTGAACCAATTTAATATTTTTTTTATTTGTTCTTTTGTGAACTTATATCCTTTGGTAAAAAGATTTTTTATAAATTTTTTAACCTTTGTTAAACTTTCTTTAAGAAGTACAACTTCTTCATCACTTTTTCTTGATTCGTTTAATGTCTCTGAAACAGAAAAATACACGCTAAATGTATTACCTCTATCCTTCAAATAAAAATAATATGGCTTGTTGAAATATTCTTTCCCGAATTCTATCATGTCAGTTTTTTATAAATAAATACTTTGATGTATGGTATTTATATTTAAAAAGATGGCGTATCAAAATATAAATCAATATAACTACCCCAAATTAAAATTACAACTTGTTTATGATGGACAAGACATGTCGCTTGCATCAGACGAAAAAAATTTTAATGAGGAAGTTGTTTTTTCGCCTTATTTGATTGCACAAACATACGGTAAAAAATTACCTGTATATTTTGATATTGATAACCCATTAACATGGATTCCAAAAGAACTTACCTATAAAAATTACGATCAAACAAATATTTTTGTTTCTCAAAATTATTACGAACCTGATGGTTTAGATTTAGATTGTTTTAAAGTTGATACCGCCTGTGATATTGGTTTGACAGGAATTGACAATGGTCTTGTTAACCAAATGACAGGAAAAACCATAACTTTTACAAACGGACTCTTTAATGATTTTCTAAAATTTCAAAGATTATATTTTGACAGACGTTTAAAAATGTTCCAAGTTACTGGATATACTGGAACTTACAACAGATTTTCTGCCATAACTCAACAAACTTTATATGAGGTTGTATCAAAAGACAACATTGCGGTTGGAAAATACCATGAATTATATGGTGGGTTTTATCAAGGATTTCACAAACTTTTTGGATATGATTATGACATTTTACCGAATCGTGTAAACAAAGGTTGGACTGTAGAAATGTTATTAAAACCAAGGTTGTTTGAAGAATATCAACCTGGACCTGGTGAGACCACTTTGAACGAGATCTATCCTCGAAATAAAAATATGTTTTTTTATTGGGGAACAAGAGCTGAAAATAAATTTTATCACCACGCTAATGGTAGTCCTTGGAATTATAGCGGGTACACAAGAGTAACTAGTCCATTGTATAATTGTATTGAGACATGTGCTTGTTGTAATACAGGAGTTACTAATAGTAGATGTATTTACGTTTACCCACCAAGATCTCAAAACAATCAACATGACCCACATGTTAATTATGGTTGTAATGTTTGTAATGGAAACCCAACACCACAATGTGGTTGTAGTTGTGGTCAGTTACCTTGTTTAGAATGTGGTTGGGAATGCCAAACCCATACTTGCGCACCTGCGTCACCAACACCAACACCAACCCCAACACCGACGACAGTACCGGTTTCTTGCGAGAATTGTGAAAATCAAATAAATTTACCATTACCAGGTAACAGTATTTCTTATGTTAGCGGGATCACAATTTCGGCTTCAGGAAGTGGAGACATTACTACAAACGGACTACCAACAGGTTTCATTGATGATTGTGGTTTTATAAATTTACAAAACTCAATAGCTTTAGGTCAAAATGTTCCGTTCGGATCCCCTTATACATACACTTTGACTTTTAGTCAACCTGTTAATAATATTTCAATTGTTTTACTTGGATATAACATTGCTTTTGGTCCAAGTCCTACTGAATATTTCGTAATTACAACCAATACAGGTAATAATACACCTGAAATCACATTATGTTCTGGATGTTGCGCTTCAATATCAGGTAATGTTATAACCGCTAGTAATGTTAATGGTGATTGTGTTCCTGAGACTAATAGCGGTGCGGGACAATTCAACATAAGAAATTCACAACCTTTTACATCATTAACTATATCAGGAAATGGAGGATCTTCAGGTTCTTTAATCACAATTTGTGACCATACTCCACTTGAAATTAATAACGCTATAATAACTCAAGATGGTTATTACTTAATAGTTGGCGATAATCAATATCTATCTTTCAGTGGATCAAATACAATTGTACCTGAAAATTTATCTGAAAATTTTTATAATGACAATTGGACTGAAGAGGTATATGTGGTCGATAAACTTGATTTCCCAAACCCAAGCCCAACGCCAACACCTACGCCAACTTTACCTCCCTATGAGTTTGTTTGTCCACCTGATAAACCAAGTCCAACATGTAGTCCTCAAGCGAATATATGTAATAGTTGTGGTTTCCCTATTGATGATTGTGACGGTGGAACATGTAGTTCATGTGGTTGTGGATGTAATCAACCAAAACCAAACCCTTGGTCTTCGGTTGAGGATACTTGCGAAAAAGATCCAAAATACGATACCATATCTAATAATCTTGCGTTCAAATTAGGTGGAGACCCTAAAAACCCAACAATTTGTGTAAGAGTACTTAAAATAACAGGGGCATGTGAGGTGTCAGGAACTTGTGTCACTGGAGTGACTTATGAGACAGGTTGTACTATTACTGAAATTTGTACTCCACCTATCTACCCATACTGTTTGGAAGTGAATCCTGCATGGTTAGAACTTGAACATTGGTTCCAAATAGATGCCGTTTGGGAGAGGTATACCTATATTGAATCTTGCGATTTATTTTGGTATGGTGGTTTAGGTGTATTGACAAGAGAAGAATATCTTCAGTCTTTGGCAAACAACGCACCTTCTTTGATTGCACCTCCATATACAAATGATAGAGCGGTTGCAGAAAAAATTACATTGATTCAAATGAATAACTTGTGGTTAGAACAAGAAAAATTCAGAAGAGGTCGATTAAAAATTTATGTCAACGGTAGAAAATTCTTCACAATAGAAAATTTTGAAGAAATGATTCCAAGGGCTTTAAGTACGGATAAGGAAAGACAACTTGGTGTACCATTTAACATGTCTTGGGGTGGAGGAACACAAGGATTACACGAGAACCTTACATTCTCTGCTTGTACGGATCTGTTAGGAAACTATATTCAAGATCCTGAATGTTTCCCAACAAACATTTTAGACCAATCTTCTTTGTCTGGTATGACTACAAATATTTTATTGGAAGAAAATTTTGGTGGTACTTTTGACGGAGGTATTTCTCAGTTTAGATTTTATGTAGAACCTTTAGGTGCTGATGAGGTAAAACACAATTTCAAGTTATTGAAGGATAAATTTTTGATGTTTGATCCTGATTGTCCTGTTTGTGATACAGAGTTCTGTGAACCAAATGACTTTACTAGTATTGTTATACCTGTTTCGCCAACACCAACACCAACAACAACTCCAGCTCCTTCAGTAACACCAACACCAACACCTACTATGACCGTGACACCTACGGTCACACCAAGCCCTATTCCTGGTTTAACACCAACGCCAACACCTACAATTACAGTAACTGCAACAATTACACCTACACCAACACCTTCCGCGGCGGCAGCAAAAACATCATATCTATTCATAGAGCCTGTAACAGGAGCAACAAATATTGGTCAATGGATGTTCGACGGAGGAAGAGACTTCTTTGGATTTACAAATTATAGTCAACCTACTCAAAATGTACCATTATTTAATTTAGATATGAACAGATATGTTGACTTTACAGGATGGACTTCAGGTTTATTCCCAACAATAATAACTCAAAATGTTCCTATTTCATCTGGAGGGTTAGATTCTTTTGGGAACTCAATAGTTGCATTTAACTTCACAACAACCGAAGTTCTTGAAAATACGGTACCTGTTGATGCTTGGTATACTTGGATTATACCAGTGGCGGCTACTAATTTTGAAAGGCAAATAATAATTGATCTAAATGACAATGGAAATCCTAATCTTTTAACTGCCGTTCACACAGAAGATACAATAAATTATTATACGTTTACGTATACAGGAACGACACTTCCGACCGCAACTTACCGTGTTTATACAACTTACCCAAGTCCGATATTTAAAATATTGAACAACAAAACTATTTATTTTAGAGGAAACGAAGTAGAACCGTAATGTCAGGATTATATCAAAACCCAATCACACCTATATCAGTATTAGGACCAAGTTCGGTACCTAGAATAAAACCTTTTGGCACCAATTTTAGCGTTGTAGGGGTTGGTGGATACATGGAGGTTTACAATTTAAGTGATCTTTATTTTACCGTTCCACTGTCAACAACAGGAAGTATAGAAAACAGCGGAAATACTATTCCAATACAATTTTCAAAAGGTACAGGTTCTTCATTTTCTCCTGATGTATTAACATTAAACTCCGATAATATTTCTTCCGGTAGAAGGCGATTGGGTATGTTGGTGTACGTTTATGAAACAGATACATTTTATCAATATCATATAAACAATTATCAAACTTTATGGTCAAATGCTACGGGATCCACAGGTCTTGGTGGACCAACTGTTGTAATATCAAATTTTGGCACCACAATAAAATCAAATTCACCAAGTGGAATTCAATTTATAAATCAATGGTTATCTAACAAAATTGAGGGTATAAGTGGTGAAACCGCATCAACTGCTGTTTGGAGGCTTTTTGGTGTGTCGGGAGCAACGGGTACAAGTGGTACTTCAGGTACTAATGGGTCGAGCGGAACTTCAGGTACTAATGGAACAAGTGGTACTTCAGGCACAAACGGAACTTCAGGTACTAACGGCACAAACGGAACTTCAGGTATAGATGGATTTAGCGGAACTTCAGGAACTAATGGTACTTCAGGAACCAACGGAACTTCAGGTATAGATGGATTTAGCGGAACTTCAGGAACTAATGGTACTTCAGGAACCAACGGAACTTCAGGTACTAACGGTACAAATGGATCATCGGGTACTAATGGAGCTAGCGGTACAAACGGAACTTCGGGTATTAACGGCACAAACGGAACTTCGGGTACTAACGGAACTTCAGGTACTAATGGAACTTCAGGTATAGATGGATTTAGCGGAACTTCAGGAACTAACGGAACTTCGGGTATAAATGGGACATCAGGAACTAACGGAACAAATGGTACTAGCGGTACGAATGGAACCTCGGGAACTAACGGTACATCAGGAACTAACGGAACAAATGGTTCTAGCGGTATAAATGGCACAAATGGTTCAAGTGGAACTAGCGGAACAAATGGTACGAGCGGGACCAACGGTACATCAGGAACCAACGGAACTAGCGGTACTAGCGGTACAAATGGAACTTCAGGGACTAATGGTACTAACGGAACTTCAGGAACAAATGGAACTTCAGGTACAAATGGAACCTCAGGAACGAACGGTACAAGTGGTACTAGCGGCACCAACGGTACATCAGGAACCAATGGTACTAGTGGAACTAACGGTACATCAGGTACAAACGGAACTTCAGGAACCAATGGTACAAGCGGAACCAATGGTACAAACGGTACCTCAGGAACTAATGGGACTAATGGAACGAATGGTACATCAGGCACAAATGGTACTAGCGGAACTAACGGTACAAGTGGAACGAGCGGGTCATCAGGGACAAATGGTACTAGTGGAACTAACGGTACAAATGGAACCAGCGGAATAAATGGTACTAACGGGACAAGCGGTACCAACGGTACTAACGGAACGTCGGGAACAAATGGTACTAACGGTACTTCAGGTACTAACGGGACAAGCGGTACCAACGGTACTAACGGAACGTCAGGAACAAATGGTACTAACGGTACTTCAGGTACTAATGGAACAAGTGGTACGAATGGAACAAGTGGAAGTTCAGGGACTAACGGGACTAGCGGTACGAATGGAACTTCCGGATCAAGTGGTACAAACGGAACAAGTGGAAGTTCAGGGACTAACGGGACTAGCGGTACGAATGGAACATCGGGAACAAGTGGATCTTCAGGTACTAATGGTACAAGTGGAACTAATGGAACATCAGGTACAAATGGTACTAGTGGAACAAATGGTACGAATGGAACTAGCGGTACTAATGGAACTTCAGGAACAAATGGAACTAACGGGACTAGTGGAACTAACGGTACTTCAGGAACAAATGGTACTAACGGAACTTCAGGATCAAGTGGAACCAATGGTACCAGTGGAACTAATGGTACTAGTGGGGCAAACGGAACTTCAGGAACAAATGGTACAAATGGCACTTCGGGAACAAATGGGACTTCAGGTACAAATGGTACTTCGGGAACCAATGGAACCAATGGGACTTCAGGTACAAATGGAACCAACGGCACAAGCGGCACCAATGGGACTTCAGGAACAAACGGTACTAGTGGAACGAACGGAACTAATGGTACCTCAGGTACTAATGGAACTTCAGGAACCAATGGTACGAATGGAACAAGTGGAACTAACGGTACGTCAGGTACAAATGGGACTTCAGGGACTAACGGAACTAATGGAACTTCAGGAACCAATGGTACGAATGGAACAAGTGGAACCAACGGGACTTCAGGAACCAACGGAACAAGTGGTACGAATGGTACTTCAGGTACAAACGGAACATCAGGTTCTAGTGGAACAAATGGTACAAGCGGTTCATCAGGAACTAACGGTACTAGCGGTACAAACGGGACTAGCGGAAGTTCAGGATCTTCGGGTACAAATGGTACATCAGGATCAAGTGGAATTAGCGGTTCTTCAGGAACTAACGGAACAAATGGAACATCAGGTTCAAGTGGTACGAATGGTACTAGCGGTACAAACGGAACAAGTGGATCTTCAGGAACAAATGGAACTAGCGGAACTAATGGGACATCGGGTTCATCAGGAACTAATGGTACATCAGGAACTAACGGAACTTCAGGTACAAACGGTACGAGCGGTTCGTCAGGGTCAAGTGGAATAAATGGAACTTCAGGCACAAACGGTACCTCAGGATCAAGTGGAACTAACGGTACTAGCGGTACTAATGGTACAAGCGGTTCTTCAGGAACTAATGGTACTAGTGGTACAAACGGTACAAGTGGGTCTTCAGGTACAAATGGCACATCAGGTACTAACGGAACATCGGGAACGAACGGTACAAATGGAACGTCAGGAACTAATGGTACATCAGGTACTAACGGAACAAACGGCTCAAGCGGAACTGATGGAACATCTGGTACAAACGGAACTTCGGGAACAAACGGTACATCAGGAACTAATGGAACCAACGGTACATCGGGTACAAACGGAACTAATGGGACTTCAGGGACTAATGGAACTAACGGTACTAGCGGAACGAACGGGACTTCAGGAACTAATGGTACAAATGGATCAAGTGGAACAAACGGAACTAGTGGTACGAATGGTACATCAGGAACTAATGGAACTAATGGAACAAGTGGCACTAACGGAACTTCAGGTACTAACGGAACCAATGGTACAAGTGGAACTAATGGTACAGATGGTACTAGCGGAACGTCGGGTACAAACGGAACTAATGGTACTAGCGGTACTAATGGAACGTCGGGTACAAACGGAACATCAGGATCTAGCGGTACTAATGGAAGTTCAGGTACAAACGGAACGTCGGGTACTAATGGAACAAACGGTACTAGCGGGACAAATGGCACAAGTGGAACAAATGGAACATCGGGTGTAAATGGTACAAGTGGGACTAATGGCACATCAGGTAGTAGTGGTACAAACGGAACATCAGGTTCAAGCGGAACCAATGGGACATCAGGTACAAATGGAACTTCAGGATCTAGCGGAACAAATGGAACAAGCGGAACGGATGGAACAAGTGGTACATCAGGGACTAACGGAACAAGCGGAACGAATGGAACAAGTGGTTCTTCAGGAACCAATGGGACATCTGGATCTTCGGGCACAAACGGAACTAGTGGTACAAATGGAACCAACGGGACTTCAGGAACTAACGGAACTAATGGTACCTCAGGAACAAATGGTACAAACGGAACATCGGGAACAAATGGCACCAATGGAACAAATGGTTCAAGCGGCACGAATGGAACTAACGGTACAAATGGTACGTCCGGAACTAATGGAACCAACGGAACATCGGGTACCAACGGTACGTCAGGTACAAATGGAACTAATGGAACAAGTGGCACTAACGGAACTTCAGGTACTAACGGAACCAACGGGACTTCAGGGACTAATGGAACAAATGGTACTTCAGGTACTAATGGATCATCAGGAACTAATGGCACAAACGGAACTTCAGGGACAAATGGGACTAACGGGACAAATGGATCAAGTGGAACGAATGGTACTAGTGGAACAAATGGAACATCAGGAACAAATGGAACTTCTGGTACAAATGGTACAAGCGGCACAAATGGAACCAACGGGACTAGTGGAACAAATGGTACATCAGGAACTAATGGTACAAATGGTTCAAGCGGAACTAATGGAACTAGCGGTAATAATGGAACTTCAGGAACAAACGGTACTAACGGAACAAGTGGTACAAATGGAACAAATGGTACGAATGGTACTTCGGGGACTAATGGAACCTCAGGTACAAACGGAACAAACGGTACTAGCGGGACAAATGGCACAAGTGGAACTAATGGGACAAATGGTTCAAGTGGTACCAACGGGACTTCAGGGACTAATGGAACAAGTGGTTCGTCAGGAACTAACGGTACTAATGGAACTTCTGGATCTTCAGGTACAAATGGAACTAGCGGAACTAATGGGACATCGGGTTCATCAGGAACAAATGGTACTAGCGGTTCTTCAGGAACTAACGGTACTAGCGGATCATCAGGATCAAGTGGTACTAATGGTACTAGCGGATCATCAGGAACTAACGGAACATCAGGATCAAGCGGTACTAATGGAACCTCTGGTACAAACGGTACAAGTGGTACTAATGGAACCAATGGTACTTCGGGGACTAATGGAACAAATGGTACTTCGGGGACTAATGGTACTAGCGGAACAAATGGTACAAATGGTACTAGTGGAACGAACGGAACAAACGGCACTTCAGGCACAAACGGGACATCAGGCACCAATGGAACTTCTGGAACTAACGGGACTAATGGAACCAACGGTACTAGCGGAACAAATGGAACTTCAGGTACAAATGGCACGTCAGGGACTAATGGGACAAACGGAACTTCAGGGACTAATGGAACATCGGGAACAAATGGTACGAACGGTACTAGCGGGACTAATGGAACATCAGGTACAAATGGTACTTCAGGGACTAATGGGACAAACGGAACTTCAGGGACTAATGGTACCAGCGGAACTAATGGAACCAGCGGAATAAATGGTACTTCAGGAACAAATGGTACAAATGGTACTAGCGGAACCAATGGAACAAACGGAACGAATGGGACTTCAGGAACCAACGGAACTTCAGGTACGAATGGAACAAACGGAACGAATGGTACTTCAGGAACAAATGGTACAAATGGTACAAGTGGAACTAATGGAACTTCGGGTACAAATGGTACTAGCGGAACAAATGGTACATCAGGAACAAATGGAACTAATGGAACCTCAGGAACGAACGGTACGAATGGTACTTCAGGAACAAATGGTACCAGCGGAACAAATGGTACATCAGGAACAAATGGAACATCAGGTACTAATGGAACAAATGGTACTAGCGGTACAAATGGAACATCAGGTACAAACGGAACAAATGGAACATCAGGTACAAACGGAGCATCAGGTACCAACGGTACTAGTGGAACGTCGGGAACAAATGGAACTAACGGAACTAGTGGTACAAACGGAACTAGTGGTACAAACGGAACAAATGGTACCAGCGGAACAAATGGTACATCAGGTACTAATGGAACAAATGGTACTAGCGGTACAAATGGTACTTCGGGAACCAATGGAACCAATGGGACTTCAGGTACAAATGGAACCAACGGCACAAGCGGCACCAATGGGACTTCAGGAACAAATGGTACATCAGGTACTAATGGAACAAATGGTACTAGCGGTACAAATGGAACATCGGGCACAAACGGAACCTCAGGAACAAATGGAACCAACGGTACAAGCGGTACCAATGGTACAAGTGGAACCAACGGAACTTCAGGTACAAACGGGACAAATGGTACTAGCGGAACTAACGGTACTTCAGGTGTTAACGGAACAAGTGGTACAAATGGAACTAGCGGAACGTCAGGAACAAATGGTACTTCAGGTGTTAACGGAACAAGTGGTACTAATGGTACATCAGGAACGAATGGAACCAGCGGAATGAATGGTACTTCAGGAACAAATGGTACAAATGGAACTAGCGGAACAAATGGTACATCAGGAACGAATGGAACTAGCGGAACTAACGGTACTTCAGGTGTTAACGGAACAAGTGGTACAAATGGAACCAACGGTACAAATGGATCTTCAGGAACAAGTGGTGGAGGTGGAGGTGGTTGTTTAACCGAAAATACTTTAATTGCATCAAATTCAGGTAGTTTCAATATTCGTATACAAGATGATCGTAGTACGGAATTTCTTTTTATGGGAAATTCGGAATGTGGTTGGAATGGTTGTTATTGGGACAACGGATCTTCATTTGGTTTAGCACCAAGACCTATTAGAGGTTCGGAAAGTTGGTTTGGTGTACCTTCACCAGTTGACGTAAGATCAGGAGATAGTATTAGATTATGTGGAAACATATATTGGGAAACCCCTTCTGAAACAAGTTATACACCTTCGTTTGTCGTTTCTTTATATTATTACCAATGTAATGATTTAGGAGACTTTATACCACTTACCTCAGTTATATCACCAACATATTATACTTGGACTTCGGATTGGTTATGTTTTGATGTTTCACATACTTTTACGGAATATAAAAATGCTTGTGATGTATTTTTTGTTGTAGGGTTTAATATGATACAAGATAGTCCTGATGCAGCAAACCCAAGATTCACATATACATTAAATTATGAAAAAGATTGTTCAATTCCTGATGGTGAATTTTATGTTTTAAGAAACTGTTGTGAACCTACTGTAACAGAAATTATAGTAGGAAACGGTCTTACACTTGGTACTTTTTGGAGTGACGCTCAAGGTAACTGTTGGGAAATAGAAAGTACTAGTTTCACGGCACCAAATAGTTTTAGAACATTAGTTAATAATTACGCAAGTTGTGCGGATTGTATTTCTTCTAATGAATGTCCTGATAATGCAGTTATAAGTAGTTGTTGTGTTGAGGGAGTAGAATTTGTGACAGGATCTTTAGGTTTAACAATAGGTGACACTTTTGTTGATGATGACGGTTTATGTTGGGAAGTACTTACAGGGACAACCGCACCTGTAACTGCACCAACAATTACAATTGGAACAACTGGATATACCGATTGTGATGATTGTGAGGTTACAAACCCTTGTCCTGAATTTTGGCTAATTGAGTCTTGTTGTAAAAATCTACCATCTGAAGTCATATCAATTCCTGCAGGAACTGTTTCGAATAGTCAAACATGGATAGACTCAGATGGATACTGTTGGGCAATTGGTAGCAAAACAAATTCATTACCAACAAATTACGACATAACTTTAGTAACACAATATTCGTCTGTTCGTGATTGTACGGAATGTAATGATGATAACCCTTGTCCTGAAGTTATTTACACAACAATAAGACAATGTTGTGACCCGCTTCAAGTTGAAACTTTTTCAGCATATACAACTATTTCAGTAGGTTCAATAATCCAAGATATTAATGGTATTTGTTGGGAAGTAGTCGGGTGGGCATTTACTGGAACAATAACAATTGAACCACCTTTAGTTTTCAAAAGTTATTCTACTTGTGAAAATTGCTTAATAACGGTAAACGGATGTCCTGATTATTATTTATTCTCAGCATGTTGTGAAACAGGATTTACAGAAATTGCATACGGTGTGTTTATTACAGGTGCAACATACCAAGCATTTCCAAGTAGTAACTGTTATACTTGTGTATCTCTAACTACTGGTACACCTACAATGAATTTTTGGTTTAGCCTGCATTTTGAATCTTGTGAGGATTGTATCGAAACATATCCATGTTCTTATGTTGAGATTTCAGATTGTTGTGGATTATTACCCAATAAAATAGTCTATAATGATGGAAATTCTATTTTAAATGGTACTTTCTACGACAGTACAAGTGATAATTGTTGGTCTTTTGTTAGTTACACTACAGGGCCTGCAACTTTAACTTTAGGTACGATTACTCCATATCTTGATTGTGATGTATGTATTTCTTTTAACGCATGTACAGCATAGAAATAAAAAACCTCACCTTTTAAGTTGGGTTTTTTATTTTATTTTCTATTATCAATATAAATTATGACTTCACAATACCACTCAATAAAATGTTCATTCCATAAATCCCATTTTATATCTACACCATCTACTGAGTAAACTTCATAGTTATCAAATAGTGGTAAGATGTTATCTCTGAACCATCTGAATTTACATTTGTGAAAATTCTCATCATCTCTTAAATGAAACTCAGTAACTATTTTTGGTACAGTTTTTAAAAACTCAATGTTTGATGGTTGAAAAACATCATACTCACCTCCCTCACAATCACATTTCAAAAAATCGATTTTTTCAATGTTATTGTCATCTAAGAATTCTTTAAAACTAAATGTTGGTACACTTTCAGAAATGTTGTCCCAACTGATTTCTATTTTCTTTTTATCTGTAATTGCCCCTTGAATTATTTTTACATTTTCTCGACCAACATTTTTTTTCAATACCTCAACTTGATATGATAAAGGTTCCACAACAAAACATTGTTTAGGATTTTTTGGTAATATTGAATATGTAAACGGCCCTAAAGAAGCCCCCAAATCTACAACAACATCCCCCTCCTCAACCTGAAAAATTCTTTCATAGATATTACCCTCAAATATTTCTTTGGTTACGGCATTTACATACCATTCACTTTTCTTTCCCCAATCAAATGAATGGTCGTTAAAATTTTTGTTCATTAATTTTTTATTTATTATTTTGTTTATTTCAAAAATAACCATTTCGGATGTTATTTGTTTTGTACATTCAAACATCCTTTCAGTTTCTTTATGTAATGGACACCAATTCCAGTCACCCGCGTCTAATCTTTCTTTATTGAAACATCCATGACAGACGTTTTCATTTATTACCCGATAAGTGTCCAAAGTAGTTTCTGTCCATTTTTCACTAAAACCTGAAATCAAAACAATTGGTAGTTCGCAAGCCCATGCTAACCATGACAACCCTGACCCAAGACCAACAAAAAATTCACAAGTTGACAGATCGTCAATAACTTCTTGTAAATCACCTCCTTTGAATATTTTTACACCTTTTGGGTAATTGTTATTCATGTAACTATCTCCTTCTCTTGAGTAAATCATACATTCATATCCTTGTAATGTGAGATAATCAACAACTTCTTGCCAACCATTTGGGTTGTTCCAATATTTTGCCTGTGCCGTTGAGTGAAATCCAATACCAACCTTTTTTTGTTTTTTTACTTTTGGTAAATTTAATTTGGGTCTAATTTCTGTATAATCTAATCCTAAGATGTCACTAGCTGTTTTTTGAAGTGGGTGACTTTTAACATCGAATTTGTGATTATTTAAATTAATTTCCCCGTCGTCTTTATAAAACCACCCTAATTTGTATTGTGCATAAACGTTATAAACAAGTTCACCAGGTTCTACAAATTCAATATCGGGGTATTGATCTTCAAACAAGAAGTTCATAAATGTAGAAACTATTAGTTCACAGTCGTGTTTTTTTCTAAACTCCTCACAATATGGAAACCAAGCCATTGTATCACCCAATGATTTAGAACCAAATGAAATATAAACCCTACGACCTTTTAAATCTAAAGTGTTTTCATAAATCAATTCATTGTTCTCTCTAATTTCAGTTTTCCATTTTGTGTAATATTCTCTATTAAGTTTTACCCAATGATTTATTTTTGATTTATTGTAATATATTAAATCTTCTCCATCAAAATATTTAATTTCAAAATCATTGTCACTTTCACCTAAGACTTCTAAAAATGGATTAACAACAAAATGTTGATTAATCACATAATCATTTTTTATTTTAAAATTTGAAACAAACGGTGACTCCATAACTTTATTATAGAAACTCAACAATTGAGTACCAAAATCTTTTTCTATTTTCAACTTGTAACTATTAGTTTCTGAAATTAAATTTAATAAGTCGTTTTTAATTTGTTCGGGATTATTACTAGATATTGGATAAATGTAATTTGAAAACATATTCACATACTGAGGAAGATCTCTTGCTAATATCTTCAAACCATAATTTATTGATTCTCTAATAACTAAAGGATTACATTCCCAAGTAGAATTAAACATTAAAGCGTCAGACGCAATCATAAATTTCTCAACGTCATTTCTTTCGCCCCAAACAGTTACATTACTTGGTAAACTATCCATTATAGGTTTCCAATAATCTTCAAAATTTGGCGCTTGATTTCCAATGAAATGAAAATGAATATCAGGATGAGAATTTTCTAAAAGTCTTGCAACCTCAACTCCTTCTTTTTGATTTTTACCTGATGTCCATAACCCAACATTTATTATGTGTGTTTTCATAGAGTCCAATCCCAATTCATTTCTTACCTCAATTTTTTTCAAAAGTGGAACTTTATGATCGTCATAAAATATTTCTAATTCATTCAGAATTGGTTTAACCTTATCTTCATATGGATAAATTATTAAATCTTTAGGTGATACCGTATTTTTAAATGAAACTTCGCCGTGGTAAGGTGTTACAAAACAATAATAATCAGGATTTAATCTTTTGTTGTTGTTACCATCAAACCAAATGTTATGACATGTCTCAACAATTTTATATGATCTTGAGTTATCATAAAGTTCATTTAACAACTCAAAAGGTATTTTATTAAAACTCTCAAACGCCTCAGGTAATTCTTCTGAATGAACAATATCAATATTATTTTCTTTTATAATTTTTATAAGATTATATTTTTTTTCGGTTTCTGTTGTACCACCCAACGAATAAAAATGATCTTTACCCAATAACTCTATGATTTTATTTCTTTGGACAATGTATGTGTCACTAAATTGTGAATATTCGATCAAAAAAATCTCAATCTCATCTTTGTATTTTTGTAGTAATTCAATTCTTTTTAAAACAAATTGTGGCATTCCACCAGTTGATAGGTGGGGTGTTAAGTATAACAATCTAATCTTTTTCATGGATAAAAAATAAGTTTATAGTTGGTAAACTAAAGTATTTATAGAATAAAGAAAAATGCCAAATTCAATAAAATACTCTACAACAGGAGATACCCAATCAATAAAAAAGGGTAATTTATATTTTGGTGTTGGGGATGTTCCAAAAGGGCCAAGTGCCGACACCAACTATTACAATGGTATTACTCCTGCAACTAATGGGTATACTGTTTATAGATATGAACCAACTGAAAATAGTAAATTGGCATTTTATATCAACCCAACATGATCTGATTTGGTGACGTACACAAACAATTTTTTAAATCAAGATTTCTCAACGGCAACTGAATGTGTTAATTAGTTTAACACTCAAACTAATTACGTATGTGTCAACAAAGATTATGACCCAATTATAACTTCAGGTTTGACTCTTTGTTTAGATGCTTCATTTACACCATCATATTTTACATCAGGGAATACATGTTACGATTTATCATATAATTCTTTATCCACAACATTAGTCAATGGGCCAACTTTTGATTCGGCTAATGGGGGATCTTTGTTGTTTGATGGTACTAATGATCAATGTGTTGTTACCTCAAATGGTTTTGGGACATTCAATAATCAAAAATACACAATAGAAGCTTGAGTAAAATTCACAAGTAATAGTGGTGACATCCCAATCTTTAGTTATGACTTCACAAGTTTTAACCCACCATATTACTCAGTACACCTTAGAAACACAGGAACAGGTCAGATTTTTTTGGGTTGGAATATGGGTGGATTTGGTTCGAGTATTCAAACAGGAGGTACCGTAATTACTGCAGGTAATTGGTATTATGTTGTCGGTGTAGTTGAAAGTGGTAGACAACAAATTTATGTAAACAACGGTTTGTATGCTTTCGGATCTCAAACAGGGACAATAACTTATTATAACACCCCAGTATATGTTGGTTATTTCCCAAACGCACCTTTGGTTATGTATGGAAACATTGCGGTGGTTAGAGTTTATAATAGAGCATTTTTATCATCTGAAGTGGCACAAAATTGGAATGCACAAAAATCAAGGTTTGGATATTAAAAAAGATAGATTTTATACCATTTTGATTTATATTTTTTTATAATGAAAAATATTTGTATTGATGTTACGGGTTGTAGAGCTTTGGGAGATACTTTATGCGTTACACCAGTTGTTAGAAAAATATGTCAAACTTATGATAAAAAAGTCACGGTAATATCTCACCACCCTGAATTATTCTCCAACTCTCCTTATGTTGAAAACAGCTTCGGGTATGACACAACTATATTGAATTGGCTAAAAGACAATTGCGAAGTTCTTTCAACTTTTGATGTTTCATACAAAGAAAATGGTGTTTGTAACAAACATAATGTTATGGACATCAGACAACTTCACGCAATAAATTTAGGATTCATGTTAACAAAACATGAAATGACCTTAGATTATTTCCCGAAAGATGTGATACTTCTAGATCTACCAAAAAAATATGTTTTAATACATCCTGTACAAAATTGGAACTCAAGAACTTGGTCTACCAAAAATTGGCAAATATTAACCCAACTTTTAAATGAAAAAGGAATTCATGTTATTTCTATTGGAAAAGATTCTTCTGAGTTAGGAGGGTCAAATGTTGATAAACCAGTTTTCAACTTCCCAATTAAACTCGGATATAACTTAATGAATCAAACTACTTTGGATCAAACTTGGCACCTCATAAATAATTCGTCTTGTTTTGTTACCATGGATTCAGGTCTTTTACATTTAGCAGGAACAACTGACTGTGAAATATTACAATTAGGTAGCTCAATAAATCCTGAGTTTAGGTCACCATATCGAAACGGATCTCAAGAATACAAATATCGTTACGTAATAGGTGGGTGTCAACTACATTGCGCTTCTGACATGAAGTACGGAGTTAGAGAATGGGGTTCCATTCAAGGGGTGCCTTCATTGGTTGATTGTTTAGAAAAAAAAGAATCGTTCGAGTGTCATCCTCAAGTAATACAAGTTTATAAAAAAATATTAGAGATAATTTAATAAGGACCAAATTACTTTACAAAGTATTTATTGTAAAGTTGTATGGATTGTTCCGCATTAATTATTGAAAGTGTTAATTACGATGGTGAGTTGGCTAATATTATATTTACGCCAGACAATGAAGATATCTCAATAAATTTAGGAGATGTTGTGTTACCCTTTTTATTTGAGCCTTGTAATCTTGTACCTCCAAGAGAAAGATTCGGATTCTATACAATTTTGACATATAACCCAAGATGTACAAACTTCCTTAGAGTACCAAGAACAACCCCAACACCTACACCGACACCAACACCGACTCATACTCAGACACCAACCCCTACACCAACAATGACCCCTACACCTACGTTTGATCCTTGTTTGGTACCAACACCCACACCAACAGTTACTGTTACTGCAACAATAACCCCAACTCCTACACCAACCCCAACAGAAACTTGTACAAACCCTTGTGGGTGTCCAAACCCATCACAAACACCCGTACCAACAAATTCACCTTTACCTCCACCTCCACCACCTACATGTACAAACCCTTGTGGGTGTACTTTAACCCCAACGGTAACACCAACTCATACACCAACTCCCACACCAACTAACACACCAACTCCCACACCAACCCCAACAGAAACAACTGACGCTGCCTCTCTATGTGTACCATTATTTTTAGACAGAGACAATGCAACATCATCATCAAATTTATATTCTTATAACCCAACAACAAATATCACAACTTCGCTAGCACTACCTTTGTCTTCAGGATTTTTTGGTTTAATAATGGCTCAAACATCTAATAAATTGTGGATTTGTGAAAATTCAACTTACACAATTCGAGAATGGGACATAACAATTAACCCTTGGTCGGCAGTTTTTTCAAGAGACATTACATCACCTAGCGGGGTTCCAAGTTTGGGGGCCTTGGCAGGGGCTCTTTGTGTTTATAGAGATCCGATAACAAACATTGTAAATCCAAATCTTTTAGTATCCATGGGATTCCGTAGTGGCGGTGGTTTTGAACTTGTTTTAGTTGATATAAGTGGATCTGTATGGAGTAAAATACCAATATTCAATTTAACAACGTTGAGTGCCGATAGACAAGTAAGTGCTATTGTTATGAATACTAATTCTAAAATGATAACATTAAATTTTGATACAACTTTATCTCAAAAATATGTAACTCAATTTAAATATGTTTCGGGTTCTTGGCAAGTGGATATTGACATATTGATTCCAGTACCAACTTTAATTCATTCATTATTTCAATGGAATAATGATTTTTATATTGGTTCATATACCCCTTTAGGTTTTGGGGCTCTTAATTTAATACAAACTTCACAACCATATACTACCACATTTCTTGGAAATCTTTTACAATCTGAAACAATAGAGTCTTCTCAAATACCCGGTTGTGTAACATTGGAGTTTGATCCAGTTCAATTAAGTTGTGCGGTTTACAGTAGAGGTATTAATGGTTACATTGAAACTTACGATTTAATCAACAACACTTTAACACAAGTTACATTACCAAATGATAGTTTTAGTAATTTTCCTATAACACATACATCTACTAAATTGTGGAAAGCCGATCAGGCCAATAAACTAATAAATGAATGGACGACATCAACTCCGGCTTCTATGTCATTTGTAAGAACAATAACGGTTACGGCAACCTTACCAGGAAATGGTTGGTTATGGCCTATGGGATCAATTACAGACACAAGATTAATTATGTTTACAACAAATTTAGTTAATAGTATAAATGTAATTGAGATGGATATCACATTCAATACCGTCACAAACTCAGAAATTACACAATTGTTTCAAGTACAAGCACTTAATTTAGGTGAGTCAATAATGTATACCTCGAACAATAAAATCATATTAATGGCAAGAAAAAACTCGGCCCCTTATACGGATTTATATTTTATACAACAATATTCATACCCTAACGGTGTTTTGGAATTCGACATAAGTACTTTACCTCTCGGAGTTCCAAGTATATCGAGATATTATTCTTTATTTGAAGAATCTAATCGAATTTATATTGTTAGAATGGACTCAACAGGGACTTCTATTTTCTTGGTTGGTTTAACTCCGCCTCACACATTTACACCTGTTTGGTCATCAACAAGTACAAATTACGGAGTTTGGTCAGCATCAAGAACATGTAACACAGTTAATTTTTAAAAAATGCCACAAATACAACTATCAGGAATAACAGGATGCTCACCTTACAATATTATAGTTTGTGATGTTACATATTCTTTGTGTATTTTGGTTTATTCTTCAATCACACTACCTCCTTTAATTTCATTTGTACCACCACCACCACTTGATGTTGCCGAGAGTATTATTTTGGAAATACAAGATTCCTGTGGGTGTTCATCTTTTGTTGTACTAGAATGTCCTGACAAAGCAAAACTATTCCAAGACAGTACAATTTTATTGATGATGGATGGTGATGTCTATCTATTTCAGAATCAATAATATTTATAAAATAAAATGCCAAACTACGCTTTTCTTACGGATCAATTACCAGCACCTCCTTTGACATCAACGGATTTAATTCACGTTGTAATACCAACTGACTTGTCTCAAGGTAACCCTGCTGGTTCGTCCTACAAGGCAACTTTGGCACAAGTTGCTACGGCAATTGGTAGTGGGACATCAGGTACATCAGGGACATCAGGTACATCGGGAGCGAATGGAACTTCAGGTACAAATGGTACGTCAGGTATCAATGGAACTTCAGGTACAAATGGTACAAATGGAACTTCAGGTGCTAGTGGAACATCGGGTACTAACGGAACTAACGGTTCTTCAGGTACTTCGGGAACCAACGGTTCTTCAGGTGTGAATGGAACGTCGGGTACAAATGGAACTTCAGGCGTAAATGGTACTTCAGGTACAAATGGAACTTCAGGCGTAAATGGAACGTCGGGTACAAATGGAACAAATGGGACTTCGGGTACAAATGGAACAAATGGGACGAGCGGAACCTCTGCATTGGGGACAAGTGGTACTAATGGAACTTCAGGTACTAACGGGACAAGTGGTGCTAATGGTACTTCAGGTACTAACGGGACAAGTGGTGCTAATGGGACTAGCGGTTCTAATGGAACTTCAGGTACTGACGGAATTAATGGGACATCAGGTACTGACGGAATTAATGGGACATCAGGTACCAACGGTACTAATGGAAGTAGTGGGACATCAGCCGTAGGTACAAGTGGTACCGATGGAACATCAGGTATTAATGGAACTAGCGGTGTGAACGGTACTTCTGGTATCAACGGTACTAGTGGAATAAATGGAACATCAGGAACTAATGGTTTTGATGGGACTTCTGGAACAAATGGAACTTCAGGTACTGATGGAACTTCAGGTACTGATGGAACTTCGGGTGTAAATGGGACATCGGGTACAAACGGAACAAATGGGACATCGGGTACAAACGGAACTTCAGGTACAAATGGAACATCGGGTACAAACGGAACTTCAGGTACAAATGGAACAAATGGGACGAGCGGAACCTCTGCTTTGGGGACAAGTGGTACTAATGGAACTTCAGGTACTAATGGGACTGACGGGATTAATGGAACTTCGGGCACCAACGGTACTAATGGAACATCAGGTATTAATGGGACTAGTGGTACAAACGGTACAAACGGTACTTCTGGTATCAACGGTTCTAGTGGAATAAATGGAACATCAGGAACTAATGGTTTTGATGGGACTTCTGGAACAAGTGGAACTGATGGGACTTCAGGTAAAGATGGATCCGCCGGTACTAACGGAACATCAGGTACTACACCATTACCTTCTCAAGTAGATACGGTTACAAACAACAATGACCAAACATTTTTTCCTACATTTGTTGATTCCAATAACCCTACCGCTGTTCAAGAGTTTTTATACACAGACGTTGGATTTACATATAATCCATCAACAAATACTTTACAGGTTGACGGCTATGTTCGAACAGGTAATGGTAGTGTTTCTTTACCAAGTTTTTCTTTTAGTTCGGACACCAATTTGGGTCTTTATAGAATAGCACAAGATACCGTTGGTGTAACAACGGGTGGTCTTAGAAGAATGTCTATTGATAATGTTGGTACTGTCAATTTGGGTGCGGGGGCTTCAGGTTCAATGAATTTTGATTTAGAGGGGGGGGTTACAACAACTAACGCAACACCAACTACTTTAGTTACAATAACAACAAGTAATAATAGAAGATATACAGTCGAAGGTTGGGTAATTGGTGGGGCAATAAACCATACAATCGGTGGAAAAGTTTTAGGGGTTTTTGAACATGTAGGAGGTGTTTTAGCTGTTGTGGGAAGTCCAGTGACCACGTTGTTTGAAGATTTTCCTGGTCCCCCAACCTTTACCTTAGACACCAGCGGAACAACAATACGTTTAAGAGTTACAGGACAAGCGGGGACAAACATTTCTTGGTACGGTAAACTAGTTTATGTTATGTCGAAGGAGTAGACTCGGTGAACGTGTATTTTGTATCATGTTTACCTGGATACCTCAGCTTAAAACAATTTACATTTCTTGTATTTTACAATATTTTTATTTTTATGAAAATATTTGTACAAATTGCGTCTTATAGAGACCCACAGTTAATACCAACAATTCAAAACATGTTGGAAAATGCTAAAAATCCAAATAATTTAGTCATATCAATTGCAAGACAATTTAATCCTGAGGATAAATTTGATGACCTTTCGGAGTATGAAAATGACAAAAGATTTAAAATTTTAAACATAGATTATAAAGAATCAAAAGGTGTTTGTTGGGCAAGATACCTCACTCAACAACAATATGATGGAGAAGAGTATACATTACAAATAGACTCTCACATGAGATTTGAAAAAAATTGGGACAAAACTTTGATTGATATGATAAAAGATCTACAATCAAAAGGACACAAAAAACCTTTGTTGACAGGTTACGTGTCATCTTTTGACCCTGACAATGACCCAAAAGGTAGGGTTATGGAGCCTTGGAGAATGGCCTTTGACAGGTTCACACCTGAAGGTGTGGTTTTCTTTCTACCTGAAGTCATTCCAAATTGGAAAAAACTTGATGGTCCTATACCTGCAAGATTCTATTCGGCACACTTCTGTTTTACTTTAGGTGAATTTTCTAAAGAAGTACAACATGATCCCGAATTTTATTTCCACGGCGAAGAAATATCAATTACTGTAAGATCATTTACTCATGGTTATGATTTATTTCACCCACACAAAGTTGTTATATGGCACGAATACACACGAAAAGGAAGGACTAAACAATGGGACGATGACAAAAATTGGTATAAAAAAAATGAGGCGTGTCATATAAAAAACAGACAGTTGTTAGGCGTTGACGGTGAAATTTATAGTGGAGACACTAATGAGTGGTTTGGTACTGAAAGAAGTATACGTGACTATGAAAAGTATTCGGGGTTGTTGTTTGAAAAAAGAGCAATACAACAATATACATTAGATAAAAGTTATCCACCAAATCCATATGATTATAATACTGAAGATGAGTGGAAAGAAACTTTTTTATCAATATTCAAACATTGTATTGACGTTGACTTAAATAGACTACCTGAAACTGATTATGATTTTTGGGTTGTTGCATTTCACGACAAAAACGATGAAACAATATACAGACAAGACGCAGGTCTTGACGAAATAAACCGATTGAAAACAGATCCTGACGGTGTTGCTAAAATATGGAGAGAATTTAATACCCAAGAAAGACCAACTTATTGGGTAGTTTGGCCACACTCAACATCCAAAGGATGGTGTGAAAGAATTGTAGGAGCACTTTAATAATATGAATAAATTTTGTTTTTTATCTGAAGCTAATTACCCTAACTATACCAAAAGACTCAAGGACTACAACCTAAAACGTTATTTAGATTTGGGGCTTGATATACCATTTTATATCTCAACAAATCGACCTTACGATTTTTTAGAGTATGAAAATCACCCATTGATAAAAGTTTTTGATATTGAGGATTTAAGAAAAAATAATAAAAATTCACAACTTAATGAACCTTTACCAACGGACCCTAAAGGAATTTATCCCGCAAGGTACCCATGGAATCTTAGGCGTTTTATATTAAGAAAGGCAATCGAGGACGGATTCAATGGACTATTTTTTTTAGAGTGTGATACAAAAATATCTGATCACACAACAAAAGAAGATTTGATTTCTTTTATGAATGAAATTTATGAACCAAACACAGTTAAAACTTCTTCTGCTAGATTTGTATACAAAGATAGGCAACCAAATCAAGAGTTATTTTACTATCACCCAACTTACATAACGGACTTACAATTAAATTTTAATGATGATCAATACGACACTTTAGACGGTACTAATCAATTATTTTTTGGTGATTCTCAGAATTCTCTTTTAAAATTTTTAGATAATTGGGATTTTATTTGTGACTACGGTTATCAAAAAGGTTACGGTTATAAAACAGGATACTTATCTAATCTTTCATTTATAATACCAATGTCGGGATTTAGACTAATTCATAGACACACACCATTTGTTACGGATCATAAATTTGAAGATAGGTACTAATGGAGAAAAAACTAACGGTAGTTATTGTCGGTCATCTGCTTGATAACTTTATTTTTTATTTAAAATATCTAATACATAGCTTACCTGAAAGTCTTAAAGATTGTAAGTTTATTGTACATTATGATAATAGTGACGGGTTTGATGAAACGAAATCTCGTAATGAAATAGAAGGTTTGTTAAACTCCAAAAATTTAAATTACAAATTAAGTTTTAGTTTTGGTGGTTTAATTTCCTCAATAAAAAAATGTTTGGAAAAAATTGAAACCGATTATTATTTGTTTTTAGAACATGATTGGGTTTTCTTAAACAAAACTAATATAGAGTTTAATAAAGTTGTTGAGGTTTTTGACAAATATAATTTTGTTAATTGTGTATGGTTTAGTAAAGACGACAACACCCAACGTGGGTTTGAAATTTGTCAGGATCTTACGGGAAATATTACTCCGTTTGCTTTAGAAAAAAGAATTAAAGAATTAAATTTAATTACAACATGTCGATGGTCTAACAACCCTGTAGTATTTCGGACTTCAAAAATGAAAAAATGGTTTAGTGATTTTATAAATAATGAACACGTGGGCAAACTAAATCAAAGACAAGGTAATGTTGAGGAAAAAATGATTTCTGTTTATAGAGAATATATTTCTAAAAATAAATGGGACGAGATCAAAGATGATTGGGGTACTTACTTGTATGGTAACTTTAATGAAGGTCCTTATGTTGGTCATACCGACGCATCAAAAAGATATCAAGGATTAAGTAAAAGCCAACCAGAAATAAATGGAGAAAATTACATAAAAAAATATAAAAATGTTTAGTATTTTAGGATTGAATTTTGCTAACAAGGGTTATTTTATAAATCTACCTCAAAGTACTGATAGGTTGAAAAACGTTCGTAATTTAGAAAAAAAATACAACATCAAAGGTTTAGAAAGATTTGAAGCACTAACGGATGAATTACATGCCTATTCTTGTACTAAAAGTCATTTGAAAATATTTCAAAATTCCAAAGAACAAAATTTAGAAACTATTTTTGTTGCAGAAGACGATTTTAACATTGAAGACACTTCTTACTATCCCGGTCAACGTAAACACTTAAAACCAACTCTACAACAAGTCCACAAAGATTTACAAAAAGTTCATTGGGACGTTTTATTATTTGGTTGTAATCCGAAAGAAACTATGGTTAAAGTAACTGATTGTCTTTACACAATACCAAAAAGTACTGGAGCTTGGGCTTATATTATTAAAAAAAATGCTTATGAATACATTTTAGATAATTTGAATTATAGAAAAGATTACATAGCAATTGACGATTATTTACCTTTATTAAATTCCAAAGGTTTTACAACATTAACGACGGTACCCCTATTAATCAATCATGCGGTTGGTTTTGTATCTACATTACAACCAAGAGGTCCAGTAAATTACGATGTATGGATACAAGGGAACTATCATAATTTTGTGTACGACACAGAACAATTTAAAATAAAAAAAGTAGAACCAAATAAAATTCAAATACACCAATTAAAAAAAGTTTTTAAATAATATGAAAAACATAATAAAATCAATATTAAATTTTGAAAACAACAAAATTGACGCTTCAATTATTAGTAGTGAACAAATTTCTCATATTGTAAAAAACTTAACTGAAGTTTTACAAAAAAATCTTGAAGGGGATGTGGTTGAATTGGGTTGTTATGTTGGAGAATCATCCAAATATATTAGAAAAACATTGGATGTATTCGAATCTTCAAAAACCCTAACTGTGTTTGATTCTTTTGAGGGTTTACCTCCTTTGAGTGAGTATGAAATTAATACAGGATGGAAACCATCAACGTTAAAAACCACAGAAGACGTACTTAGAGGAAACTTTGAAAATAATGGGTTGACACCACCAAAAATAGTAAAAGGGTGGTTCAAAGACATTAATGAAGAAGATTTACCTGAAAAAATTTGTTTTGCTTTTTTAGACGGAGATTTTTACGATTCAATATACGATAGTTTGAAAAAGATATATGATAGAATGGTTGACGGTGGAGTTATTCTTTTTCACGATTTTAAAAGATTTGATTTGCCAGGTGTTGACGCTGCAATTAAAGTTTTTTTCAAACAAAAAAATATTCCATATAATTTAGAAGTTGTGTGTAGTCAATTAGGCAGACACGTTGTTGGCGGACCAATACCTGTTGTAAAAAGTAAAAAAATTACTTTGGTTACAGGTCTTTGGAATATAGGTCGAGATTCATTAAAAGAAGGTTGGTCAAGAAGTTATGATCACTATCTAAACAAATTTTCAGATTTATTAGATATCGATTGTAATTTGATAATTTTTGGTGACGAAGAATTAGAAAAATTTGTGTTCAATAAAAGAGAGCCCGATAACACACAATTTATTCTCAGAGATATAAGTTGGTTTAAAAACAATGAGTTTTATAATCAAATTCAACAAATAAGAAAAAACCCTAATTGGTATAGTTTAGCGGGTTGGCTTGGGGACTCAACACAAGCAAAATTAGAGATGTATAACCCATTGGTTATGTCAAAAATGTATTTATTAAACGATGCTAGAATATTAGACAAGTTCGATTCTGAAAGTTTATATTGGATTGATGCCGGTCTGTCCAACACGGTAAGTATGAACTATTTCACTCATGATAATGTTTTAGATAAAATAGAATCTTTTGATAAGTTTTTCTTTGTTTGTTTTCCATACAACGCGCACAATGAGATTCATGGATTCGAGTATTCAAAAATGAATGATTATACCAATCAAAAAATTGACAAAGTTGCAAGAGGAGGTTTTTTTGGTGGTCCAAAAAAAACGATCGAGATTCTAAATACGATGTATTATTCTTTAATGCAAGATAGTTTAAACAAAGGATTAATGGGTACTGAGGAAAGTTTATTTACAATCCTACTTTATAATAACCCAACTTTGATTGACTACTTTGAAATATTACCTGATGGTTTATTATACACATTTTTTGAAAATTTAAAAAACGGTTCTGCGGTTTTAAAAAACGCATCCAAAATAAAAGTTGTGAGTAATAATACAAATGGTGAAGTAGGGTTATATGTAATAACATTTAATAGTCCCGAACAATTTGAATTTTTATTAAAATCAATGGATGACTATGATGAAAATATACTGTTGAAAACAAAAAAATATTTATTAAACAATTCTACAGACCCTAACACATTTTCAAGATATCAATCATTATGTGACCAATACGGGTTTGAACACATAAAAAAAGATAACATTGGTATTACAGGAGGTAGGGTTTTTGTTGCAGAACATTTTGACCAATCAGAAATGTCATATTATATGTTTTTTGAAGACGATATGTCTTTTTATTCTGGAAGAAAAGGGGTTTGTAAAAATGGATTTAATCGTTACGTTGAAAACTTTTACAACAAAATGTTATCTATAGTAAAAAAAGAAAATCTCGATTTTTTAAAATTTAACTATACCGAATTTTATGGCAGTCACGAAAAACAATGGTCTTGGTATAACGTACCTCAAACTTTCAGATCTAAACATTGGCCACAGAATCAAAATTTACCAACCCACGGACAAGACCCGAATTCTCCATCGTTAGAATTTAAAAACATTAAATCTGTAGAAGGAATTCCTTATGCGACTGGAGAAATATATCTCTCGAATTGGCCAATTATAATGAGTAAAGAAGGTAATTATAAATGTTACTTGGAAACAAAATTTGCAAATCCTTACGAACAAACCCTAATGTCTCATTGTTACCAAGAAACCGTCAAAGGAAGAATAAAATCGGGGGTTCTTTTGATGACACCAACTGAACATAACAGATTTGACTTTTATGCTGCAGAATTGCGAAAAGAATGTTAGTTGTTATATTTATAAAGAAAACTGTTAATGGATTTCTTTATAAAGAAAAATGCTACGCTTCCTCTTTTAAAAATGCAAGTTATAAAAGATGGGAGAAGTGATTACAACAACATGATGGATTTCATCGAAGAGTCTGCAATATTCTTTTCGATGGTTAACACAGAGACAGGTATTCCAAAGATATCAACAAGACCTTGCGGTTTTGTAGAAAAAATTCTTATCGAGCCAAACGCAAGTCCTGAGTATTATGTTTACTACCAATTTACACCACGAGATACTAGTACTACAGGAAGATACGAAGGTCAATTTTTATTCAGAAATGACCAAGGTACCCTACTTCTTCCAATAAGAGAAAGGTTATACATAAATGTACAAGAAAGTTTCATAGCTGACGATTTGCCTTGGGAAAGTTGTTATGTTATTGAATTCCCTTGTTGTATCGGACCTGGACCACTACCACCATCAATTACGCCTTCACCAACGCCAACACCTGAACCTTCAGTACCTGTACCAACACCAACTCCAAGTGTTTCTCCTGATACAAACCCAACACCGACACCAACGCCAACACAAACTTCAGGATTAACACCAACACCGACACCAACAAGAGGTTTAATACCTACTCCAACACCAACCCCAAGTGCTGCGGTAGCTGGTGTCTCAACAATTTATATGACATTTAAAACTAAACCGATATGTTAAATAGTGAAATACAAAAGTTAATCAATGACTTATACATAACTACACCTGATTATGTGGGTGTAGGTTATGGTCATAAAATAAAAAATGGAGAAATGACAGGGGAAATGGCAATTGTTTTTACAGTCCCAACAAAGTTCCCTGTTGATGTTATACCACAAAATGAACTACTACCAAACGATGATTTTATTGTAAATGGTGAAGTTTTAAAAGTAGACGTTGTTGAGGTGGGTGAAATTAAAACAATGGCTTGTAACCCGACTTGTCTTTTTTGTCATACATTATCAAATCCCTGTCCTAATAGACAATACATAAGACCAATATTAGGTGGAACTATGATTGCTAGTAAAGGTATTGCTCAGTCACTTCCTGCCGGTTCTTATTCTTTGGGTACTTTGGGGTTTGTTGCCGTTGACAATCAAACTCAGGCTTTAGTTGGTGTAACAAATAACCACGTTGTTATACGTGATGCTTTTTATACAAGTCAAAGAAATTTGTCAGGTGTAATTCAAAATGAGTATGATTTAGGTAATACAGGATCAAGAGATGAGGATTTTGTTTATAGTCCATCTAATTCTCCTTGGCCTATCCCGAATGCTTGGAAAATTGGTGAGGTTGTAAGGTATGTGCCAATGTTCTTGACTGGTGGTGTAAATAAAGTAGATGGGGCATTAATATCTTTGGACTGTGCTCCTGTTGTAAGTATACCTGGTTCTTCACAACAATTTGGGATAAGTTATGGGTCTCCCTATCCCTTTGCAACAACCTCTGAAATAAACAATCTCTTATCTACAAATCCGATGTTGTTTAGTTCTGGTGCTAGAACCGGTGTTAAACAAGGATTACCGTGCCCTTTGAGGGTTTTTGCAGTTGGTGTTACCATACCTGTTGGGGGTTTTAAATTACAAGGTAGTGTACAGACTGTAACATTTACAGATGTAATACAGTTTGTTAGACCAGAAAATGACCCGAATTTAGCAACTGTATGTCCACACCCAATTGACGGTGGAGACTCAGGTTCAGCACTAATTGCCAACTTTTCGGGGGTTCAAAAAATAATTGGTTTAGTTTTTGCCGGTGGGTATACTGTTGGGTTTGCGTGTAGAATTGATCACGTTGCCGCAGAACTTAACATTTCTTCTTGGGACGGTACAAGTAAACCGTTAGTTGACCCTGACACTATAGATTATATTACGGTTGCGGGAGGTAATAGTATTAAAACCCAAATATGTTCAGGAACAACTTATTGGCAAGTCGGAGCAAGTAATTTGTCAAATACTTGTGCTAATGCCGTGTCTTTAACTTTATATGCAAATTACACCGAAGGTTCGGTTGTCTGTGATTATGTTTTAGAAGCTTCAAGCGCTGTTAATTTTGATTACATTTTCAGTTGTTCCAATGTTTTGACCACTATAAATGGTGAACCAATTGTGATCAACCCAACTATCGAAATTAAAAGTAACACTACGGTTGGAACTTACAAAGAAACTGTTGCCAGAAATTATGATGATTTAACAAAACAAACGGATTTTGGAACTTTCCAATTGAATTACCCGCCTCTTGAAGAGTTGGAAATCACATTGGAAATTATTTCTTTCTTTGGTCCCGAAACCACACCTACACCAACACCAACAAAATCTGCAACGCCAACCCCAACACCAACCAAAACACCAACTAAGACGCCGACACCAACACCAACTCCCACACCTACAATGACTCCAGAGCCTCTGTTTGTTTATTATAGTGTTTCAAGTTGTGCTGATTTTGAAATTAGGGTTGCAAAGTTTTCTTTAACTCCACCTTATTTTGTACCAATAGTTGGTTACACTTATTATTTAACAACAGACTTTGCTGATTTTGATGCTTGTTATAATATTCTTAACATTACGACAGGTCCAGAAACTTTCACCGTTACAAACATGTCCACAGAATATGTTGATTGTGGAACTTGTCAATCATAATTTGACAAGAGTAATTTTTACTCCTATATTTATTTACGAAGGTAAATGCCGACCTTATTCGGTAGCTAATACACCAAAAGTAAATAACTATGATATCACAAGAAGAAATTGAACAATTTCTTCAGGGAAATGATCCTGAAGAATTCATCGTATCGGTAGAATACGATTACTTATCCGACAAGATTTTTAAAATTAAAGAAGTTCCTGAAAAAGGAAAACAGATCCAACGAGATACATTGATATCTTTTGCTTGGGTAGGAGATCTACGTAATCTTAACTTCTATTCAAAATCCAAAGCATTACAAAAAGAAGCCATGACAAAACATGGTATTATTATAGAAAAACTACGAACTGATGGTAATGATCGTTTAGAACGTGGTTTAACATTTCTTGTTAAGTCCATGAAAGGTTATAGAAACCTGATTCAGTTCTTTAGAGAAGGTGGGGTAGATCCTTGGGGTGAAAATGTAAGAGACCTCATCATGGTATTACCTCCCGTTGAACAATACCTCATCTCAAAAGAAAAAAGATTATTCAAAGGTTTTGAGGAATACAACGACATTACGAGGATGGTATTTGACCTTGAGACGACCTCACTTGAGCCCAAGGATGGTCGTATCTTCATGATCGGAATCAAAACAAACAAAGGATTCAAAAAAGTTATTGAGTGTACCAACGAAGACGAAGAACGTAGAGGTATTACGGAGTTCTTTAATATTATTGAGGAACAAAAACCTTCCATTCTTTCAGGGTACAACTCATTTAACTTTGACTGGTATTGGATTTATGAAAGATGTAAAATTTTAAATCTTGATATTAAACGAGTTGCAAAATCTCTTAACACTGAGAAATCTATTTCACAAAAAGAGTCAATGTTGAAACTTGCAAACGAGGTAGAGAAATTCACTCAAACTCAAATGTGGGGTTACAATATTATTGATATTCTACATTCAGTTAGAAGAGCTCAGGCGATTAACTCAAACATCAAAGAAGCTGGTTTGAAGTATATTACCAAATATATTGAGGCTGAGGCTACTGATCGTATTTATGTTGAGCATAACAAAATTGGGTCAATGTATCGTGAGAAAGAAGAGTATTGGTTAAATATTGAAAATGGTAAATATAAAAAAGTTGGGGTAGACCCAAAGATTGATGATATCTGTGGTAGACATTCTAAAGTGTATATCAAAACAACTGGGGACGACATTATTGAGCGTTATCTTGACGATGACTTGGAAGAAACTCTATTGGTTGATGAAGAATTCAACCAAGGTTCATTCTTGTTGGCATCACTTCTTCCAACAACATATGAAAGAGTTTCAACGATGGGTACTGCAACATTATGGAAAATGTTGATGTTAGCTTGGTCTTATAAACATGGACTTGCAATTCCTTCTAAAAACGACAAAGGGAACTTCGTAGGAGGACTTTCTCGTCTAATTCGAACAGGATACTCAAAGAATGTATTAAAACTTGACTACTCGTCTCTATACCCGTGTATTCAGTTGGTACATGATGTATTCCCCGAGTGTGATGTCACAGGTGCGATGAAAGGTTTACTATCCTACTTCCGTAACACTCGTATCAAATACAAACAATTATCTGAGGAATATGCGACTATTGACAAAAAGAAATCAACTTCTTATGACCGTAAACAATTACCAATTAAGATTTTCATCAACTCGATGTTCGGTGCGTTGTCAGCTCCACAAGTTTTTCATTGGGGTGACATGGATAAAGGTGAGATGATTACTTGTACAGGTCGTCAGTATCTTCGTATGATGATTAATTTCTTTATGGATCGTGGTTATACACCTTTGGTAATGGACACGGACGGTATTAACTTCTCGGTTCCTGAAAGGGTAGAGGAAAGAAAGTATGTTGGTAAAGGTCTGAATTGGAAAGTTGTTGAGGGTAAAGAATATGTAGGTGAAGAAGCTGATGTGATGGAGTTTAACGATCTTGCGATGAGGGGTGAGATGGCTCTTGATACTGATGGTCAATGGCCGGCGTGTATTAACTTGTCACGTAAGAACTACGCTCTTATCACTGCAAAAGGTAAAATCAAACTTACAGGAAACTCAATTAAATCTAAAAAAATGCCAATCTATATTGAAAAGTTCTTGGATAAAGGTATTAAATTACTCCTTGATGGTAAAGGACAAGAGTTTGTTGAATGGTATTACGAGTATGTACAACAAATTTTTGACTTACAAATTCCTTTGATGGATATTGCAAACAAGGCAAAAGTAAAACAAAGTATTGATGACTACATTATTCGTAGTAAACAAACAACAAGGGCAGGAAGTTTAATGTCTCGTCAGGCACACATGGAACTTGCAATTAGGGAAGGTCTTAATGTTAATCTTGGTGATGTAATTTTTTATGTTAACAACGGAACTAAAGTATCCCACGGAGATGTTCAGAAAGTTAACAAACCAAAGAAAGGTTGGTCCCAAGAACATATTGACACTTACGGTGGAACTATTCCTAATAACTTAGATTCTATAATTCAGTTGAACTGCTACCGTATTGACCCTTTGGATTTAGAAAATAACCCAACAATGAAAGGCCAGTACAACATCCAAAGAGCAATTGCAACATTTAACAAAAGGGTGGAGCCATTACTTGTCGTATTCAAACAAGAAGTAAGAAACGGATTGTTAGTTAAGAATCCTGAAGACAGACCTTTTTTTACTAAAGATCAGTGTGAACTAATCAATGGACAACCTTTCGATGAAAGTGATCAAGATAAGTTGGAAGACGTGATGGAAATCTCAGATGAAGAAATGTTGTTTTGGAATAGGGTCGGTGAAACTCCATACCACATGTACAAAAATGCCGATGAGTTTATGTGGAAATATCTACCTGACCAAAAATTATTCAAGCTTGAGTCCGTCTGAAGATAGTATGTACCAAACGTTCTCTACAACTTGGAAGGTCACACAAGCCCCTTTTGAAAGTAATATTTCATCCCACTCTTCGTCAATTTTGTTTTGATCGGGTATGACTTTACAATTGGTTAATGTTTTAATTGTTATTTTTTGATTTTTTTCAGAGTTGAGTAAAAATTCACAAAAATCAATTTCTTTTATTATTGTTAACTCCTCACCATTACTTTGATAATGTGATTGTTTAACAATTGAGGTAAAAGTTGATTTCAAGGTTTCAGGTATATCCCCCTTTATTATTACTTTTCTATGTGGTTTTCGACCTTTCATATTTCAAATTACATATATCTGTCTTGGCATTGCCCTAAATTTAAGTTGTTTGTTAAGATTTTCTGCCAACAACGCTTCTCTTTCCATAACCTTTTCAGGTTTCAACCTTGTTAATCTACCTTCTGCACCTGTTAGTTCTTCAATTAATTTAGTTTTTTCGTCTTTTGCCTCAGTACCCAATGACGTATAATCCATGGTCAAATCACCTTCGGGTGTTTTGAGACTTCCGCTAAATTTACCCCTTACTCTAGAAAGGGTTTCTTTACAATATGCAGTGAACCATCTTCTAACCCAAATCTGTGCAGGGTTATTTAGTTCGTACCAACTAATTTTTTCGAATGGTATGTCGGAAGGTAATTTAATTATATCAGGATTGTCTTTTAAACATTGATCTCTGTCACCATCACCTATATCATAGTACCAATACCAAACTCTACCTTGCATCAATTCTGCATTACCAAAGTCAAATTTACCGCCAGGTGTGTTCATTAGATGTAGTGCTTTTTTACCTTCAGGTAGTGCTGTAATTCTATAGGTCATTTCACCCGCTATGATTCTTCTTTGAATGTTAATCTCTTGCATTCTAAGTAACATGTCAAATGCCGGCATCAAAAAATAACTACCTGACATGTTTCCCATTTGTGCGTAACCTGCAGGACCTGAAATACCACCACCTGCAATACCACCGAATGCCCAAGGGTCAAACATTAAATTATTTAATGTTGGTGGTGTGAACCATAAAATTTCATTTAATTCTCTGTTTGCTGGAATTTCATAAATTTGTTGGTTTGGTACTAATTGGACATAATCTTTTTTCATAACCCAATCTCCGCCGGCTTGTAGACCAACAATTTTAGAATATGCGTAAGTGTATCTTGTTTCATAATCTAAACTTTTTGTAAGAAACGCTCTTGATAAAGATTGTGTATCCAAGTTTAAATTATAAAGTGATGTCCATTGTGATTCTATCAACCAATCTTGTACGTATTGTGAATAATCGTCAATAGAATATTCTAAAAGAGTATCCATCATTTCGTCCTCTAACTCAACTGATCTAAGAGGGGCACCTAATAAATGTCTCACTTTTTGATAAAATTCTGATCTTTCTGGTTCGTTGATTACTGCCATCGCTTTTTTCTATAAATATCTTTTACTTAAAAAATCAATTTTTGTTTTTTTCTTTTGAAATTTTAGTGGTGTATAGTTCATCCACAAATTCCCAATTTACTGAATCCCAAAATTTTTTGATGTACTCATCTCTTTTATTTTGGTATTTCAAATAATATGCGTGTTCCCAAACGTCCAATCCCAATAATGGGTATCCACCGCCTTTTACGATGTTCATCAAAGGATTATCTTGATTAGGTGTCGACATAATTTTCAACTTATTATCATTACCAAGATATAACCACGCCCACCCCGAACCGAATCTGTCTTTAGCGGCTTCGTTGAACTCATCTTTCATTTTTTTTATGTTACCAAAATCTTGATTTATTTTTTTCAAAATTTCACCTTTGGGTAGTTGTTTTGTTGGTGACAACATTTTCCAAAATAAAGCATGATTAAAGGCACCGCCAGCATTATTTCTGACTTTATCGTCAAATTTATTAATCGATTTAATGATTTCCTCTAAACTCAAATCCCCTTTTTTGTCCTTTAAGAATTTGTTTAGTTTGTCCACATAACCTTTGTAATGTTTATTATAGTGAACGTTCATGGTTTTGGAATCAATAAAACGTGATAAAGAAGAATAAGAGTATGGTAGTTTTTCGATCCCTATTTTTTTCATTTCAACTATTAAATTTTCTTTAATAGTTTCCCTTTCCTCGAAAAGAATTTGTTCTTGGAGTATTCCTAATTTGGTGTTTATAGTTTTAGACTCATACATCATATGTTCTAAATCAGGATACTTTTTTTCAAACTTTTTAATTAATTGTCCCGCAAATGCGTTTGCTTCATCTTCATTTTGACCACCAATATCTGGCCCTTTTTTTCTGTTTAGAATTAAGCGTTGGTGTTCATGAACCCACTCATGAGACAGGGTTCTCATTATGTCTCTGTTTAGTCTTCCTTTTGCTAAAACTTTTATTTCTGATCCTTCAGTTCTTGATCCAGTCGACATTTGACCTTCTCTGTCACCCAAAAATCGCACCTTGATGTCTTTTTTTAATGGGTACTCGGATTGCAAAAACTTTAAAAATTTTTCAATAAATTCTTTATCCGAATCTTTAAATTTTGTGTCTTTGAATAAAATAGATACTTTCATTAATGATAAATATCATCAACGTGACTTATTGATAAGAAATAGTATTTCCTCAACAACATCACCACTATTTTCCATTTGTTGATCTCCCATTACGGTTCGAATAATTTCTTTCTTTTTATTTAAAATGTCGTAGATTGCCGCTTCAATTGTGTTGTCAAAAAGTGGATAGTAAACTAAAACATTCGATTTTTGACCATAACGATAAGCTCTGTCTTCTGCCTGTGAATGTTCTGCAGGTACAAAAGATAGGTCATTCATAATTACAACTTCAGCCGAAGTTAAAGTAAGACCTACACCTGCGGCTTTTAAATTACCAACAAATACTTTTATTTTTTCATCGTTTTGAAAAGAATCAACCGCTTGTTGACGCATCGCATTGGTACAACTACCGTCAAGATAAACCGCTTGTTTACCAAAGTGTTGGTAAATTGTTTGTAATGAGTCCGTGAAATTAGTAAAAATTATAACTTTTTTTCCCTGATCGATAATGTTCTCGACAAATTCGATAGTTTGGTTTACCTTCTCGTTCGCTATTACTTTTCTAACTTTCATTAGTTTTGAAAACTGAACTGTAAGAGAAGAAGACTCGTCGGGGTTTTTATCATACCAATCGTAATATTCACCCATTAACTCTTCATATTGTTTTGATTGTAATCTTAAATAAATTGGTGTAATGATTTTGTCAGGTAGATCTAAAACCTCTTCTTTCAGTCTTCGTATAATTTGTTTTGATGTTCTCTCCCTTAACTCCTCTAAATTCGAGGCTCCCGTTACGTTCCAAACTTTTCTGTTACCAGCTTTGAATTGATATCCTTGACAGTATCGAATTGCGTACGCCATCCAATTTTGAGCAACAGGACTTTCGATTATATTTAGAAGATTATAATAATTCATAGGTCTTGATGTCATTGGAGTTCCAGTCAACAACCATACTCTATTAATTTTTTTTACAAAACTATTAATTAACTTCGTTCTTTGTGCCTGAACATTAGAGATCATGTGTGCCTCATCTAAAATTACTAAATCAAAATTTGATTTTAACAATAAAGATTCATCTTTTTTCTTAGGGTCAGTTGTGTGAAAATTTTTCAGTATGTCATAGTTAACAATAACAAAATCTGATTCTGTTGAATATTTTTTACCTTCCGAAATAAAAACGGGTCTGTCTGAATAGTTTGAAATTTCTCTTTGCCAATTAATTTTAAGAGATGCTGGACAAACTATTAATATTTTTTTTGCTCCTGTTTCTAAAGCGGCAATAATTGTTGAGGTTGTTTTTCCAAGACCCATGTCATCTGCCAATATAAATCTTTTTGATCTTACCAACTTTTCAATTGCTTCTTTTTGGTGATTTAATGGAGGTCTATGACTATATTTCGAGTAGTCTATTTCCACTTTTTCTACTGTATGTGTTTTAATCAAAGCAGATTTAGGAACCCAAAATTCAGACAAAGGATCATTTTCAAAAAACTTACCCCAAACATGATAAGATTTTTCTTTTTCAACTAACAACTTTTCGATAAAGATCTTATCAGGAGTTTCTATAAGATATTTTTCTTCAGCAAACTTTTTTGCAAAGTAACTATCCAAGTCAACCCACTTTCTCGCAACTTTAGGTCTGGTATCATGATAGGTTATGATGTAGTCCGCTTGTGATCTTGTAAGGTAAAACTTTTTGGAAACTAATTTTTTATTTTTTAGGTATAGGATATAGTTATTTGCCCCCGAGTATGACTCGAGCATTTCCAATGATTTGTGTTCTAAAAGTGTTTGTATATTTTCCAATACTACTTTTTAATAAAAATACTAAAAAAAAAGATATTTATCAATAAATGAGTTTATGAACGGTAAAGTTCCTATTACAAGGTTAGGTAAATTTTTTGGGAGTCAGGACTTTGATTTAGAAATAGATATGGGTCAAGAGTGGTTAATAGGTGATATGAATTTCACTTGTGTACTATATCGTGTTGATAAAAACAAAACCAAAGTAGACGACGTTTATGGTGAGGCTTTAGAGGATGGAATTAAATTTCTACCCCCTGTAGAGTTTAATGCCTACATAACAATCGCTCAACCAACTTCTGCGAAAATTGGATCTTCAAAAATACAACAATCGGAACCTGGAAACATTTCAATTTACGTTTACATTAAAACTTTAGAAGATCTAGAGATTGATGTAAATTTAGGTGATTACATAGGTTATTACGATTCAGAAAATTTTGTTAGATATTACACAGTTGTAGACGACGGACGTGTATACTCTGACTTGAAACACACTTATAAAGGGTATAAACCTTTCTACAGATCAATAATTGGTTCATACGTTGGTCCGAATGAATTTCAATCAATTTAATTATGGCGTTACCAAATAAAAAAGTTAAACCTTATTTACCAATAAAATATCCAAAAACCCTTTTGGCGAGAAGATACCAAATGGCGGATATGATTTCTGAAGATGGTACTTATCTTCCCAAATCACTTTTACATGCCGATTTAGATAGAGGGTTTTTAGATTTTGTCAAAGGTTCTTTGGAGACAATAGTTGAAGGACAAAAAATTCCTGTGGTTGATATATTGATAACTTCACAAAATTGGTCTCAGTTTGTTGAAACTTGGGATTTTCAAAATATTGATAAAAACGTTGAGCCCCCATTTATTACAACCATAAGAATTCCTGAAGTGAAATATGGTAATAATCCATCTGTGACTTATAATATCCCAAACAGAAGAACTTATTATTATATGCAAGTTCCTACTTGGGATGGTCAGAGAAACGGGATGAACATTTATAAAATTCCACAACCAGTCCCAATTGACATCAAGTTCCAAGTGGCTATTGTTTGTAATCGAATGAGAGAAATAAATAAATTTAATCAAATTGTTAATCAAACTTTTGCATCTCGTCAGGCTTATCAAGTAATTAAGGGTCATTATATTCCAATTATTAATGATGGTATTACTGACGAATCAGTTATGGATGTTGACAAAAGAAAGTATTACATACAAAAATATGATTTTACTATGATGGGATTTTTGATGGACGAAGATGACTTTGAAGTATCTCCCGCAATATCAAGAACATTTACAATGATTGAAACAGACCTTAGAAACCAAGTGAAAAACAAAAGAAGACCTGTATCAAACACACCAAAAGAAACAATATTCAATTACCAAGTTTCTGCAGTCACCGCATCTACAATATTTGAATATACTTGTGATTTGAACTTGATTGAGTCGACTAACGTATCTTCCTTTGATGTTTACATTAATAACCTGTATTATGGGTTAGACCAAGAATACATTCAAATCAATACTAAAGACGAGTTAAAAATTGAAATCGTTCCTTCGGTTATATCCTCAGAATCAAAGTTAATCTTTAATGAAAATTTGCTTTAATTTTCTCCGTAGATATCTTTTTTATCTTTACACTTTTCCAATATAAGAGATTCTAAAAATCTATACATTTTTATTCCTCTTTTATCACAATATTTTTTCAGGACTTCGTGAACTTCGGAGTCAATCTTAAGGTTTTTTATCTTCTTGTTATCTTTGGACATAGGGCAGAAAAAAGGCAGAATAAAATCTTACCAAAATATAAATAGTTTTTATTATGTAAAGTTTTTACAGAAACTGTGAATATTTATTAAAGAAAATAAATAAAAATTTGAATTAAAATTATGGCTACTTCATCTAACAGTAAGGTTTTTGTCTCACCAGGAGTCTATACATCAGAAGTTGATCTAAGTTTTGTTGCTCAAAGTGTTGGTGTTACCACACTTGGTGTTGTAGGGGAAACTATTATCGGACCTGCTTTCGAACCAATTTTCATAACGAACTATGATGAGTTTACAACTTATTTTGGGGGTGTATCTCCTGAAAAATTTGTTAACACACAAATACCAAAATATGAAGCTGGATACATTGCTAAAGCTTATCTACAACAATCCAATCAATTGTTCGTTACAAGAATATTAGGACTTTCTGGGTATGACGGAGGACCATCTTGGTCAATTACCACAACGGCAAATGTTGATTGCTCAACAATCGACGTTTGGTGTTTATCAGGAGCAACAATTGATTGTGTTCCTGTTTGTCTATCCGCTAAAACTGAAACATTTATCATCCCTTTTACGGCATGTTCTAACTCAGTCACAACAGTTGAGTTCCAAGGAACCTTCCCTTCGGAAATCGCAAACTTATTGAATACTCCATATACAACTGGTGATGGAGGAACTTCAACAATTGGAACACAACTTCAAGACTTGGTTTTTGATGTGATCACCGATCCACTACCTTTTGATGCTGAAGATCATACAATTTCTTATTTTGGTTCGATTGAAGATGGTGATTATAATACATTGGATGCTATTTTCACAGCTTCTACAAATGTTTACAATGTACCAAATATTGGTTTCTCAGCAAACACTTTGTGTTCAGGATTCAATGATCCTTGGTATTACTCACAATTCGAACACGAATTAAACGGAAATGGGTATACAGGATTCTCTTTCTTTTCAATTGTACAGAATCTTCAGTATTTGTATCCTACACCAACATCAACACCGTTGGCTTCAGTAACACCTACACCAACACCATCTCCTCAGAACCCATGTATTACACCATCGGCTCATGTTAACCCAACACCAACACCATCTCCAGTCCCTGTAAACTGTTACTCAGGTGAGCTACACATTAAAGTGTACTATTACACAGGAACTTCATATACACAATATGATGATGTTGTAGTTGGAACTTTCAGATCGAGAGGTATTTCATACTACACAAGTTCTGAAAACCCAACTTATGAGATTACTGGTCTTACCAATGTTAACATTGATATGACAGGACAGTATGTTTCAGTATTAAAAAATCCTTATGAGAAATTTGCAATTAACTGTACTAATAGATATGGACAACAATATACTTTTGAAACTTCATTCTCTCAAAATGACCCAAGTTATGTTACAAAAGTATTTGGAGTTACAAACTTCCAAAAACCTCGTTTAGAAGTTCCATTATTCTGTGAAGAAAGATTCCAATCATGGTTGAACTACGGGTGGAAAAAAGGATACATCAGAGGTTTGAACCCAAGTCTTGTAAGATTAGATTCAGCACAAAGTGGAAATGTGCACTCAATCGGATGGTACTTAGACAGATACCAAACTCCGAGTTCTCCATGGGTTGTGTCCGAACTTAGAGGTAATAAAGTATTCGACTTATTTAAAGTTTATACTATCTCTGATGGTGATGGAGCAAATACTCTACTTAAAGTGTCGATCGCAGACGTATCTTTCTCTAATAACAACTTTACACTATTAGTAAGAGATTATTTCGATACAGATTCTAACCCTGTTGTGTTAGAAAAATTTACAAATTGTTCTATGGATCCAAATCAAAACAACTTTATTGGTGTTAAAATTGGTACGGTAGATGGTGAGTATAATTTAAACTCTAAATACATTATGATTGAGATTCATGAGGACGCTCCTATTGATGCTCTTCCATGTGGATTTAACGGTTACAATTTCAAATTGTATCAAGGAGGAAAACCACCGTTCCCAATTATCAAAGCAAAATATGACTTTCCTGGTGAAGTTATTTGGAATCCGCCCTTTGGTTTGAGTACTGGAGTTGACGATGTTATCGTTAGTTCCGGTGACAACATCAGAAGGACTTACTTAGGTATTGGAAACTTCTATGGTTGGGATCCAAGTTATTATGAGTATATTGGAAAGAGAAATCCGAACAATACTTGTGATATTGACGGAATTGATTGGAACTACAGATCATCAGGTTTCCACATGGACAAAAACGCTTCTGGTATTACATTAGGTGCAGCATTCAGTACAAGTGGTGACCCAAGATTTATCTGTGGTAGTTCAACTTTCGATCAAGAACCTCAATTACCAACAAATGATTATTACAGATTGTTCTCAAGAAAATTCACATTCTTGGTTCAAGGAGGGTTCGATGGATGGGATATTTATAGAGAATATAGAACTAACTCAGACCGATTCGAATTGGGAAGAACAGGATACCTTTACGGAGCATGTCCTGACAACAGATATCCGAATGCAACTGGTTGGGGAGCATTCAAACAAATCGCAATTGGTGATGGTACACAAGACTATGCAAACACTGACTTCTACGCATATCTTTTAGGTCAACAAACATTTGCAAACCCTGAATCAGTTAATATAAATGTTTTCACAACTCCAGGTATTGATTTCTCAAACAATAGTAACTTGATAGAAAGAGCAATTAATATGATTGAGTTTAACAGAGCGGATTCACTTTATGTAACTACATGTCCTGATTACAACTTGTTCTTACCAACTACAACTGGTGTTGATGGATTAATTTACCCTCAAGAAGCGGTTAACTTGTTAGAAGATACAGGTATCGACTCTAACTATACCGCAACTTATTACCCCTGGGTATTAACAAGAGACAGTGTTAACAACACTCAAATCTACATCCCACCAACTGCTGAGGTAACAAGAAACTTGGCATTGACAGACAACATTGCGTTCCCATGGTTCGCTGCGGCGGGTTACACTCGTGGTATTGTTAATTGTATCAAGGCTCGTAAGAAGTTGACACAAGAAGATAGAGATGTTCTTTATACAGGTAGAATAAACCCAATCGCAACTTTCTCTGATGTTGGTTGTGTAATTTGGGGTAACAAAACTCTACAAATTAGAGAATCAGCTCTTGATAGAATCAATGTTAGAAGATTATTGTTACAAGCACGTAAGTTGATTTCAGCAGTATCTGTAAGATTATTGTTTGAACAAAACGACGCACAAGTAAGACAAGACTTCTTAAACGCTGTAAACCCAATCTTAGATTCGATTAGAAGAGACCGAGGTCTATATGACTTTAGAGTTACACTTTCTAGTGATCCACAAGATATCGACAGAAACCAAATGACAGGTAAAATTTATATTAAACCTACACGTTCACTTGAGTTTATCGATATTACGTTCTTTATTACACCGACTGGAGCTTCTTTCGAGAACATCTAAAAAACAATGAAAAAGGAAAAAGGGGGGTCTTCCCCCTTTTTTTATTTATAGGATATTTATTATTATGGATTATAAAAAATTAGTAAGAGGTATTATATCAGAAATAATACAAGACCAACTGACACCAACAATGAAGTATTATGCATTTGATTGGGATGATAATCTTATGTATATGCCAACAAAGATTTACTTAAAAGATGACAATGGTCAAAGTGTTGGTATGTCCACGGATGATTTTGCGGAGTATAGAACTGAAATTGGAAAAGAACCTTTTGATTACGATGGACATACCATTGTTGGTTTCGATAACGACGCATTTCGTGACTTTACGGTAACGGGTGATAAAAAATTTTTAGTGGATTCTATGAAAGCCCCAACGGGTCCAGCATGGAGTGATTTTGTGGAGGCAGTAAATGATGGATCAATTTTTGCAATAATTACCGCAAGAGGACATACACCAAGTATATTAAAAACTGCAATATATCAACTTATTAAAAAAAATATGCACGGATTAAATAAAGATGAGTTAGTAAAAAACCTTCGAAAGTATCGTGAAATGAATGACGAGGAAGATTTGTCTGATGAAGAATTAATCCAATCTTATTTAGAAATGTGTAAGTATCATCCTGTTAGTTTCGGTGAGGGTTCGGCCGCCAATCCCGAAGAACTTAAAGTAAGTGCGATGAAACAGTTCATGGAATATGTTAGAACACTATCTCAAAGACTACAAGAAAAGGCTTACCTTAAGAACAAAATAAGTAATTACTTTGTACCTTATGTTGGTTTTTCAGATGACGACTTAAAGAATGTACAAGCAATGAAGAAACATTTTGATGACGAATCTGGTTTAGATATCTATCATACAGGAGGAGGTAAAAAAACTAAATTTTAATTAAAACTAGGCTTATAAAAGTTATAACTTTAAAAATTATTGAAGTAAATAGAAAAAATTTAAAATGAATATATTTATAATAAAAATAAAAAGAAAAATTAAAAAATAAGACATGGCTGATTTACTAATGAAAATGCCGATTCCCTACGAACCGAAAAGGGAGAACCGTTGGATTCTAAGATTCCCTTCATCACTTGGTATTAATGAGTGGTACGTTGAAACAACATCAAGACCGAAACTTACAATCGGTTCGACAGAGATACAGTTTTTAAATACTTCAACATATGTTGCTGGTAGATTTAATTGGCAAGAGTTAGGGGTGACATTTAGGGATCCAATTGGACCTTCAGCTTCACAAGCGGTTATGGAATGGATCCGTTTATGTGCTGAATCAGTTACAGGTCGTATGGGTTATGCAGCAGGTTACAAAAAAAATGTTGACCTTGAAATGTTGGACCCAACAGGAGTTGTTGTTGAAAAATGGATTTTAGAAGGATGTTTTCTTCTTGGTTACGATGGGGGTTCATTGTCTTATGCAACAGATGGTATTGCAAAAATTACTTGTAATATGAGAATGGACCGTTGTATTTTAGTTTATTAATAAATTAATATAATAATATAAACCGTATACTTTACAGTGTACGGTTTTTTTTTACCTTTTAAAAAAAAAACTATGGAAACATCAGACGAATACAAATATGGTCAACAAGATTTTAATTTACCACACGACGTGGTACAGTTACCTTCAGGTGGGATTTTCTACCCATCCAAAAAAAAATCGGTGAAAGTTGGTTACCTAACCGCAGCTGACGAAAATGTAATTGCAAATTTAGGTCTTAAAAAAAGTGTCAAGGAATCAATAATTCTCCCACTTCTTAGAAATAAAATTTATGAAAAAGATTTGAGACCGGAAGAACTTTTAGATTGTGACATTGAAGCAATTTTAATTTTCTTGAGAAACACATCGTTTGGACCAAGTTATGAGGCTCAACTAGAAGACCCAATGACGGGGAAAAAGTTTAATTTTGAATTTAGTTTAGAAGAATTAAATATGAAAAGAACTAAAACCCAACCAGATTCTGATGGTTTGTTCTCTGTTGAATTACCAATTACAAAAAAAATTGTAAAGTTGAAACCTCTAAACTTGAAAGATAATATTGATTTAGACAACACAATATCATCATATCCTATAGATAGAGTTCCTCCTACCGTAACTTTAAAATTGAGTAGACAAATAGTTGAGATTAACGGAAAACGTGATTTATCTGAAATATCTGTTTTTTCAGAAAACATGCCAATTGCTGATTCTAAGTTTATAAGAAAATTTCTTAATGAAAATGAACCCGGTTTAGATTTAACCAAAACAACAACAGCCCCGTCAGGAGAAAAGGTGAATTTCAATATCGCCTTTGGGGTGGAGTTTTTTCGGCCTTTCTTTGGAGTATAAAAAAAATATACTAGACGAACTTTATTTTTTATCCAAACACATGAATTTACAATATTCTGAGTTTTGGAAAGTCCCAACTTTTGAAAGAAAATATTTTATTCAAAAAATAATTGAACTACACAAAACTTGAGATAAAGTATTTATCAAATAAAACATGTTTTTCAACGACCAAGAAGATTTTAGAAAACTTTATGAAGAACAAAAGAAGAAATACCAAGGAATTGAGGAATTTATTTCAGGGGGTAACAGAGGTATATCGTTACAACAAAATTTATTCAACTCATATGCTAGCACTGTTATTCCAACAACTAAAACAATCAGTGAAGCTTACTCAGCTGCAGTCAAATCCCTACTAGATTTTGAAACACCACTAAAATTTACAATTGAGGAATCTAACAAAATACAAAAAGCATTTGGTTTATCTCGAGAGAGAATTGATGATTTTAAAGTATCGTTAGCTAACGCTGCCCCTGAATTATTAAGAATGGGTGTTGGTGCTGATGAGGCCAAAGATATTATAGTTGACGTTGGAAATGCGTTTGGTAACACTGGAGTTATTGGAAAAGAGGCAATAACAGAGTTGGCTGCAACAACAAAACTTACAGGTATTGAAACGTCAAAATTGGCGACCAATTTTAGAGAAGTCGGAATCTCAATATATGATGTAGGTGACACAATGAAAGAGGTTGCTAATTACGCAAAAAGTGTTGGTGTTTCTGTTAAAGCAGTTTCAGATGGAGTAGTTAGTAACCTTGGTAAAATGAACCTGTTCAACTTTGACAATGGAGTTAAAGGTCTTACCAAGATGGCAGCACAAGCGGCAAGACTCGGAATTGATTTGAACACAACATTTACTTTAGCTGAAAAAGTATTTGATCCTGAAGGAGCTATCGATTTGGCGGCTTCATTACAAAGATTAGGAGTCGCTTCTAACGATTTACTTGACCCATTAAGAGCGATGGATTTGGCTCAAAACGATCCAGAGGAACTACAAAACCAATTAGTAGATCTTACTAAAACCTTCACAAAATTTAACCAAGAATCGGGTAAGTTTGAAATCCTACCTGGTGAAAAAAGAAGAATTAGAGAAATAGCGAAAGAAATGGGGATTCTTCCCGAAAAATTGGCCGAGATGTCAATTAAAGCTGCGGAGTTTGATAGAAAAATGAAGTCTATTGAATTTCCTACGGCAAACAAGGAAGAACAAGAATTAATCGCGAGCCTTTCTCAAATAAGTGGTGGTACGGCGGTTATTGAAATAGAAGGTAAAATGAAAGACGTAAGTAAACTTACATCTGACGACATTAAAAGTTTAAAAGACCAAGAGGCAGAAGCAAATAAATCAATAGAAGAGTTGGCAAGAGATCAATTAAATCAATTAGAAGATTTGAATGCGAATGTTAGTGCTTTAGTTTCAGAGTTTGGTTTAGGTTTAGCAACCTCAAAAGAAAGTCTAAGAGCTCAAAAACTCGGAAACACAACTATAAGTAGTTTATTTAAAGAAATAGATAAAGAGTTTTCGGTTGAAAGTGTAAGGGAAACTAGTTCAAAAACACTATTTGGTCCGATTGAAGAAGTTCTAGTAAAATACGCAACTGGTAATGCAAAATTGGAGGATGTTATAAAACAATTTGAGAAATTTGGTCCGGATTTGAAAGAAATAGGACCAAAATTTGAAAAATCAGTAGTACAAATTTTGAATAATTATGGAAAAGACGTAATTAACAAGGCAAAAGAAATATACACTCCAGTAATTAATAAAATAGAAGAAGAGAATAAAAAGAAAAACGCCGCATCAGGTAATAACAGCGTAGTTACAGTAAATCATAATTTTAAATTTGAAGGAAATCCCGAAGTACTTAATAAACTAAGTCCTAGAGAAATTACTGAAGCGACTATAACAGGATTAAAAGAAAGTAATGCTTCTGCTGCAGAACTTAAACATATTTTGAGGACTCCTGAATTCGGATAAAATTTGAAAAAAGAGTATTTATTTAAAAACAAACTATGTCAGAAAGTACTCTTTCATTTGCCGGTTCAGAATTTTTTAGAAATAAATTATTAACTAGAAATTTACAACCATACAATGTACCTGGTGTGTATACACCAACACAACCGGCAGTAAACTATGAGACAAATTTAACAGTATCAAATGTTATTGATTCTGACAACACTTTAGTTTCCACAAATGTTTTTGCAGAAAATTTATATCCGCTAAATGAATATGGACCCGAAGGAGGATTTGGGGACCCAATTGGAATTAATTCGGTTGCATCGACAAATAACCCTGAAGGGACAAATCAAGGACCTTATTATCCTGTGGGTAATGATTCACCCCTAGAGTTAGTTAATGAATTTTTTATTGATGACGCCTATATTACAAATACATGGGGACCAACAGGAGGTTACAAAGATTTAGTTGTTATAACCGACATATTAGACGCGGTACCTGGGGGTATCTATCAACCGTACTTGGGTTATTATAACACATCATCATATAGTACTTTTGATATTATATTTTACCAAGATCCTTTAGGATCAAACGGGTTGCTATCTAGCGATACCCCAATGATGAACCTTGCTGCAAAACAACTACAAGGACTATTTCAAGAGAGGATTGCATCAGAAATAATTCAAAACACTGTCGGTTTAATTAATTTAGATACAATTACAGATCCTTTTTCTGCCTCAATGTTGGCAACAGGTAAACAACCTTTTTTTGAAAAAAATTGGAAGATTACAGTACCCGAAGGACCTTTGTTAGCCACGGTATCTTTGGCAAACCGACTAACAGGAACTTATTTTCCTGTGTCTTTAATACCTGGAGATTACTTTAACGAAAACGTAAACGAGCAATTACCACAAAACATTGCGGCCCTTAGTACAATAAATAATTTTACTGGCGGATTGTTAGGTCCGATACTTAATAAGACAAGAAACCCCTCTGAAATTTTTATTGCAAATACAGGAAACGGTCAAAAATCTGTTTTATTTGCCAGTTTAGATTACAACAAATACAAACCAACTTACAACAAAGGAATATTCTTAGGGTTAACTCAAGCGGTATCCAACCTATTTAATCAAGATAATAAATCAAGTGGTGGATACTATGTTGGTAGTAGAGAGTCAGAACCGAGTCAAATTGATTCACCACCCAACGAAGTTCCTGTAAATGAGTTCGGTCAACAACAACAATCTATTGTATATGGTCCTCAAGAATTGGGACAATTATACGAAGGTAATATAGGACAACTTCAGTTTGGTTTAGCCGGTAAATCATATACTAATGATGGAGGGATTGCAGGACAATTTGTTTGGACCTCACCAAAATACAAACCAAACGCGGGATGGAAAGTTGGTAAAGGAGGAGACCCAAAGTTTGTAGATCAAGAATTCAATGTAGTTTCTGCTGATTATAACAAATATCAATCTACTGACGTAGACTTCAAGATAGGTTCAATACTCGATAAAACACAAAGATTGATTGAATCTGCAGATAGCGTACAAGGAGTACAAAGATTAAAACATGTAGGAAACGCGATAAATCAAGTGTCCAAAGTGTTTAATGACGGATACAAAGAAATAACAAAAGGTTCTCAAGTAATGTCCTACACTGATCAAACTACAGGACAAGAAGCAGGAATAGAGTATTGTAGAATTTTTACTAAAGATACTCCTTATTTTACGTATGCCGATTTACAAAAAACTGATGGTATAGTTGAGAGCGGAAGAAAATTTGACTATTCAATATTCAACAACACATATAATCTCAACATCGCCCCTATCAGACAACCAGGATCAACAAACATTATTAATGGTAAGGTAAAAAAATATATGTTCTCTTTGGAAAATTTAGCTTGGAGAACTTCAGATAGACCAGGGTTTAGATACGATGATTTACCTCCCTGTGAAAAAGGACCAAACGGAGGAAGAATAATGTGGTTTCCACCATACGATTTGAAATTTAATGACGACTCAAGACCTCAGTTTAATGAAACAACTTTTTTAGGTAGACCTGAACCAATTTACACTTATAAGAATACAAGTAGGTCAGGATCTTTAAGTTGGACAATTATTGTTGATAATCCTGCTATGTTAAACACAATTATTGAAAAACAACTTAAAGGAGTCGCCAAAGAAAGAATAGATTCGATTATGGACTCGTTTTTTGCTGGTTGTACAAAATATGACATTTATGATTTGGGTATCAAATTTAATCAGATACCAACAAAAGATTTATACACTTACCAACAAATTTTAAATAACCCAAGATTAACAACTGAAGAATATGCTCAAGTTTTAACAAGTATTGGAACAAATCCTGAAGGTAGTCTTGTTGAAGATAACGCATTTGGTTCTGACGGTAATACTCTCGAATTGGGTGGAACTTCTTGGATTGAAAAAGAAACTGAAGACCCTTTTACATCTGAAGTAAAAAAATATGAAAACTATGCGTTTTACTTTCATAATGATTTACCCGATCCAGATACAAGATTAAAAGTTGCGACCCAACCTTTTGATTTTTGGTATGACAAATATATTGCATTAAAGAGTACGTCATATGTGACTAAAGCACCCGATGAGGTTTATACTGACAATTTAAGTGCCGCGGGAGCTTACACCAAAGCTGGCATACAAAACTTTTTTGGAGATATTATTGAAGCAAATTTTGATATAATTAAAAGTGAATTTTTAGATATTATTAAAAAAATAATTATAGAAAAAAACGGAAGTGTTGAAATTGAATTAGTTGGATCAGCATCGGCTCCTGAATCTCCAGAGTATAATGTTGACTTATCAACACGAAGAATTAGTAGCGTTATTCAATGGTTTGACAAACAATCCGCTGGAAATGGTAAAACATTTGGGGAGTATAGAACTGGAGATACCCCAAAAATTAAATTTATCACTGATGATAACGCTTTAGGAGAAACCGCCACAATCCCAAAAGGGCCCGAGACTGGTGATTACCCTGAGGTTACTTGTACAATAGATATAAAAGAAAAAGACGGTTCATCATATGTTGTAACAAATGCGGCACAAGTATACAGTATTCCTGCTATGGCTTGTAGAAGAGTTGTTATGAAAAGGATTACACCTATTCTTCCCCCGCCAGATAAAAAAGAGGATGAAGATAGTGATGATGAAAAAATTAAGATTGAGATCCAACAGACTGATGTAAAGTATACTGGATATACAAGAACAATTAAACCACAGGCAGAAGTTAACATTGAACAAAAAATAAAAGACGGAATATCAAAAAAAGTTTTAAGACATTTATTTTCTGAATGTGATTATTTTGAACTTATAAAAGAAAATAACCCTATGGTGTATGATACCATAAAAGAAAAAATAAAATACTTTAATCCTGCTTTCCACTCGATGACACCTGAAGGTCTCAATTCAAGACTTACATTTTTACAACAATGTATGAGACCTGGTCAAACAATACCTGTTATAGGACCCGATGGTAGACCAAAATATAACGACGCTTTAAATACGGCATTTGGTTCACCACCAATTTTGGTTTTAAGGGTTGGTGACTTCTATCATACTAAGATTGTACCAACAAATTTAGGTATACAGTATGAACCTCTAATATACGACATCAATCCCGAGGGTATAGGGGTACAACCGATGATTGCAAAAATCTCAATGGGTTTCAATATAATTGGAGGAATGGGTCTTAAAGAACCTGTTGAAGAATTACAAAATGCTTTATCATTTAATTTTTATGCAAATACAGAAATATACGACGAGAGAGCAACATCAACCGACAAACAAAGTGTTGAAAAATTAGACAAATATGTTGTAAGTAAAATTGCTGCAAACCAACCTACAGTATCACCACCAGTGAACACACAACAACCAAAAAAAGGACAATCTACTATCGGAACCTTAGGAGGTACCAATGATTCTAATTATCAGGTATTATTTACAGAGTTGGATGCCAATTTAAAATCATACATAAATGCATATTTTGATTACATGTCAAGTGTACAACAACAAAATAATTTAGGTATTGTACAATTAGCAAACAAATCAGTAAACTATTCGAAGGGAAATTTGGCAAACCTTACCACACCAAAAGAAGTAATAATCTATGGTAAACCAAGTAACCCCGAACAATTGGTAGGAGCTTTAATAAGTAATGTTTCAAAAGATGTAAAACAAAGAGAAGACCCAATTATGAAATCGTTGAAAAACAATACAAACGAATTTAAAAATAAAGTACTTAGAGAGATAGAGGAAAAATTAATAATTCAAGTAGAAAAAAGAAGTGGTGAAATATCAAATTCTGTTAATCTTCTAATAAACACGTTTGTAACAAATCAACAGAACCTCAACTACACTTTTAGAAAAATGGACTTAGTATGTAATAAGTTAGATGGAGTATTGGTTGACACTAATAATCCTGTTATTTACGACTTGAGTGGTGATACTTTCTTTGGGGATGCTGTTAATAAAGAAAGTATAAATTATCTTTATTTGGGTGATTTTGTTCCCGAAGCTCAAATTGCAAGTTGTTATACAATACTTAAAAAATTTGACGATTGGGCAAAAATGAAATTGAATAGACCTGACACATTTAACGATTCTCTTACAACATTAAATTGGGATGGGTTATTAACCGATGTTGGTGGAAGTTCTAGTGAACCATCATTTACAAACGTTGAGGACGATAGATTTTATTTAGCAATGTCATCTATTTTAACAGACAAAACAAAAAAAGAAACCTTTCTAACCGAACTTTCAAACGGAGAAGAAGTTAAAAAAGAACCAAAGGTTTTGGTTGCCTTGACCAACGTTGTAAATACTTTGAGTACTAGATACACTGAGATTTTTGAAAAAGAAAAGAAATATTTTGATGATCTTAAAACATCTCAAGATTTCAAAACCTTAACTGAGTATACACTACCAGTTATACCAAACGTTGCTAAATGGACATCACCACCAACTGTAGACGTTGAACAGAAAAAAGTTAAAATTAAAGATCTATATGCAAATCAAAATTTGAATACGGACACAACATTTAATGGTAAAGTTACATTTTTATAAACATGATATATCAATATACAAATAGGTACTCAGATTTTCTAATCAATGGACAACAAACTGTTGTTCCGTTCATACCATTACAAAGTAAAAGTAGTGACATGAATCATATCTATATTGTTGGCCAATCAAGATTAGATAAAATATCACAACAATATTATAACAGTCCTTTTTTTGGGTGGTTGATAATGCAAGGTAATCCACAATATAGTGGATTGGAACAAAACATTCCTGATGGTGCAATATTGACAATACCATATCCTTTGATAGCTTCATTACAGGACTATAAAAATGGTTTAGATAACTATTTCTTTTATTATGGTAGATAGTAATGAAAATATTTTAGTAGAGTTTGATTATGATAACATAACGATAATTGACCCAAACAAAGTTGTTGACAATTTGGGAAACGTTAATGAAAGATTAGTTAAACAAGAAAACTTAGTTTACTACGCTAATTTAGAGTGTAGTGTTTTACCTAGAACAAAATTGGCGGTTGGTAGTTCTTTTGGTGATAACCAAAGAACAATATCCGTTGGAAAAATTAATTTTTTAAATCCAGGGTTCAAAGACTTTTTGGATACAAGATGGTCCAATGAATTAACAGGAAAAGATACTATACAAGGTAGAGGACAAAATCAACCAAGAATTACTGCGGTCAAAGAATCTGATAAGTCACCTGAGTATTACTACACACAAAGAACTTACTCTGATGGAAAACCTGGGGCAACCGACAACGGACTTTTAGGTATGAAAGACATCAATATGAGTATGGGTCAAGATTTTCTACCTGTGGTTGAAATAACTTTAGAGGACGTAAAAGGAAGAGCCCTTTTCGAATCAGGAAATAACTCTCCTTACGCCGCCTTCTTCCAACTACCATACCCTTTATTTACTTTAACAATGAAGGGATATTTTGGAAAGGCGGTAAAGTATCCTTTGATGTTGAAATCTTTTACTTCGAATTTTGATCCGTCGTCACATAATTTTATTATAAGACTGAAATTCTTTGGTTACAAGTATACTTTATTGTCTGCTGTTAATTTTGGTTCTTTAACAGCGGTTCCACACATGTATAAAAATTTGGTGACAATACCCGCAAAAATTAACGAAACAAATCAAACTGCGAAAAACACAAACCAAACTTCATTTCTGAGTAGTAAAGGTTATGAAAAAATGAGGGAAATATATTCAGATTATAAATCAAAAGGAATGATTGCTGAAGATTTTCCTGAACTGACATTAAATCAATTGAGATATCGTTTAGATGAATTTATCAAAAAAGTTTTGTCGGAGTTTACAAAAGAAAACTTGGGAGTACTAACAGAAATAAATAATTATCTAAATTCGTTGTTGAATTACCAACAAGTTATTTATACGTACACCACAACATCATGGTTCAACCAATTTATGGATGTTAAAGAACCTTTTGTTCTTACCAACGGTGAAAAAATGTATCAATTCAAACCAACATTAACACCTGAAAACAAAGACAAATGGTTTTCAGAGTTGACAGGTAGAATACAAAAATATAACACACAATTGAATACTAATAGTGTTTTTGGAAAAACTCCTGGAACTTACAGCGTTGGTGGTACAATATACCCAAGTAGAATAGAGTTCTCAATCAAAGACACGACTTTTATTAGAAAGATAAATCCCGAAACGGATATTGATTGGGAAAAAACATATAGATTAAAAAACCCAACCCAAAGTGTCTTTGGTAATTTATATCCTGAAAAAGTAAGAGCATTTAAAACTAGTAAACTTGCCGAAATTGAACTATTGAAAGGTAACTTGTTTTATTTTGAAGGACCTGGTTCTTTCATGTACATTACAACCAAAATGGGTAAACAAGTAGAAAGTTTTAAAAGAGAAATAGAAACAAGAATAACAGAAAACCTACGTTCACAATTTAATAATAAACAATATGGTTTAGGATTTATTCCTACCGTAAGAAATATATTGGCAGTTTTCTTTTGTCAAGGAGAGGCGTTTTTAAGATTGATGGATGAAGTTCACACCAAAGCTTGGGACGTAAGACAAGAACCTTATAGAAAACAAGCAATTTTTGGAAACGCATCTACCGCCCCGAGTGTTGATATCAAAACCTCAACACAAAACGATGAACCAATATATCCTTGGCCGCAAGTCATTAGAGAAATCACCGAAGATGATAATAAAGAAAAATTTGAAATTGTTTATCCCGGAGCTCCAGATGTTGCATTTTTATACAGGTCGTATCTTCCTGAAATTTGGCCTGAAGTACAGTTTGTTGAAGAGTTTATAAAAGGATATACTCACCGTGATGACGACTTCAAAGAGTTGAGCGATAATCAAACAAATTTATTAAACAAACCAAGAAGAGTATCTCTTAATTCAATAGATTTCCCAACATCAAATCAAATATTTCAGAACAAACAACAAGTCAAATACATGTATGAAATATATGAAAGAGTAATTCTTAACGCATACTACAGCAAATTAAATAGACAAAGTGGATATCCTTTCAGTGTTTACAACGTTGAGGCGGAAAATGAAACGTTGAATATTTTAGAAAGTCTAAGTTCCTCAAGTCCATACATGTCAAAAATATTAAAAGAATATAATATAGATCAAACCAACTTTGAAATATTCTTAAGACACATATCTAACGAAGGACAAGGGGAGAGTTGGCAAGATTTTATTAGAGGAATTTTTGTTACACCATACATTAGAAATGAAGTTGAAAACCCAAGTAGACTATTCAATCAAGACATTTTAGTCAACACAAAATCACAACCTGATATTGAGTTAACAATTGAAACAAACAAAATAAACATTGAAAAGTATATTGCCGACTCAAGTGCTAGTAACGTCTTTGACTTTACAGACATTTATCCTTTATTGGATTTAAATTGGGATAAAAGTAATTTGGCGAATGGAGATACATTAAATGCTGCTGAAGAGGCTTTTGATACACAAAAAGTTTTGGAATACAATGACAACCAAAAAACTATTGCAAGCTTTGAAGCCGGAGAAGACCAAACAATCAAAAGACCAATATCTAACTTCAATTATTTCAATTTAACTGACGTACTACAACCTGTTAATTTCTCATTGTTTTATACGTCAAGAACTATTCCAAAACAATTAACCACTGAAGGTAACTTAAAGTATACAAACTACAATGGATATTTAGAACCCAATCAAACAATATCAATGTTAAACACACCGTATTTTATAAATGCAATTCAAGACGGGGTTTTTAAATTTAGGTTCAGATCGGGAGAAACAAGTCCATATAAGTCTGCCGCGTATTTGTTTTTGGATAGTTTACCATTGGCAACAACTAAAGAAAAATTTAAGACATATGGAGAAGGTGGGGCTAGTGTTGATTTAAATTATATTTTGGCAACACTAAAAAAGTTTGGGGCAATTCATAAATTACCATACGCTTGGGTTTTAAAGTATGGTGGTATTTGGCATAGATATAAAACATGGAAAGATACTGGAATTGACTTTTTGGATGATGTATGGAAGGACTTTAATGCGGTTAGAAACTTTGACCCAATCAATTCGGCAACAACTTACAACTACCCACTTACGGTCGGTAACAATTTATACAATATTGTTTTAGACCAAACAACAAATACCCCAACACCAAACACAAACATGAACGTTGGGTTTTACCCTCAATTAATTGACGACTTTAATGTATTTTTACAAGGGACAAAATTACTCACAGGGTCAAGTTTAGTACAAGGTGTTTGTTCAATAAGCGGTTCTGTGATGAATGTATCTACTGTAAGTAGTAATAATTTATTCATTGGTGCAATTATAACTGGTTTGGGTATACTACCAAACACAACAATTTTGAGTCAGATAGCAGGAACTACAGGTGGTATAGGTCAATATGTTGTTTCATTATCACAAAGTGCTTCGACCACACCATTTACAGTACAAAATTTAATTGTTAATGGACCGAGTTCCGTAGACATACAACAGTTGATAAATGATGATATTTTACTTCTATTTAATAATAGTACCGCAAACATAGAAGGATCCATTGGATTTGACCCTAACAATTTGACCAGAACTTTAACACTAAGAACTTGGTCAGTTTTAGTCAAATCACAAAAAACCGATAACTATTTTGTATTCCCATCATTTGGTTATGATCAGAACCAAACGTATTCTGAATGTTTCAAAAACGGGTCTATGAGAATTGAATTATCACAAAACCCCGCAGTCTTCAATGGGTCGGTAAGATTATTTTGGAATGCACCAACTTACGGATATTACAACAACTCTTTTGTCGTTAAAAACAATCCTGACACGTATTTAAAAAACATATTGAACAACTCGAACACCCAACAAAATTTCTTGATCTCAGGACAAAAAAGTGATTATTCTTATTTGGACGATATGTTTAGCGCTTTTGATAAGAATGTTTTAGATTTGTTTGAACTTCAATTTCTGAACTTCAGTAAATCAATTTATGATTATACCGACTTGATTCCACCAACATTACAAAATAATTTGGCGGATCTTTCTCAACCAAACTTACAAAATCTAAGTAGTACTGAAACTCCAAGCGAACAATATTATAAAAACTTCCAAGGGTTGATGAGAGAATTGTTAAAGATAAGAAATCCAATAAAAACTTCTCCAAAGGAAACACTCAATGATGTAATATCAGCACAAAACCAAGTTTTCCAAACCGTACTAAAAAACTTTTTAGAATACGATGTTGTTTTTAAATACGGAAACCCTTCAGGATTTGACAGAAAAACATTTTTCACTTTTTCGACTCAATTTATTGAGGAACCTATAGTGTTGGATCAATACATAAAAGGTAATCTACCTGGTGACGGAACCGTTCCGAACTTATCTTTGGCAAATTCAAAAACACAAAATCCTGATGTTTGGAAAGCTCTTGAAACATATGTAGGTTTTTCTAAAATACCACAGTTAGAATATACAAATAGTGGGTCTTATATTACTGATTTCTTTATTGATATGAATGTTGGATTTAACGAAAAAAATGTTAAAGATTTTGCACCAATTATTAAAATATTTGCCACTCAAAAACTTTTGGACCCAAACATAGATATAACATCTTTTTATTCGGGTATGGATAATTACCTATTGGCATCAAAAGAATATCTTAATAATGTCATAAGTGTTTTAATGCCAACAGTCAGAAATACTTTACCAACAGTAATCATCAGTCCACAAGAAGGTTCGGTACGTGCAGACTTAGAAGCAGGTTTTACAGAACAGACAAGAACTGAATTGTGGGAAATGTTCAAGGCTTTGAACGACACATGGATTTCTGGTTACGACTTTTCGAACAAAACATTGTTTGAAGATGTTCTTTTAATGGACAGAGCCTCAAGAGATATTGGAGACAAAATATTAGTAGACATATTTGAGGTTAAAGAATTGATTGAAGACGGGGCTTATAAAAACACTCTTTTAGGTATGATAGAAACTATACTTAAGAACAATAATTTTGTAACATACATGTTACCTTCTTATATTAATTTTTATAATGTACAGGACGCACAACTTAACCCAACACCGAGATTTGAAGGTACCACTGAATTTGCAAGAAATTTGTTTGGTACATATCTAAATGTGGATTACCGAGACAGTTCACCAAAATACGTTTGTGTTTACGCTAACAAACCAAGTGAACATTTGGCGATGAATGAAAATGTTGATTATAGATATAGAGATGACGCTTTTGATCTAAGAAGGGCTAGTGACAACCCATTAGTTGAGAGTCAAGAAAATAAAACAGATTGGGCCAGATCGAATAAACTTGTTGGGTTTAATGTCGACATGACACTACAAAACCAACAAATATTTAAACAATTTGACGTGGCTCAAGATCCTGGAAAACCAACGTCTGAATCATTGGAAGTTTTGAACCAATTGGCCAATCTTTCTAAAAATAGAAGAAGCTCAACACAAAACGTTTCATTATACAATCTATACAAAAATAGAAGTTACAGATGTTCCGTTGATATGATGGGAAATGCGTTGATACAACCAACAATGTATTTTAATGTTAGAAACATACCGATGTTTTCGGGTCCTTACATGATAACAACTGTGAGACATAGAATTAGTGAAAATGGATTTGATACATTCTTCGAAGGAATTAGACAACCTTTTTATTCTTTACCTAAGATAGATAATTTTATACAGTCACTCAATCAAAACATATTGAAAAGTATACAACAAACCATACAACAAAATGAAACAAAAAAATTATCAGATCCAGCAACCATAGAACAAGAAAAGGCAAATGTGTTGTCAAACGTTGTTGCAGAAGACAAATTAACATCAAATCAAGATTGTAATTCGGAAATTAACCCGAAATATCTTGGATTTACGCAAACCGAATTTCCTGCAGTGACAAGAACTACATTCAAACAAATGCAAACAAGTATAGGTACATTCTTAGTTAGTAAAAACTATACGGGTGACAGTCTTAAACAATACACTAGTTTATTATTTTCTTTCCTATATGTTGATTCATCCACAAACACAGGATTTGAGACTTATGAAAATAACTATAGTACTATAGATTTAAGACAATACTTCACAAACTACTCCAACTATTTCAACAAAAAATATTATTGTATAAACAGAGGTCAAAATGTTAACTTTCCAATAGTTAGTTTCATCGATTTGAATTCGTTTATTGATTTTGCTTTTAATAAAGTTAGTGGATTGATACAAAATACAACTCCGTCAAGTACACTAGCCGAATATTTTGCAGAACTTTATGTGACAAAATACCCTGTACCAAGAGATCCAAAAGTTTGGACTGAAATGACTAATGAAGATAAAGCGATACTTGTTGCGAAATTTAATGATGCGATTAGAGTTTACAGATCATTATAAATGTGAAATGAAACTTTTTTTACAAAACTTTATATTTATTATAAAAACAACACAAGATGAATGTAAAACTTATATTAGATAATTATTTGGGTAAAAACACCCGAGTAAGTGAAAAAGACAAAGGAAACGGATATAAAGAAGTCTGTGATTTGGACACTGGAGATTGTTACACAGTTAGAATGAAAGATGGGTTGATTGAAAGAGTAGACAATACCATGAAAACCTTCAGAAAAATTCAAGTAGAAACCAACAATGGTATAAAAACATTATTAAACGGGTAAAATGGCAATTGATAAGAAAATTCTCCAAGAGATACAACGATATAGATCCATTACAAATTATATCAACGAACAAGGTGTTGAAGCTTTAGCCCCACCACCAGCACCAGACGACGCCGCTGGAGCAATACTACCGGCAGGTGATGCGGCAACGGGAGCACCACCGGCAGAAGGGGCATTACCACCGCCACCTGTACCACCATCTACAGGAGACACTCCCGAAATAGTTGATGTATCACAAGACGATGAAGTTGAAGAAATTGGTGCGGAGGGAAAAGAAGGTGATGAAGAAGTTGAAGAGGTAGATATTACCGATTTAATCGATACTCAAAAATCTATGTCAGATAAACAAGAAGAGTACTTCAACAACCTATTTAGTCAATTAGAAACTCTACAAAGTAAACTTGGAGAAATGGATCAATTAGTTCAAAAATTAGACTCGCTTGAGGCCAAAGTTGAAAAATACAAACCCAAGACTCCCGAAGAAAAACTTGAACTCAGAACTCTAGACTCTGGACCATTCAAACAAAAACTTTCAGACTTTTTTGATGATAAAAAAATTGAGATGGAAAAATCAGGTAAAAATGAATACGTTTTAACTTCTGATGAGATTGATAACTATAGTCCTTCTGAAGTAGCGAAATCTTTTGACAAAGGTATAGAACCTTTTGACCCTGAAATATATTATAAATAATGATTAAGGTCGATTAATTCAACCTTGATTTTTTTTGGCGACACTATTTGACTATAACTTTTTATACACTTATAATTTTAACATAAACCTTTAATTTTTATTTACACATGGCGACAAATTCATTAGACGCAGTACTTGCACAGTACGAAAAATCAACTCAGAACAGCGCTTCGAGCGGTTCTAAAATGTCTCAAGAAGACCGAATGAAAAAATATTTCGCGGCTCTTTTGAAAGACAATGAAAAACAAGGACAGAGACGAGTACGTATTCTTCCTACAACTGACGGATCTTCACCGTTCAAAGAAGTATGGTTCCACGAAATCCTTGTGGACGGTAAATACCAAAAATTTTACGATCCAGGAAAAAATGACAATGAGCGTTCACCCTTGAATGAAGTTTATGAAGAACTTATGTCAACGGGTAAAGAGGCGGATAAAGAACTTGCAAAACAATACAAAGCTCGTAAGTTTTATATTGTTAAAGTGGTTGACCGTGACAACGAACAAGACGGAGTTAAATTCTGGCGTTTTAAACACAATTACAAACAAGAAGGGATCCTTGATAAAATTATTCCAATTTGGAAAGCAAAAGGTGACATCACAGATCCTGACACAGGACGCGATTTGATTCTTGAACTTACCAAAGCAAAAACTCCAAAAGGGGCTTTTTACACCGTAATTCAAACTGTGATGTATGATGATCCAGCGGCAATTTCTAAAGACAATGATCAGATGTCTGAATGGGTTTCTGATGAATTGACTTGGGAGGACGTATATTCTAAAAAACCTGTCGAGTATCTTGAAGCGATAGCAAGAGGAGAAACTCCACGTTGGGACTCAGAAAAAGGTGGTTACGTTTATCCAAACGATGAAACATCTGAAGTTTCTATGGGTGGTTCCACAAAGGCACAACCAAAATCAATTAATGAAGTTGATGATCCTCAAGTAAATGATGAGGTAGAAGAAGAATTACCATTCTAATTTATTAAAAAAATTATGACGGGAGCAGTTTATTGTTCCCGTTTTTTTATTTATATTTTTAAAAAACAAATTATGAACCCTTTCATGGTAGAAAAATTACAAGAAGCCCTTGTAAAAAAATATGAGGCAGAAATTGCAGATGCAGAAGCAAGACTTTATGTTTATTTCACAAATCCTGTTGGTATTGGAGAACATCCACAACACACAGAAGAAATGGACAAATTAGTCGAACAACTCACCGATGCAAAAGACAAATTAAAAACAATTACAAACTTTAAAATTTACGGACTATAATGGCTCTTAAGAAAAATGACTTCACTTCGATAAAGAAGAAGTTCTCTGCGGACGCAAAATATAAACCACAAAGATTTTTTGATCTTGGATCAGAATTTCTTGATGCGGTTGGATTACCTGGTCCTGCAATAGGACACCTGAATATGTTGCTTGGTCACTCGGATACAGGAAAAACTACGGCCCTTATCAAAACTGCAGTTGACTCTCAAAAGAAGGGAATTCTTCCTGTTTTTATTATTACTGAACAGAAGTGGTCTTTTGAACACCCCAAACTTATGGGACTCGAATGTGAGGAGGTGGTAGATGAAGAAACGGGTGAGTTGACTTGGGATGGATTCTTCTTATTCAATAACAATTTTGATTATATTGAACAAATCACTGAATATATCAACGGTCTGTTGGACGCACAAGAAAAGGGTGAGTTGGATTATTCACTTTGTATTATGTGGGATTCAGTTGGATCAGTTCCTTGTAAAATGACATATGAAGGTAAAGGAGGTAAACAACACAATGCAAGTGTTTTAGCAGACAAAATTGGTATGGGTATTAACCAACGTATATCAGGATCTCGTAAAGCGGATTCTAAATACGAAAATACCTTAATCATTGTTAACCAACCCTGGGTAGAGTTACCTGACAATCCATTTGGTCAACCTAAGATCAAGGCAAAAGGTGGTGAAGCAATTTGGTTAAACTCTTCTTTGGTTTTCTTATTTGGTAATCAAAAAGGCGCGGGTACAACAAAGATCACTGCAACAAAAGACAAGAGAACCGTAAAATTCGCTTCGAGAACAAAAGTTTCGGTTATGAAAAATCACATTAATGGTCTTGGTTTTGAAGATGGAAGAATTATTGTAACCCCACACGGATTCTTACCAGGTAAAGATACAACCGAAGAAAAAGTATCAATAGAAAGGTATAAGAAAGAATATGCTGACTATTGGAAAAATATTATCGGAGTTGATGGTGACTTCGATTTGAAAACAGAAAAAGAAGAAGTAGAGTAGAAATCATTTAAGTTTTAGGAAGTGTCCAATACATTATTAGTAGACGGGAATAATTTATTAAAGATTGGTTTTCATGGTGTTAGAGAATTCTATCACAATGGTAAACATGTTGGTGGGGTTTGGCACTTTCTAAACACTCTTCGTAAATTCTTAGAGGAACACAACTTCAATAAGGTTGTAGTTCTTTGGGATTCTAAAACCTCTTCTTCCAAAAGAAGATTGATTTATCCCAAATATAAATTAAATCGTAAAACTTCTGAATCTGAATCTAAAGAAGAATCTTTTTTAGAACAAAAACAAAGGGTTAAACAATACCTTGAAGAGATGTTTGTAAGACAAATAGAGACAGAACACGCAGAAGCCGATGACTTAATTGCTCATTACTGTAAAGTATCATTAGATGAGGACAAAACAATCTTCTCAAGTGATAGAGATCTGACACAATTAATCAGTGAGAAAGTTTCAATTTATTCACCATCTACAAAACAATATTATAAGTCTGGAGATAAGATAAAACTACATGATGTTGAGATTCCACACTATAACGTTAAAATGGTCAAAATTCTTACCGGTGATAATTCAGATAACATAGATGGTATCTTTTATTTAGGTGAGAAGACATTGATCAAATTATTTCCCGAACTCCTTGAACAAAGGGTTGAATTATCTTATATTTTAGAAAAGAGTGAACAACTCTTGAATGAGGAAAAATGGAATGTTGCTCTTCAGAATCTTTTGAGTGGTAAAACAAAAGAAGGTATCTTTGGTAATGAGTTTTTTGAAATAAATAAAAAACTAGTTGACTTGGACAATCCACTTTTGAGTGAAGAAGACAAAGAGTTGGTTAGATTATATTATTCTGAGTCGATGGATCCCGACGGAAGAGGACATAGAAACTTAATCAGACTTATGATGGAGGACGGGTTTTTCAAATACTTACCAAAGGGTGACGACGCTTGGGTTAGTTTTTTAAAACCTTTTCTCAAACTTACAAGAAAAGAAAAAACAAAATTCAGAAACAAAAAAAACTAAAAAATAAAATGAGAGAACAAGATATAACAAAAGTAGAATTTTTGTTAATGTGTAATGAGAACATTGTCGTTCAAAGATTTTTTAACGTTAGAGGATTCAATAAAAACGCATCCAAATCTGAAGACTTACATTATTATATCACAAGTTTTTGTGAAGAAATGAAGTATAATTTAAAGATGAGATCAGTAATTTACATGTTGGAAAATCAATATGAGATTATCGAAAATCCTGAGGTCTTAAATACATCAATTACAGACGGACCTGAAAAATTTAATCTGTTAATTAAGGTGGGAGACATGACAGTTTGTCATAGACAGTTTGATGCAAAACCATACCCTCCAAAGGTCAGATATACCGTAGACCTACGCCCAAAGTTAAAATCAGTACTTGCTAGGTTGACTGACATTTTTTCAGACAAAAATTTAATTTATTTTTACCCCAAACTTATCAAAAACTAGTACTATTTATCATTACTAAATAAAAGAAAAAATATGGCGACAGGTAAAAATTTTGAGTATCTCGGACAACAGTTTCAGTTACAATTATTAAATCAAATTATTGTAGATAAAGATTTTTCTCACTCAATAATTAATGTAATCGAGAACAACTATTTCGAAAATAAGTATTTTAAAATCATAATTCAGATGGTTAAAGAATACTACAAAAAATTTGACCACACACCATCATTTGAAACCTTAGAACAAGTAACTAAATCCGAACTTCAACAAGAAATTGCATCAAAAATAGTTCTTGATACAATCAAAAAAATTAAGGATGTAACTATCGATGGAGTAGGTTTTGTTCAAGAAAAGGCATTGAAATTCTGTAAACAACAAGAGTTACAAAGGGTAATGACTAAAGCTCAAAAGATCATTGACGGAGGGGAGTTTGAAAACTACGACACCTTAGAAGAATTGGTTAGAGAAGCATTACTTGTTGGGAACAAAGACACATCTATGATGGACGTGTTCTCTAACTTAGAACAAGTACTTGAGGAAGATTACAGACATCCAATTCCAATGGGAATACCAGGAATTGACAGATTGCTTAAAGGTGGACTGGCTAAGGGTGAAATTGGAGTAATTTTAGCACCAACAGGGGTAGGTAAATCTACCGTGTTAACTAAAATATCTAATCACGCTTACAATTTAGGATTTAATGTTCTACAAATCTTTTTCGAAGATAACCCAAAGGTCATTCAGAGAAAACATTTTACACTTTGGACAGGAATACATCCTGACGACTTGTCAGATCAAAAAGAAGAAGTATTTTCCAAAGTTAAAGAAATCAATGAAACGATGGAAAATCGTTTGATTATGAAAAAACTACCGTCAGATACTATGACCATGTTGCAAATCAAAAACCAAATCAGAAAGATGGTTGCAGATGGTGTCAAAGTGGATATGATTGTTTTGGATTACATTGATTGTGTTGTTCCTGATAAAAATTTGGGTGACGAATGGAAAAGTGAGGGATCGGTGATGAGAGCATTTGAGGCGATGTGTCACGAAATGAATTTAGTTGGTTGGACCGCAACACAAGGGAACCGATCATCAATATCTTCAGAAGTGGTAACTACAGATCAAATGGGTGGATCAATTAAAAAGGCACAAGTCGGACACGTTATTATTTCGGTGGCTAAAACATTACAACAGAAAGAAATGAAGTTGGCAACCATTGCAATAACAAAGTCTCGAATAGGTGACGACGGAATAGTGTTTGAAAATTGTAAATTTGATAACGCAATGATAGAGATAGACACAGAAAGTACGACAACGTTCTTGGGTCTTGAAGAACAAAAAGAAGAAAGACAACGACAAAGGGTTAAAGAGCTACTCGAAAAGAGAAAGCAAAGGGAATCTCAAACTAATTAACAAAAATAAATTTTACAAAAATGGATATATCACAAAGAATATTGAGTGACATTACGGTGTACATGAAATACGCCAAGTTTCTTCCTGAGAAAAACAGACGGGAAACTTGGGAAGAATTGGTAACAAGAAACAAAAAAATGCACCAAAAGAAATACCCACAAATCAAAGATGATATTGAAGAAGTTTACCAAATGGTGTACGATAAAAAAATTCTTCCTTCAATGAGATCTTTACAATTCGGTGGAAAACCAATTGAAATTTCACCAAACCGAGTTTATAACTGTGCATACATGCCTATTGACCATTTTGATGCATTTTCTGAAACAATGTTCTTGTTGTTAGGTGGTACAGGTGTTGGATTCTCAGTTCAAAAACATCACGTAGAAAAACTACCTGAAATTAAAAAACCAAACCCAAGTAGAACAAGAAGATATTTGATTGGTGATAGTATTGAAGGATGGGCAGATGCAATTAAAGTTCTTATCGAATCTTATTTAGGTGTTAAATCATCAACACCAATTTTTGACTTTTCAGATATTCGTCAAAAAGGAGCCCTATTGGTTACTTCAGGTGGAAAAGCTCCTGGTCCACAACCATTAAAAGATTGTATTCATAACATTACCAAAGTATTTGAAAACAAAGTTGACGGTGAAAAACTTTCACCTATTGAAACTCACGATATTGTTTGTCATATTGCAGATGCAGTACTAGCAGGTGGTATTCGTAGAGCGGCTTTGATTTCATTATTTTCTGCTGATGATGATGAAATGATTTCTTGTAAGTCAGGAAATTGGTGGGAATCAAATCCACAAAGAGGTAGAGCAAACAACTCGGCAGTTCTTCTTCGTCACAAAGTAACTAAAGAATACTTCATGGATCTTTGGAAACGAATTGAATTGTCAGGAGCTGGAGAACCAGGAATTTACTTATCTAATGATAAGGACTGGGGGACAAACCCTTGTTGTGAAATCGGTCTTCGACCATATCAATTTTGTAACTTGTGTGAGGTAAATGCGTCTGACATTGAATCCCAAGAGGATTTTGAAAAACGAGTTAAAGGTGCCGCATTTATTGGAACACTACAAGCAGGATATACTGACTTCCATTATCTTCGTGATGTTTGGAAAAGAACGACTGAAAAAGATGCTCTTATTGGTGTTGGTATGACAGGTATTGGATCAGGTGTTGTTTTGGGTTATGATATGAAGGCAGCCGCAATTGCAGTGAAAGAAGAAAACGAAAGAGTTGCAAACCTTATCGGTATTAACAAGGCCGCAAGAACTACTACCGTTAAACCATCAGGAACCTCATCTTTGGTTTTAGGTACATCTTCAGGTATTCACGCTTGGCATAATGATTTCTATTTAAGAAGAATTCGTGTTGGTAAAAACGAAGCAATCTATTCTTACTTAACAATCAACCACCCTGAATTAGTGGAGGATGAGTTCTTTAGACCTCATGACACTGCGGTAATTACAATCCCACAAAAGTCACCTGAAGGATCTATTCTTCGATACGAGTCAGTATTCCAAATGCTGGAACGTGTCAAAAAGGTATCACAAGAGTGGATCAAATTTGGACACAGAGGAGGTCAAAACTCACACAACGTATCTGCTACAGTTTCAATCAAAGAAGATGAGTGGGAACTGGTAGGTGATTGGATGTGGAATAATAGAAAATTCTATAATGGACTTTCAGTATTACCCTACTCAAACCATACTTACAAACAAGCACCTTATGAAGATTGTAGTAAAGAAGAATACGAAAAATTACTTAAAACATTAACAAATGTTGATCTCACGAAAGTAATTGAACTACAAGATAATACTAACTTATCTGGTGAAGCCGCTTGTGCGGGTGGAGCTTGTGAAATAGTATAATAATGACAGTAAGTGCATCAAACGATTGGATACAACAGTTATATGTTCAGGAGACAACAAAAAAATCTCCTGAACCTGACTTTTATAAAGATGAAAATGGTAGGTTTGTAATGACCAAATCTTTTCACATTAAAAGAGGAAGTTGTTGCGGGTCCAAGTGTAAACACTGTCCTTACAAACCAAAATACCAAAAAGGTACTCAACAAATACAAAAATCACTACTTAGGTAGTGATTTTTTTTTATGGGTGTATTTATCTAATAAAGATGTCATGAAGATTAAGATAACAGAAAGTCAATTAAAAAATATCGTTAAAAAAATACAAGATAGTAAAAACATCAATGAGTCTTGGTATGATGACGCATTAGATTTTGTTAAGTCTTCTTATGAAACTATCGCGGGTAAAACTAAAGAAATCTTCAAAGACATAACTGGAATTAATTATGGTGATAAAGATAATGTTAAAAGTGGTGAAATACCAACAAAAAAAGAAATAGAAAAAAATATTAACAAATTCGAAAAAGACAAAGGACCCGACAATACTGACGGTAAATTAAAAAATATAATCATAGGAGACTCAACTGTTCCCTATTTAGATAACGCGATACAAAAGGCGAGTAGGATAAATAAAAAAGGTGGAGAAAGTTCCTTGTGGTTGGGGGGTATGAGTGTAATTTGGTTGATTGGAGCCCTTAGAAAATTTCCTGTAAACACAGATGTTGAGAATGTTATTATTAGTATGGGAACTAACGGTGGATTTGGAAAATATTTGAAATACGATGTTGGTGAACTGTTCAGTTTGTTAAGAAAAAAATTCCCTAATTCGAAATTTATTGTTGTACAAGGATCTTGGGGTTGGGGATCTTTAAAAAATATTGATGAAAAAGACGTTAAAAACTATTACAAAAAGTACAAAAGAGAAGGGGCGACCGTTATTGAGCCACCAATAGGGGATGTTGAACCACACGGAGACAGACCTGTTTATCAAAAAATCGCAAAAGTTATTGACGGAATGTTATAAAAACAAAAAAGATAGTTACCACAATTATTTATTCAAAATTACTATGATGTATATTTATTTGATATGTCACAAGGTATTACATACGGTATAACATTTCCATTCAGAGATTCATTTACAGGTGTGTATTTGGACGTTTCTGATACAAACCAACAAGAGATTAGAAATTCACTAATACATTTATTATTGACAAGAAAAGGGTCAAGATATTATCTACCAAGTTTTGGTACAAGACTTTATGAATATATTTTTGAACCCTTGGACGGACCAACATTTTCGGAGATTGAGTCTGACATAAGAGACGCGATTGGTGAGTTCATGCCTAATTTACTTGTGACCGAAATAAAAATAGAATCGGGATCGACAGGTTTAGAAAATAAAGGTTACACAATTAATGAGTATGATCAAAAGGAATTTAAAGTTTCGGGTATTTCAGAATTAGAACACACCGCTAAAATCACAATAAATTACAGAATTACAAATCAATCATTTAATGAAAGTGATTTTGTAATCATTAATATTTAATAATATGGCAGAGAAAAAAATATCCTATACAACTAGAGATTTCCAAGGCACAAGGACCGAGTTAATAAATTTCACAAGAACATACTATCCTGACCTTGTTCAAAATTTTAATGATGCCGGAATTTTCTCGGTATTATTAGATTTGAACGCTGCGGTGACAGACAACCTACAATTTCAAATTGACAGAAGTATACAAGAGACCGTTTTACAATTTGCACAACAAAAATCGTCAATTTATAACATAGCAAGAACCTACGGTTTAAAAATACCGGGACAAAGACCATCAGTCGCTTTGGTAGACTTTTCAATAACTGTTCCCGCTTTTGGAGACAAAGAGGATTTGAGATATTGTGGTATACTCTCAAGAGGGTCACAGGTGAACGGTGCTGGCCAAACATTTGAGACAGTATACGATATTGACTTTGCTTCAGCAATAAACGTTGAAGGAACCCCAAACAGACTTAAAATCCCAAATTTTGATGCTAATGGTAACCTATTGAATTATACAATTAAAAAAAGAGAGGTTGTTGTTAATGGATCAACAAAAGTTTTCAAAAGAGTTATCACACCCAACGACATTATACCGTATTTCCAATTATTTTTACCTGAAAAAAATGTTTTAGGTGTAACCAGTGTGATTTTAAAAGATGGAACACAATATACAACAATTCCACCCGCTCAAGATTTTATAACATTAGGTCCTGATAGATTGTATGAAGTGAAAGCCTTAGTCGAGGATAGAGTTTTTGTTGAAGATCCAACCAAACCTTCTGACCAACCAGGAATAAAAGTTGGTAGGTACATATCAACTTCTCAAAAGTTTATAACCGAATATACTCCTGAAGGATTTTTAAAAATGACTTTTGGTGGTGGTAATGTATCTGCTGAAGAACAACTAAGAGAGTTCGCAAGAGACGGAAAAGGAATGGATATATCAAGATACATAAATAACTTGGGACTTGGAAGTGCGCTTAAATCCAATAGTACATTATTCGTTCAATATAGAGTTGGAGGAGGATTAGCAACAAATGTTGGTGTTGACGCAATAAACCAAATCGGTACCGTAGTATTTTCTGTGAATGGTCCGTCCGAAACCATAAATAGAACTGTAATCAACAGTCTAAGATGTAATAACGTAACTGCCGCAATAGGAGGGGCAAACGCACCTACTACGGAAGATATCAGACAAATGGTATCCTTTAACTTTGCCGCTCAAAACAGAGCGGTAACCGTAAATGATTATGAGTCCGTTATTAGAACAATGCCGTCTATATTTGGTGCACCAGCAAAAGTTTCAATAGTTGAAGAAAATAACAAAGTTAAAATTAAAATGTTGTCTTTTGATACAAGTGGAAACTTAACAGATGTTATATCTAACACCTTGAAACAAAACGTGGCTAACTACTTATCTAATTATCGGATGATCAACGACTACATTTCAATTGAAAGTGCTGAACCAATAGACTTAGCGGTTTCGTGTGATGTGGTGTTGGATAACTCACAAACACAAGGAGCTGTGGTAGCTAAAATCATTGAAATTATATCAAACTATTTCAACCCACTAACAAGACAGTTAGGACAAAATGTTGTGGTTTCAGAACTAAGAAGACTGATACAATCTCAAAACGGGGTAATTAGTATTTCTGAAATGAAGTTTTTCAATTTAGTTGGAGGACAATATTCATCATTCGAAACTTCACAAACATATTCAGATCCAGTAACAAAAGAGATATACTTATATGCTGACGTTATTTACGCCGAACCATCTCAAATTTATCAAATTAGATTTCCAAAAAAAGATATCAACGTTAGAGTCTTGAATTATAAGACAGTTAGTTTTTCTTAGTAATTTATTTTTTGAATTACAGACCTACTTTTTGAAAATAGGAAATAAACTATTTATCAAAAAACGAAAATTGTAATGCCAAAATCAATTAGAATAAGGACTGAAGTAGGGGTTGACAAATACATAAACTTAGATTTAGAACAAGATTTTGAGTTAATAGAAATATTATCTTTAAAAATTCTTACAAATGATCTCTATACAAGATATTGTTCTGATTATGGTGTAATCGTTGGGCGTGTAAGTGTAAACAACGGTTACGGTGTACCAAATGCTAGAGTATCTGTTTTTATTCCATTACAAGGTGAAGATGTAAATAATCCTGTAATTGCCGAATTATATCCTTACGTAAATCTAAGTAGTAGAAACGAACAAGGTTATAGATATAATTTATTACCTGAAGAACCTTCTTATATTGGACACCAAGCCACAGGAACTTTCCCAACAAGGGATGATGTTCTAATGAATTCATCCTACGTTGAGGTTTACGACAGATATTATAGATTTACAGTAAAAACAAACGAAAGTGGAGACTTCATGATTTTTGGGGTTCCGATTGGAGAACAAACAGTTGTAATGGATGTTGATTTATCCGACATTGGTTGTTTTTCACTTTCACCACAAGACTTGATTCAAGAAGGTGTTGCAACCGAATCTCAAGTGGATAGTGCACAATTTAAAACTTCAACCAACTTAGACTCTCTACCACAAATTGTTAATTTAAATTTCAATGTTGATGTAAGACCACTATGGGGGGATTTAGATTTATGTCAATTAGGTATTACTAGATTAGATTTTGATTTAACAAAATTTGCAAACATTGTAATTAAACCCTATGCTGTTTTTATGGGATCTCTTGTGTCGACAACTGATGATGATTCTTTGTCAATTGCTTGTAGACCAAAAAATGATACGGGAAACTTTTGTGAGTTAATTGCAGGACCAGGACAGATCTTAGCAATTCGACAAACAATTTTTTCAGACCAAACAGGTAAACCTGTTTTAGAAGAATATGTCTTTGAAAATGATGGAAAAATAATTGACAACAATGGTACTTTTGTTGCTAGCGTACCAATGAATCTCGATTACATAGTAACAAATGAGTTTGGAGATCAGATAATATCTAACGATCCATCGAAAGGTATTCCAACAAAAGGCAAATACAGATTTAAGTTTAGATGGATTAACAAAGAAAAAACTTTGTCACTCAACAGATTCCAACAACAAATTGGACAACTGAAAAAAGAGGTAGGTTTATCAGATGATGAATATAGTGGTCAATATCAAAGAGCATCATTTTTAGTGCCAAATATTAAAGAGTATGGGTGGCAAAACTCAGGAGTTGACCCTCTGACATTACAAAGTCAAACAGTTACTTACTCAATACCATCACCACCTCCAATTCAACCACCATATCCAGCACAAACAGGACCAACAATTGTTATACCTAACAGTGTTGGTTGGCAATTTGTTTTGGCAACTAATAACATCTCTTATGAGATATGGATCGACACTGGATCAGGATTTCAACCTTATTTTGGTGGAGTCGAATCAATTTTTTTACCAGCGGGTTCCCAAGTTTACATTGTAGGAACTCCTTTGAGTATAAACCCACAGACATTTACTTTTAACGAAATACCACAAGATAAATTTAACCTTTATAGGTCATATGCATTTTCATTAGATTGGGATGACTATGCCGATTTTCAGTCGGCAATAGATTGTGAAGATACATTCTATCAATTTAATTACAACAAAGTTTATACAACAGCATTATTTTTGGACAGGTATAAAAATGGGTTAGGAAGAGCTAAACATTTGGGTATTAAAGAAATAGATAATAGAACTTGTAAAACTGAAAACAATACATTTCCTGTAAACGATATTATAAGAAACTTTGATTTGATATTTTTTGTATTCAATTTACTAATGATAATCATATTACCATTGGCAATTCTCATATTGTTTTTGGCACATTTTTTAGCTTGGTTGTGGCCATATATTAAAGCCGTAATAGTATTACTTTATATTTTTCTTGTGGGATATCAAGGATATCAAGCTTATTTAGCATACCAAGATTATTCGGAATGCCAGCAGAGTGCTATTGGAATAGGAGCCGTAAACCCAGCATTAGGTGCCAGCATGACTGCTGCGTGTTTACAACTATTCCTTGCGGCATTAGGACAAGCGGCTTTCATGATTGCTGTTGTTACCGCCTTCGGGTTGTTTTTACTAGACGCTATTCGAAGGATAACATTCTTTCCAAGGATACCACTACCAATGATAAATTATCCAGATTGTGCGGCATGTGAATGTCAATGTGGAACTGCAGAATTGGATGATAATTTTAATATACAATCAGTACAAGGAGATATTAATAGTGCCGCTGAAGTAGCTTCCCAAACTCTGTCAAACCCTACCAACATACAATTGACAATTTCCGCAGGATTCTTAGCCCCTGTAGGTATTTCTGGATCATATACTTCAACACACCCAAATTATTATCAAAATCCTCAGGGATCAACAAACGTTAATGACGGACCTTTTTATTGTGGGTTTCCGTTATCAGATTTCCAATCAATAGAATATTCTTTACAACAGGGAACAATTGATGGTAACGTCGCAGCTAGAGCCTCTCAAGATTACTTAAGGTTGTTTTCAGGATATGACATACTTTCATCTTCGAATACAATAAAAATGACTATTAATGAGAAAGATTTAATACACGCTCCACAACCTTTCTTGTTTGCAGCAAATCAAACTTTTGGTATTAATCCTGATAGAAGATGGTTTGCATTTCCACTTTCTGAGACTTATCCACAAAGATTAAATCAATTTAATACTAGAGATAAGTATTTTTCAGGTGTAAATAGAATAAAAACCACCGTAAATCCACAAATTGTAGGATCACAACCTTTTGATGACCAAGTGATAGTGATGTTAGCAAAACCAGAAGTTTCACAACAATTAACCCCAGGCAAAGTATTCACATTCCAAAATCCGGATTATTTTGATTTAAATTCACCAATTAGATTGGTTAACCTTACGGGGGCATCTTTTAATGATTTTGGAACAAACTCGATCACAGGAGTTACATTTACAGGAACCACTGGTATAACTATCAACTACGCAAACCCTTTAGTACCAAACGGATCGGTAGTCTCAACTGCTAACATTTTCTTGACTGCAAATCCTGTTACCCAAGTTGTGTCTTTAGCAAACAATGGACCCACAACGGCAGGCGTCAATGGGTATGAACAATCTTATCTTAGATTTCCGACCGACTTGGAATACTTTCAGGCAATCACAGGTCTTACGGTTACTAACTTTTTAAATCAGGCCAGTACCTTTAACTCCAATTTATTTCCAAAAGGATATTTGTTACATCAAATAAAGTATTTAAGACCCAATTGTGGTTTAGTAAATCCGCCAGGAACAAACTATTTTGTAGAAACCATCACAACACCAGCATTACAATTAATGCAAAATTTTGGAAACTATGAAGTTATAATTTGTACAAGAGGTGTAGATCCACACTCACAAACACAAAACATACAATACGATCTCTCAACAATTTTTGGTAATCCATCAAACACTAATGTTGTGGCTGGACCATATTACCCAAATGTTCCAATACAAGCATACCCACCGAGTATTGTGACCAACACTTCAGAAAACCCAATTACTCATTATACACCTGATAATAATGGATATGATTTATATTTTCCATCATTATCATTTACAGTATCGCCTCAGTCCGCCATAAATCCAAACTACACTGGATTCACTTCGAACCTACCATATTATTATTTGTCAACTGATGATGATTCAATTTATGTTGGAAACACATTTTCGCAACTTTACAATCCTGGAGGTTTTAACTCATTCACGACGGGTTTCATTTCACAAAATATGATTTGGGTAAATAGTAATTTTGGAGTTCCATGGAATCCTGTTCCCCCATTACCAACAACATATTTTGTTGGGGGATCCTTTATTGGAACAAATCATGACCAAGATTCTGCAAACCTATTTTCACTTAATTATTTCGGTTATTCGACATTACCCGGATTTTTAAATTTTACCAAAACACAATACTTTTGGCCCCCATTTTCAAATACCCCACTACCATTCCCAAGATTAAACTTCTTATATTCGGCTGCGTACTACAAAGTTTATCTCACATCGCCTGTGAATTTTAGTCAAAGAAATTATCATTTGATGAGAAGTGATAGAATTCCTACATCAACAAAAGTACAAAACGGAACCGCGGCTGAGAGTGGTTATGGTTTACATCAAAACGACAATTTTTTCTATTATGGTTTTGAAGATGAAGACGCGTCGGTGTACACTACTGGTGGAGATATTATTGATGGATCAGGTTTAGATACTTCTAACATTATAACAGCACTTACAGAAACTTTACAATGTGAAGGGATTGTACCTTTATCTTGTTATAGCGGTGATGGTTATACTTGGGGTATAATACCTTACAGTAAATGTTCAGTACCGGCAAATATAGTTGTAAATGGTTGTTATTGTCTTTTAAACGAAAAAGATCATCCATTAGGCCCACCAATTACAAAAACTATTCTTGGAATTAAGTTTACAATAAGAAAACGTAAATATTTAGTCTACGGAGCATTCCAATCAGATTTAGCATTACTTTACGAATGGAAGGTTAGGTTTACAATGAATTTTGCTCTTTGTCGAGGAGTATTTGCTCAAGTATTTCAAAACAACTGGGTAAATGGGGTGTTATACATGTTCTCATTTAATACTAGAAAAATATTTGGATTTGACCCTAATCAACCATTATACAACACTCAATTTTATAAATCATACTGTGATGACGTAATAGTTTATAATGATATAACCAACAATTTTTATTATAGATCCTCACCTTGGAACTATGTAATTTCTGAATTCATTGGAAAAAACCCACCCTCAACAAACATGTACCCTGCATCTTTATTAAATTTGTTTCCTCCAGGGTATAACAAAAAACAAATACAATTCCCAACAACTGTAGTCGACTTGGGCCCAAGAGATAGTTTTATTAAAGAAATTTGTTCTAATCCTGCATTTGGAAGTTACTACGCAGATCAACTTGACACGACATCATACCAAGATAACTCAAACATATTGTTATTAGGGTTCTTATCAAGATTGTTAAACCAAGAAGTTTCTAACACCATTCAACCATCTGGATCACAAAATGCGCTAAAGGAAGGTTACAGTATCACTCAATTTTTCGATAACAATAGGCAGTCTGCGAGAATAGATGGTGACATTGCACAAATGTTATCAATAAATTCAGAATGGAAAGTTTCGCCATTTATCACAGAAAATTTAGATCCCGCGACGGCAAACGATTATATTTTCTTTGGTACAGAAATACCCGGGGCTCCTACCAAACCGGTTTTTGGGGTTTTCTTTTCTTCATCAACACAAGAGTTAAGATATAGAAAAATTATGTCACCAGGTATTGAAACTTACTCACAAACTCCTTTGATTCAAGAAGTTTTTGGATATCCAAAATCTCAAGAGGTGCCTCATTACAGATGGCTAATTTCACAAAGTCCTTGGATTTTCGGAACTGAAAATAACAATTGGTATACAGATGTTTTAACTGCAGGTTTTTTCAAAAAACAATATCAAGATTTAAACTTTTTCTCACTTAATGAAAAATATTTAACACAATATAACCAATCACAAGCTGGATTTGGGTTCATAACTAACTTTGATGGTACAGTTATACCTCCACTTCCCGAACCAAAGCCTGCTTTTCCACCGGCAGGGACATCAGGTGTTATACAAGGTCAACCGATTGGGTCACCAACACAAACAACAGGTAAACAACAATCATTTGTCGTTGGTGCACCATACCATTTTTATTTTGGTTTGAAAAACGGAGCCACGGCAATAGATAAATTCTATAAACTTTATGTACCAGAATTTTAATGAGTTCAGATTCAACAAGTATAATAATAGGTAGAGAAAGATTTAAAGGTGCTGTTGACGTTGACAGTTTTGTAAACCTTTCAGTTGATCAAACTACAAAATTACTAACAGAATATGATAGGTCTGTTAATTTAAATTTGGAAAATTTGTTTGATGAAGAAAGACAAAACTCAACAATATTCAGACCATCTACAAAATATACCGTATTGTTTAGTAATGCATTAACTGGCACAACAACCTATGTACCGTTCAGAGATTATCTTTATTATACAAACGAATTACAAAATACTATAACGGCATTTCCTGGAGGTAACGTAACTGCAGTACCACCATTTCCGCCTGTTGCGTCTGCGTGGGAAGGACACCCACAATACTTCGAGTTTGACTTTATAAGAACAGACAACAATGTTCCAGGTTACACCCAACCCCCAAACCAACACGTTTTATTTAAAAATGTAAGTGCGAGTACTTACAATTGGACACACTACGTAAGTTACCCATACAAAAATGATTATAAAAAACAACTTCAGTTGTATAGTGGTGATACTCAAGTTTTTTGGAATTGGCAGGCATCTTTAGGAATACCATTTGTTATTGAAATTGGGTCTAACCAAAACACAAGGATAATTTCTTTCAAATGTCCTTTGATGCATGGACTTAACGCTACTGAGTATGTGGAGTTATACAATAGTTTAGGCGGACCACTAAACTACAACGGGAACAACATATTTCAAGTGACAAGTTTAGGAGACGCTGGTTATGGGTCAGATAATTACATATTTAATATATCGAACGTAGGATTTATTGGGGCAACATTTAACTCATCTGTGTTAGGTTTTTTCAAAAGAATTATAAATATTAACAATATAAATGAAACAAAAAGTGAATACTATGTTAGAAGACATAAAATAATCACCGATTTGGATTGTGCGGTTTTAACTAACTCAGGTTTTGAACAAAATATATTCAACGCAAACCCTAAATTCATGTCCTATGCACTTACACCAACTCAAGTTTTCAAATCGACAATTAAAGAAAATAGTCAATCTTATAATTTGACTTTTAATTGTGATATAGATGTAAGTTTGTATAGAGACAATCAAAAAAGACCAATAACACAATTATTTTTTACAACCGTTTGGAGGGGATATTTTGGGTGGACAAGAAACATGAAACAAGGTTGGCAATTTAACATACCATTAAGGACAAACGCAAATCCACAACCATGGTGGGATCAAGCAAACCTTTTGTCTTTTACTAATATACCACAATCATCATATAACTCCAACGGAACCGGTCCTTTTTTCTATAATACAACTTTAAGTTCGGGTGATACTTTGGATGGTGATTATTGTGAATGGAACGATTACGATCAAACCGAAAGAGTTATTTCTGAGTATGTTCACAAAATCAAATTTAATGGTAATTGGTTTTTAGTTTCTTCCAACTATATTCCACCATCTAATCAATACGGTTATTTTTATTCACCACACTCACCAATACAAATAAGACAATTTTCTAGTTACGTAGAAGAAGGTAGTGCCACTGTTGTGTCAAATATACCTGATTGGGCGTATTTCTCTCAATTATCAAATAGTTTTAGATGGAGAGATATTTACTCATATGGTATTGTGGATGAGGATGGATTGGGGGTTGATTTTCCATTTTTGAACGGAAAACATTATCCTTATGTGAATACAATTTTTAGAATTACTCCTGAAAATTACAATATTTTATCGCGATATCAACAAGGTGTGGTAGGACCAAACATAACAACAATAGAAGATCCAACAATAGATGAGTGTGAATAAGTTTAAAATACTACAGGATGACATTAACAAGTATTTGAACATACCTGTTGAAATGACTTGGGACTTTACAGGAAGAGATCAAGCAATTGAGGAGTATGAAAAAACAATTCTAAATGAAGTTATAGGACAACCAAAAGACTTCGAAGTTTTGAGATTTTCACACAAACCAAATCTTCAAGCATTTACAGACATAAATTACGAGTTCAACTTTTTTGACAACACGGTACCTGTTTTAATCGCAACCCCTTTGAATTGGGCGTCTACATATTTGAATACAGGGTTTAATGTTCAAGACATATATTACTATACAAAGCCTTTTACGAAGTCGTTTTTCAAGTTGGATTTTTATGACACACCTAATGAACCAACCCAAAAAAATTATTTTACTGTAATAATACCAGTACAACAAGGTTTAAGTCAAACGGCGTTGTTAAGTACTTTTGTACCATCTGTAGATATAAGAATACCAACCTTCAAATTAGATTTTATTGGAGACAAAGAGGGATTTTTTCTTTATTGGTTGAGAGAAAGAAATTACATCGATATAAACACATTCTACATGAGTGCTAAGTTTTTTGATGCCAGAACAGGAGTATTTGTTAGAATGACAAACAGATTACAAACTTTAATTCTACCGAACGAATTTACTTTTGATAACTCAAATTATTTTTATTACGAAGTAACTTTGGATTATCCGTCTTTCACTTATAAAGTGAATGATGTGATTAGTAATATTGAAGTTGGAAATGCAACACAACCGATAAAATGGTATGAATATGTAAACCCATAATGGAACAACAATATTATAAATTTAGAATATCACCCGAGAACATAAAAGGTGATTTAATATATGTACCGTTTACTGGCGAAACTGATATTACCACATATATTGACCCTTGTTGTTATACAACAGCACAAACCATCAATACTTTAACAGGTACTACAGGATATTATTTACCGATGAATTTGGTTTTAAGTGGGGGAACTAATGGTAGTTCATTATTGGAATGTCTCTCGATTAATTTGTTTTTTCAACAAACAGCAATTGATATTGGATATTATTCTGTGTTTGATGGGGCTGTAATTCAAAAAGACGTTATTACAAATTTTATAATCACTGCTGACACAACAACAAACCCACTTGGGTATACATATTCTTTTTATAATACATCTAATTTAGAACTTATAAAGTTTCTCTCTTTGATTGCTTTCACGGTTGATTGGGGTGACGGGTTTACCCAACCTATAACTTCAACATTACCTTTATCACACACATATCCGGCAGGATACAATGTGTACACTGTAAAATTGACCGCAAACTCACCTTGGGGTATATCTTACGTTGAAAAAGATGTTGTAGTTCCATTTACAGGAACTACGATACCAAACCCAAATGGTACCGCAATTTTTGTTCCTGCAGGAATTTGTAGCGGAACTCCCGTAAGTTATGATTACATTTTTAGTGGAGACTCAAATTGGGATATCAACGACTTTTATAGTTACAACTACACAACAATACCTTTTACGGTTTCGGGGTACACAACCTCAACTTTAAATGACCTTCAACAGTATGGACCCGTAACTAATTTGATAGGTGGTAAATTTATCTACGGACCAGTCACTGGTGGTACTGGTGTAATAGGGGAGTTTTTGGGTGTTGCACCAAATGGTGAGTACACCGCATACACAATAGATAACATTGTTTACTATGATTATGCTGATTATACAATATACTTAGTTCAGTCCTCAGGATTTACTAAAAACGATCTTATACTATCGGCAATAACAAAAAATGAAGTTCTTCTAAACGTTATAGATGAACCCCAAGTTATTACAGATGTCTATGTAGAAAGGGGAAAATATGCCCCTTTAGAGAGTATAATGAGACTTGGTGAGGTAGACAATTTGGGTGATTTGGAAAAATATGGATATAAATTCTTTAACGTTATAAAAGAACCAACTTAACTATTTATTTAAAAAAGAAACAAAATGGCAACAGGTAATTATGGTACAATTAGAGGGGCGGATGTAAGTCCCGAAGATGTTGAAATAATAATGACTTATACCCCAAGTAGGGATGATACAAATAACTTTGTTTTGACAACTTTGAATGCTCAAGATATATTACGTCCATACTTTCACAATGTTGAAACAGGTGGAAACGCTGGCGTTGAGATATTGGGTGGTCTTTATAATTTAAAATTACCCGCTACTGAGTTTAATAAATTAGGAATTTATACTTTATTAATAAGACCTGCAGAAATCAGAACAAGAATAAATGACTGTGGTGTTTTATCGGCATTACCCAATGTAAAAGGTATTGTAATTGATATAAATCAAGTACCGATACAATATAGAAACAAATTTGTAAATCAAGGTCTTGTTGGTTTCAGAGTTGAATACCTTAATCCTGATGGTACCAAAATACCTAATTTCTTTAGAATAATAACTTCGTCATTTTATTGTGAACCTGTTGTACAGAATTTGACAAACACAACTCAAAAGTCAATCAGATATAGATATGTAGAAGGGGCAACAAACTTAATGTTTTGTACATTGTCTCCTTCATCATCACCAACGAACAAACCTAATGCAACACCATATATTGGACAACCAAACCAAAATATTATTATTACTAACACATATTTCAATCCAATTACAACTGAAATAGAAATGGTTGACCAAGATATATCCACATTGGCAATTGCCCTTTATGGAAATCAAACTAAGTCTATTGATGATGGTATCTATACAATATACGATTCTACAAATAATATCTACAAACAGTACAATTTATACGAAATTAAAGATCAATTCAACAACCTATTGTATGAAGTAAGACAGGATAGAGGTATAAACATAGATTTCAGTAAGAGTTTTTCTAACATAACAGGATAATGGCAAAACAAAAATTTACCTGCCCACCACAAACTGCAAGCGGACAAGGAACATTTTCTGACAATTTAGTTGGATTACAATTACTTGATGGAGGAGGTTTCACGCAGGCGAATTTTTCATTTACAACATCGATTAGTGAAAAACAAAATAGGAATTTTGATTTAGGATCGTTTTCAAATCCAATGAACTTGGATTCAATGAAGATTGAAAACCTAATCGAAACACAATCAATACTATCGAATAACTTCAAAGTTTATCCAAACTACGACTTAAGTCAAGTAACAAACTTTACTGAATATGGATCGTTAACAAAAAGAATCTCAACATCAGTTACCAAAATAATTAACTTCTTTCCTGCTGGTTTAGAAATTCAAAAGATTTCCTCGAAGTTTCTCACACAAACAACCGCCTTTAACTGTGTTTACAATGGACAAGAGAATGAAACGACATTCGAAATATATCTTTCATCAATCAGAAACCCATTTGACATTGATTTTAGTCAAAATGCAACAAGAAACATTTTATTAAAAGAAATTGAGGTATCTCCTTTGAGGGACATGACAGTTAATTTCCAAAAGTATAGTTTGTATATTAATGGTGGTGAATATCCTCTTAATTATATTTACCCAATAACCGATTCATCTATAACTTTTACAATTATTGTTGAGGGTAACCCCTTTTCAGGTAATAATATATCTTATGACTATTTGGTAATCAGACCAAACGATTCTCAAGTTAATAAAGTTTTCCAAGATAACTTCGATCCCGTTGAAAACTTCTTATTGAATAGAAATGTAAGACCTATCTACACCGCAAACTTTAAAGTTGCAACAATAAATGATTCTGGTAATTATACTTACACGAACGAACTAATAACATTTCCACTTTCAGGGGTTTGGAACTTAGATATTTCTTCTCAAAACTTCGAGGTTTATTTAGAGAAATTAAGTATTTATACGACCAGTTTAGATGAATATAAAACAAACTTATTATCACGATTTTTAACCACAGGTGCTCTAAAAGAATTTGATACACCTGATCAAAAGTTTGAAAAAGTTTTACAAATATATGGGAGAAGTTTTGACCAAACTAAAACTTTTATCACAGCATTGTCAAACATGACAAACGTAAATTACGTTGTTAAAAATGACATACCAAATATATTACTCAAAAATTTGGCAGAAACTTTAGGTTGGAAGATTAACATTTCACCTATTTCAAACGAAGAGTTATTAAGTAGTGTGTTTTCACCAACAACAAATTTATTTCCCGGACTTTCTAAAGGTCAAACTCCTGAAGAACTCAATTATCAATATTATAGAAATTTGGTAATGAACTCCGCATACCTATTCAAATCTAAAGGTACAAGAAAATCTATAGAGTGTTTGTTGAGATTGATAGGTGCGCCAGAAATGTTAGTCGAATTCAACGAATATGTTTATGTTGCGGATCAAAGAATCAACATGCAAGATTTTCAACAACAATATGTGTTATTGACGGGAGGTACACTCACACAACAAATTCCAGTTCTTCAGTCAAACAATGTGTTTTCGATTTTGGGAAATAGTGTAACAGGATTCACAACAACAACCGTAACCGTTCCTGTAACAACTGAAAGACAAGACTACCCTGTTGATTTGATTGGTTGTCCACAAATGCCGGAAGTTTCTCAAAATTATTTCTTCCAAATTGGAGGAGGTTGGTTTGAGTCAACACCACAACACAGAATGCCCGAAGAAGTAAACATTACACAAAGTGTGTTTACAGGTAACAACCCAACATATCAAACCAAACTATTACCTTTTAACTACGGTCAGTTTTATTTAGACAGATACAGATATTTCCCATACATGAGTTTGGGTTATAACCTAAGAAAAGTTGCGGACAACAAGAAAAGTTGGGCGGATTTCCAACCTGATCTAAGAAACGTATCTGATGCTAACATGAATGCTTATTACCGTACTGACGAAGAGTGTTTAGTATTGAATGTCAAAAACGTTGATATTTTTATGAATCCTTCTCAAGGGTTGGTCTACGATGTATGGCACATGTCAAGACAATATAACTTTCCAATACCAGAACAAGGTTTAAATTACGTAGAACCAAGTCCTTGTAATATACCAAACCCCTATCCCAAAATAGGAGGTGTGGATTGGACAGTTATTCAACCAAAACCAAAACAAAAAAGTTTCTTTGAATTTGCCCAAACTTTTTGGCACAACATGATCAATGTAAGAAACAGACAATTCATAACAGATGGTAAAACAGGCGGTTACCCAACCTTATCATCAATATATTGGAACTACTTGGAGTCACAACAATTAATAGGAGTTCAGAACGGTAACTTCAATTACCAAACAATGATCGACTATGTTAATGGATTAGGAACTTATTGGGTAAGATTAATTGAACAAATGATACCCGCCACAACAATTTGGACAACTGGTGTGAGATTAGAAAATTCAATTTTTCATAGACAAAAATTTGGATGGAGAAGACAAACAGTTTGTAAAATTTTACCACCGGCTTGTAAACCTTGTGGTATTACAACACAAGTTTTTGTACACGATTGTCCAGGATTATACATTCAATGTGGACTTTACCCGTGGACATCCAATCCTACAATACCTTCTTTTGGTTCATTATTATCTTATCTATTGAATCAGTACTACATAGACAATGGAATAAACCCTGCAGATTGTTTGGATTTAACAATACAAAGTCAGTGGTACATAGATATAAGAATTAATGGGGTTGTTATAAGTCAAGATCAATTCTTCAGTGGTTCAGGTCCTGTTGGAGTTCCGACAAACTCCGATTGGATTGATGCTTTAGAATTGGGATTAGGTAATTTACAAAGTTCTGGATATAGTTATGTTATTAATGAAAACGAAGAGGAATTCTTTGTGTTCAACAATAATTGTGTTCCGATAAACGAAGAATTTTCAGTGAATATTGGAGTTGACTTCCAAGTGAAGTGTAACGCGATAGAACCTGAACTTCCAAATGAATAATATAATAGTTAATAATGATTGATTTAGTTAATTTTGGTCTTACAGGGGATTGTACATCATCAAACATTGGTGAAGTATACATTGAGGTAACAGGAACAAGCCCATCGTGGACATTTAGTGAAGTAACCACTACGGGATTTCTACCAACCTCTGCAACCACATATTTTTACTATGTAAATAACCTACCACCAAATTATTATGTTGTTTTAATTCAAGACAGTGCTGGGGGTACACAATTAATACCTTTCTATATTTCATCAGGAACCTCAGTATCAATGTCAGTTACAGGGACAACCTGTGGTTTAGACAATGGAATTATAAACGGTTCAACAACAAACGTGTACGGACAAGGAACCTATTGGTTGTACGATTCTATGAATAATCTTGTGACAACAGCAACATCAATCGATACCAATTACATTTTTTATGGGTTGAGTGCAGATACATATTATGTAATTGCCGATGATGGGGGTGGATGCACTGGAATGTCAGCAACCGTCTTAGTACAACCATCAACTGAGTTTGACTTTGGATATTACGTTGTTGGAGACTCAAGTTGTGATCCTTTAGGACTAGGAAAAATATTTTTAACAGGTCTAACACCATCGAGCGCATATACTATAAATTGGATAAGTAATGTCGGGGGTCAAACAGGATCAACAATTACAGGACTTACACAAGGATTTTACTCTGTTGAGGTCACAAATTCTTTTGGTTGTATAAAAGCAAAACAAATTTTTGTACCTGACGTGCCTTTAGTGGGAATCGCATCAATTCAAGTAACAAACACACCAACATGTTTCCAAGATGACGGAATTGTTGAGGTAATTGTTACGGGAGGTACTGTACCATATTATTTTAGTGGTAGTACAGGACAAGTTGGTATTACTTTTGGTTCGTCTTTCACTTTTACAAACGTATCTAGCGGATTATTTTATGCGACAGTTACAGATGCAGGCTTATGTACCTCAATAAATTCTGTTTCAGTACAAACCCCAAATAGCTTTTCAACAGTTCAATTCAATGTTACAAACTCAACTTGCTCGACCTTGAATGGTGCGGTACAAGTTTTAATTGACAATGGTCTACCACCTCTTAGTACATATACTTTTGTTCTTTCTGGAGACAATGGAACTTATAGTACAATTACTTCAGGACCTGCTAATCAACAATTTACGGGTTTAGAATCAGGAAATTATATGATTACCGTAACTGATGTTGCAGGATGTACATTTACAGGTTATACTACAGTAAATAACACGAATCTCTTTACATTTACCGCAAGTACAACAGGTACAACCTGTGGATTTGATAATGGGATTTGTCAGGTACTTACATCATCTGGTGGAACATTACCTTACTCATATAAACTTGTTGGACCTTCCACACATGCTGAAAAGTACTTTAATGAGATTGGATTTTTTAATTATTTAAAGTCAGGTAATTACACATTGGAGGTTACAGATAGCGGTACGCCGCAATGTAGTCAAATCAGATCGGTTTATATTTCACCTTCTACAGGTACTTATTTTGATCTTTATCCAATACAACCTTCAAAAGGTTATGATGGGCAAATAAGTGTACTTATTACAAGTGGAATCCCTCCATTTACATTTAGTTGGAGTGGAGATGTTTCAGGTCAGACAGGTACAATTTTGACGGGACTAACTAGTGGTGACTATACGTTAGAGTTGACTGATAAACTTGATTGTACATACAAAAAAACCATTACTTTAAAAGGGACTAAAAATTTTGTAAATTATTCTGTATTCACAGTTTGTGAACAACAATTTCAACCAAATACAAACTTATCAAGACGAGGTATCAGACAAATGTATTGGGAAGGATTCTCAGACTTAACAACTGGTAACACCAATTGTATTATAAATTCCGCAGTGTTTACAATACAAGTAAACATAGGTGGTGAAACGAAAGAAGTTGACTTCTACACCTCAACAGGATTCGACGACTACCCTAATGATTTACTATGGGCCGAAACAATAATCGATACACTAAAATCTTTTGGTGGAATAGACGATGTGTCCATAGACTTGGTTCAAAATAAATTGAAAATTATTGCGGGTTGTGCCAATTTTCCTAAAAATTGTTCAGAAGAAATTTTAAATTTATTGCAAGATGAACTTGTAATTGTCAATCTAAAAATAGATTATGACATTGCTTGTGTAGAATGTGATTGATATGACACAAGTATTAGTCACACAAATAACTGGAATTACTACACCGTTTAGTGGTATAGCTTGTGATGTTTACGGAAATAATTGTGGAGATTTAGGGGTTGCAAATACAATACCGTTTTTATTTAATTTACCACCTCAATTTGATACCGCACCTGCGGTAAGATTGACACTGATTGACAACACAGGTTGTGAAACTACAGAAATAATTTACTGTACATGAGACTTTTTAGAATAGTTACTGTCACACAAGTTTAACTAATTCACTTTGAAAATATTTAAATTAAATTTTGAACATGGAAAATTTAATTTTTGTGTCGGCACAGCCTGATCTTCCTTATTTTCATTGGCAAATAAAGTTATACATACATAACTTTGTAAAACACGGTATTAACCCTAAAAATATTCATGTCATCTTAGGTATTTTACAAGGTCAAATAGAACCATCTGATGGTGCTATTGAAATTTTAAAACAAGGCGTTAATTTACATTTTTATAAAGATGAAAGAGAAAAAAAACTTTATATCCCAAGTATAAAACCTTACCTAATACATAAATGGATAGAACAAGATGAATCAAGAGGAAAACAATTTTTCTTACATGACTCTGACATAATTTTAACAAAAGAATCAAATTTCAAAAATTTATTGAATGACGATATAATTTATCTTTCTGACACCAAAAATTACATTGGGTACGATTACCTAAAAAGTTGTTCTACTAAATACGAAAAAAACTTTCCTAATTGTAAAACAGAACAATTAATAGACGATATGTGTGAAGTCATTGGTGTTGATAAAGAATTAATTATCAAAAACAAAGAAAATTCAGGAGGTGCCCAATACATTATAAAAAATACAGATTCTAATTTTTGGAAAAAAGTATACGAAGACTCGACAGAGATGTATCACAAAATGACGATCTTTCAAAAAAGATACCCACTCAAAAAGGGTAGTGTCCAAACATGGACCGCAGAAATGTGGTCTCTATTATGGAATCTGTGGAAATTAGGACATGAAACAAAAATATCTGAAGAGTTAGATTTTGTTTGGGGAACAGACAACATTCAAAAATTTTTCGAAAAACCAATATTACACATGGCTGGCGTGACCGAAGATATGAAATATAGAAAATTTTTTAAAGGGGATTTTATAAATAAAAATCCAATACAATTATTAAAAGAGGACATAAATTACTTTAATTTTATCGAACCTAAAAGTATAACAATAAAATACGTCGATAACATGAAGTCTTTTATACAAAAACCAAAAATCGATTATTTATAAAGAAGTATGGAAGATTGTTATATTTTATATTCTTGTGACAGGACTGAACAACCAGTAATCTCCAATGACGCCCAACTTAGTGGATATGTTGGAAATTTTGTTGCGGTTAGATTATTAGACCCAATAAATGTTCCAACAAAGTGTTATTTTGTTTTTTATTTGGGAGGATTAGATTGCCCTCCTACCTCAACCATAGCTTTAGAACCTGATATTATATGTGATTGTTCGAATTTATGTTATTTTGTTAAATACGGAACTAAATTTCAAACAACAACATACATCGATTCAAAAAACGATTTAATACTAAGAGATTTTACCACAGGTAAAACACAAAATTTTTGTTCAAAAATATATCCCGTTTTTGAAATTTCAGGTGATACACAAGTAACCGTAAAAAGTGCTTGTATTGGAGACAGTTGTCCTGCAAGTTTAGCAACCGTTAAAAACGTAAATGAATGTGACGTACTAACAATATTTCCAATGGGTGTTGATTGTATTGTTATTAATCCAAAATCGCAAGTTAGTTTTGATGGGTCTGCTCAATTAGCAATAACAGGAGGAACTCCACCTTACACAATAGAATGGGAGATAGGTAGTTTTGCTCCGGCACTAACAAACTTACCGCCAGGAGAATATAACGCAACCGTATCTGATTATTATGGTGATTTTGTAATTGACACAACATGTGTTCTAACAGCAGAAACAATCTACTATTCAGGAATGTGTTTTGTGTTAGACGGAGGAAAAGGTCAACCTGATCAATACTTTACCGTAGAATCTTCAGGTGTAGAAAATGGTAAACCAAGTTATGTAATATCAACACCACTTTTATCTTATGGTGTTGTATTTTGGGATGAGGCACAAGGAATTTGGGTGTTCTGTTTAAATTATAGTTGTGGTAACAGTACATATTACAACTACTTGGATAATAACTACGGGGACTATCCCTCAACTTACGGTACGTTTTATTGGTCGGCAGGGACAAACACAACACATAAAATAATAGATTCTTATTTAGGACCTTGTGAACCCCCTGTAACACCTGTTTCTTACGGTCCTCTTTGCGCATTTTACCTTTTAAACACAAATGATCCTGAAAACCCTTATACGGAAGTTTTTGTTACACTATATTATAACGGTCAAGTTAACGGACAAGCCAGTTGGCAGTCTACCGGTACAACATATGACATATATTGGAACACAGGTTCTACACCAAACCAATGGGTTCTTACTGGATATGGCGGCACACCATCAAGTTTGGTGGCAAGTAATAATTCAGCAACACCACCTTTATCGAATTGGTTAGTTTACGGTGACCCATCTATTGACACTATAAGCGTTTTTTCTGGGGTTTGTTCTAACACAACGACTGTTGGATTTACTGTACAAACAAACGACGCACAATGTAATTTAGGTGGAGGTAGTATTATGATAAACGCTTACGGAGGGACCCCACCTTATCTATATTCAATAGACGGAGGATTAAATTTTTATGGAAGTCCATATTTTCCAAACCTATTGGGTGGAACTTACTTAGTACAAGTTTCAGACATAAATGGAGTTAGTTCACAATCATCTGTGACCGTCGCAATATTGAATTCAACAGTTTATCAATTAGCCTTTGGATTCAGTTTGGCAACTAACAGTTTTACAATAGCAACACCACCGTTACCTCCAGGAGTTACAATCTCTTTTCAAGTGGCACATACAAATGTATTTAATTATTCACCAAACACGTTACAAACAAGTCCAACACCACCATCATATAATAACATAGCAACCTTGATTGGTATTGGTCCTTTGGCTTTATATCAAACAATAAACAGTTTCCAAAACATTGGTGGTCCTTGTACTTCGGTATTCACACCACTAATACAAAATCAGTCGAATAGTGCTTATTTTGCCAACCTCACATTGCCGGGGTCACAAACAATAAACGGAACAGTAACAAATACAATAGTAAACCCACCAACTGGGGATTGTGAAAATGCATCGGGAAGTTACAACATTCAAATAATTAACTTACAAATCAATAATTGTACTTGTTGTGAAGTCGAATTATTTGGAATTTAATAAAAACAAATATTTATAAAATAAATGGGATATATCATTAAAAATACTTCAGGTCTTGTGAACACAAGAATTACCGACACAGGTAGACAAAAACTATCTCAAGGTAATTTTAAAATTTCATATTTCCAAGTTGGGGATAGTGAAGTGTCTTATGATAAATTACCCAACTCATACAATCAAGCAAATAGTTTTGTTTTAGAACCTCAGTTTAACGCACAAAACAGTTCAGGAGCTCCACAATCAAATAAACAATATGTTAAATATCCATATTTGGTTGATCAAGGTGAAACAAACACCTACGGAATACCTTTTATGGACTCAGCAATAGAATCTGTATACAACAGAGCAGCAATGAGGGGATTTTTTGATGGAATTACCACAGGAACAACAATAAATTGGAGGGTTTTAACCGGTGATTACTATGTTGTTACGGCAAACTACGAAGTCCCAATGAATCAATTTGTTGGCGATAACAAAATTTTATTGGAGTATTCACCTTGTAACGGTCAAAACACAAGAAAACCAAGTGTTGGTGATTTCATAACCATATTCTACGATGGGAATGGATGTAGTAATTGTTATTGTGAAAATGTTCCAACCCCAACACCAACAACATCACCAAACTCAACAGGAGTACCAGTTACACCAACCCCAACACCAAGTGCAACTGTCGGAACTATAAATTGCGCAAGCCCAACCCCGACACCTACACCAACTCATACTCCTTGTCTTAGCCCAACTCCACAACCTGCGTGTCCACCAACACCTCTTCCTGAGTGTTATATGTCGATGAACAGTTGTTATCTAATTTTGACTTATAGAATTATTGATGTTTGTGATAATTTAATAACTCTTGATAGGAACACACCTGACTATTGTGAAATATCTCCTGATTGTTGTGCAAGAGTTATTATTTATCCACCAAATATGACCACTCAATACGATAGTTATACCCCAAGACCACATTGGGCAGATAACGTTATTGATTTTGAATCTGTTTGTGATCTTGACCAATTCAATGTTAAGATTTGGAATATGAATATTCCTTGGACTGAAAATCCAGCTGGATTAATATCAACACAGTATAAAGGATATCAGGACTTTGGATCTATAAATTATATTGGAAGTAAAGAATATTTTGGGTACAATAGTTCTAGTGGACAGACATCAACAGATCCTGTTTACTATTTCAATTCTTTTAGTGAAAAAATTATAGTAACACCTGAAGAACAAAAGGCGATTGCAATAATTCACTATACAAATCAAACTATTGATTTCTTCTACGGTGAAAAATTTGCACTAGAACCATACGACCCAACAAACCCGTTAGACACCATCGGTCAAGCTAGAAACTTCAAACTACACGTTCCATGGTTGATGTGGCACAAAAATAGAGAATGTTGTTTTGGTGTAACATTTTGGGTAGATCCTCCTGGATTTGATGGAAAAGACTTGTTTCAAGTACAGTATATCAAATCAACAAAAAATTCTGATATGAATGAACCGGGATTGAGATATTACAATCTATGGGACACGTATCCAAATGCAAACGGAATTCCAAATAGAGTCGGTAAAGTTTTTCCTGACTCACACATAGTGGTTATTGATGATGAAGAATTGGTTGCCGCGATGTCATATAAGTCAAACAGAAACTTTACATTACCTGCACCTCAACTTTCTTTAATTACACCTAATATATGTGACACAACAACCTCATTGAATGGTGTTTTGTCTAGCCATACCGAAACAATGTACATTACCTATCAATTGGAAAACGATTATTGTTTTACAAATTGGTTACATAGTAATTATTACTCAAAGATTGTCGGAAACAATAATATATGTACTCCTGATGTTAGTAAAAACGTAGCAATTAGATTTGGTCCTGAGTTTCCATGTTTGAATCAACCAGGGTATACACCAACAACAACTACTACAACATTCCCAACCACAACTACTACAACAACAGTTAATCCACCATGTTGGGAGAATGGATTCAAATTTACATTTTTATTTGGAAGTAATGTTGTTGAGTTGTTTTTACAAAACACAGGTTCGTATCTAAATGGTCAACCAATATTTAGTGCAACTTTAGGGACTCATGCACTGAACGTTTATTGGAATGGATTGGCTTGGATAATAATAGCGGTGGATAGTCCTGAAATTGAAACAATTCTTTTTACAACAATTGACCCAATTGGAGGATTTGATACAAATGTGACAGGAGGTGTTTTACAAGTTTCAGGCTATACAAGTTGTGGAAATGATAACACAATTTGTGCTACTATTTGTCAAATTGCTGGATCATGTTACAATGACACTTTTGTTCCTATTAATAGTGGAGGCACAACAGTTTATCTTTCTTTTACAACAAATTCACAAATATATTATAATCAAATCGCAGGAGATTGGGTGATGGAAATTGCAGGAACTGTGGAAGGAAAATTAATCGGTTTATCGCCCAATGATATACCAATAGGATCGTACATAACAAGTACATACGATTCGATTTCAACAACCCCTGGAAGTTGTCCACTTACTTGTAATTGTGTGAACTTTAGTGCTCAAACAACCACACAGGTTAATTATTTGGAGTGTAACGGAGTGTTATCTTTTATTACACTCCAAGTCGGAGACCAAATGGATGTTTGTGTTGCAAACAACATATTTAATTTGGGTCCGGGATCAGTGGTTGTTAATCATTGTACACTTCCTTGCCCAACACCAATCATGATGTCTAGTATGTCAAACATGTCATTACAAAACACTGTACAGAATTTTACTTCGTTAAATCAAAATTTTAACGTCAATCAAGTTACAACTACAACAACAGCATGTCCAGTTTGTAATATTGAAAATGGTTTTTGGGCTACAAAATTTAAAGTTTTAGCACAAAAAGTAGTGACAGGAGAAAGACCAGATCCTGCAAAATGGAAAGTCATCGACTTCACAACTAAAATAGAATCTCAATTTATAAATGGTTATGTTACCGAAAAATCACTTACAGGAACAACCTTTATAATTACACCCGATAATTATGATTCGGCACCATACTATAAATTGAACAACTACATAAATTTAGTTCCTATTTCAGAAACAGGACCAACATTGAATTTTGGAGATGAGTATTACTTTTACGGGAATATCGAAACCGACATCCAGGCAACAATTTATGAAATGAAATATAAAATCAATTTGGGACAAACTGAGTTTTTAATCTCACAAAACCCAAGTTGGTCGACAGCTAAACAGCCTTACATTACTGAAATTGGATTGTTTGACGATCAAAAAGACTTGTTAGTAATTTCTAAATTACAGTCACCCACATTAAGACAAGGAATCCAACAATACGTGGTAAAATTAGATTTGTAGTCGAAAACCTTCAAATTTCAAAAAATTATCTTATTATCTTAATAAAAAAAATATGACCAAGAATTTGAAAAACTCACCAAAAGTTTTGGGTTTGGATATATCCACCAAAACGATAGGATGGGCCTTGTTTGACATCCGATCTCAAGATCTTTTGGAACTCACACACATATCCCCAAGACCTAAAAATACGGATGATGATAAACTAAAAGAATTAATTCTTAAGTCTGAAATATTTGCAGAAAAGCTTAAACTATACAAAGATTTAGGTATTGTAAGAGTTGTAATTGAGGAACCACTATTAAACTCGAATAATATTTATACAATACAAACATTACTTAGATTTAATAGTTTTGTTTTTAAGGAAATCTATAATATTTTGGAAATTGTACCCGAATTTATCTCAACTTATAACTCAAGAAAGTTTGCCTTCCCCGAATTAGTTCAAGAAAATGAAAAAAAAAAGTTTGTCCTTTTTGGAGGATTACCCAAAGACATTGACAAAAAAATGATCATTTGGGAAAAGGTTGCTAAAAGAGAACCTCAAATCACTTGGCATTATACAAGAAACAATACTTTGAAAAAGGAAAACTTTGACCAAACAGATGCCTATACTTCTGTGTTAGGGTTAATGAGATCAAAAGGAATTTGGAAATAATATCTTCTGAAATAACAATAATTTAAAACATCCTACAAATGAAGATATTTTTATGCAATCACGTCAAATCCACATATATCAAACTTAATACCACCTAAAGCGTAGGATAATTGGTTTGATGATAATGTTAATGAATTGAAACCTGATGGAGTATAAATTGTAAAAATACCGCTTCCACTATGATATGGTAAAGAAGAATTACCAATACAACCTGATAATGGAAACGCCTCAACTGATTGGCCAACTATCTGATAACAACAAGCGTCACACTCAGTAACCGTCATCTGAGGTTGTCCATTATTAACACTGAATTGAACGGATTCTGTTGAAACTAAAACTCCTGTTGCGGTGTCAATTTTAAACGTATAGTCAAAAAGTCTTATTCTTACGTTGTTTACTAAACCATTGAATGTTACTGTATAACTCCAATTACCTAATAGAGTGGCACCTCCTTGAATTAAATCGGTTACAGTGATTGTTTGACTGTAACACGCTGGAGAAAACGTCTGAGGTCCAGTAAAGGTTATATCGCCAAATCCTGTTCCAGCCAATGTTATACCGTTAATAACTAAAGACTGACCAATTCTAGGAAGTGGACCACCAATTGGACAACAATCCTCAACACAATTTTGATCAACAAAACTTATGACAAGAGCAGTAGAATTACTAATTGGAGAAAACGAAGAACACCAGTAAGAATCACCAGGGGTTGCGGCAACGTCTATAACATTACCATTACAATCACCAACCTGAACTTCTTGATTAACAGGACCATTGTTTGTAATTAACCAAGTTGATGTTATACATTGGTTAGGGGTTGGTGTTGGTGTTGGCATAGGTGTTGGGGTCATAGACGGACAAATTGTAGGTAATTCAATTGTGTTGAATGACGCAAAACTTAGTAAACAATTAATTGCCGTACAATCGTTAGGGTATCCACAAGTCACATCAACCCAATCACCGACTGCTCCAATAGGGGTTATTGTGTCAAATGGTAGATATGAACCTATTAAGTTTGTTGTTGTTTCTTCTGCAACCCACCTAACGTTAATTGGGTCCCAATAAATTGAATACACATATGTATTATTAAGTGGTAAATTAGGGTAAGTCCAAGTATATGAAGGTCTTCCATTAATTATTGGACCTGCATTTACTTGTTCAGAACCACATTCAGAATTAACAACTAAACAATTGTAAACTGGTATAGGTGTTTCTTCAGGACAATACAGACAAGCTCCCGAAGCAGAATCACCAACAACCAAAATAATCTGAATGTTATCGATACCACTTAAGTTTTGAACAAGACCTTCAAAAATAGCACAAGTTTTAGTACCATTTATTACAACTTGGTAAACAAATCCTTCAGATAATTGATTGTTATAAGGATCTAAAACAGATTCTGTTGTGTAATAATCAAAACCTGTAAAACAATCTTTGAATTTTTTACTATCACCACAAATGATTTTTTCTGACACTCCATTAAAAATTGCACTCCCACTAAAAATACAAGGTCTAATAATTGTTGGTGATTGTGTTGGTGTTGGTGTAGGTGTTGTCGATGGACTTGGCGTCACTTTAATTCCTGAAATAGTTGCCGAATACCCACCACACGGATTAGTTTGTGTTGGTGTAGGAGTTGGTGTAGGAGTCGGAGTCGATGTCGGAGATGCCTCGGGTACTGGAACAAAAAAACAATCAAAAATCGCCTCAAAATTAAAATCCTCACATGGATCTGTTGTAATTGGTGTTGTTTGACAAGCACCTGAGTAAAATAAACTACTGTCCAAATCAGGACATGGCGATGAAGACCCCATTGGACCAAAAAGATCACAAACTCCACCTAAAGATGAAGATAAACACCACTGTAAATTTGTGAGGTTATAATAAATAAAGTAAGGCCAAGTAGAACCCTCGAAATACACTTCATTATTGAATGTACCTGCGACTTCATATGTATCATCGTAAAAATTAGTTCCATCAACACAGTATTCATCCGCACAATTACAAGAAGTAAAATACCTGAAACCACCCAAATAATAAAAGGCAACTACACCATTTGAATAAAACCCAGTTGTCAACTCACTTGGTGCGGTACATAGCGCACTTGTATAAAGACTTTCCCCAACAGACAAACTATTACCGTAAATTGTTATACCAACAGACGCACCACAAGCATCTGTTTTGGTTGCTTGAACTGATGACCATAAACCTAAATTACTACAGGGCATTAAAAATGTATTACTTGATTTATTACACAGCCCGCATCGTCAATAATCTTAACCACAACACTATTCAAATTATTATATGGAAAAGGTACGTTGAAAACATAAGGTAATTGACCTGCGTTTATAGTGGAAATATAAATGCAATTTGTAAAAATTAAATTACAAACATAGATGTCGTAATTTGGTGTTCCATTTATTGTAGATATCGTAACTTGATTGGGCATTAAAAGTACTTTTAGATAAATATAGAATATGAAAAAAACTTGTGAAGTTGAGAAATTATTTATTATTTCCTATATTGTATGTATATGGAAGAAAATGATGCTTTAGTTGAGTTGTTAGAGTCGCTTTTGGGGGATCATGGACTCCATTACCCCAACCGAGGCCAAATCTCCTTCAATTGCCCCGTGTGTGATGACGGAAGAAACAAACACAACCTCGAAGTAAACTACATAGAAAATGTTTTCAAATGTTGGTCTTGTGGTGATAGTGAAAATACTCACGGATCTTTAACCAAACTTTTTGACAAATATGGAAATAGAAAACAAAAAAAACTTTATTCTGTTTTCAGACCAGAGACAATAGTAAAAAGAGAAAAGAAGAAAAAAACACTAAAATTACCCGAAGGATTCACCCTCTTTAAAGACTCAAGCCCCGTTTATCCCGTAAGAAGATCTGCTAAAAATTATTTAGATAATCGGGGAATTTCCGAATATATGATCGAAAAATATCAAATTGGATTTTGCGACAAAGGAGACCACGCAGGACGTATAGTTATACCATCATATAATTCTAACGGTGAGTTAAATTATTATATTGCGAGAAGTTGGAGTCCTATGTCTAAAGCAAAATACAAAAATCCTGAGGCAGAAAAAGACAAAATAATATTTTGGGAAAGTTTAATTGATTGGACAAAAGACATTTATTTAGTAGAAGGTGCGTTTGATGGTTTGTTTTTAGATAACGCAATCCCAATGTTAGGTAAACACATGTCAGAACTTTTATTTGAAACAATCTACAAAAAGGCTAAGGCTAACGTTATTATTTGTTTGGATGGTGATGCGTGGGAAAACGCTGTAAAACTTTACCATGAATTAAACGGTGGAGACCTATATGATAAAATTAAAATTTTGAAACTACCAATTGATCAAGATGTTTGTGATCTTAAGGGTAGAATTGATGATTACTATACTATAATAAGATAATGGATTTAAAAAAAATAGCACAAGAAATACGAGATATCTTGTCTGAAAGACAAAAAGAGTTTCAGATAACTTTTGAAGAAGAAAGTCACAAATATACTATGTTGGACGATAAAGGAAATTTAAGAAGTGATTTCCCATCAGTATCCAAAGTTATGAAGTTATTTTACGAGGAATTCCCAACAGAACAAGCTGCTTATAGTAAGGCTGGTGGAGATCCTGATGAAGCTGAAAGACTTATGGAAGAATGGGCCGAAGCAGGTAGAAAATCAACTAACCTTGGTTCTCGTTGTCACTTCTTTTTGGAAGAACATACATTAAAAGAGTTTGGTATTGAAAAAGAAGTTCGTCAACCAATTTTTGAATGTGATGCAGAACAACTTATTAAAAGTGATACAATGATTATCACTGGAAAAAGATATATTGATCTAATTAAAGATAGAGGATGTGTCTTGATTGATACGGAAATGGTATTAGGTCATCCTGAACTTGGGTATACTGGTCAACCCGATAAGGTTTGGTTGGTTGTTGGAACTAACGGTAAGTTGGGTATCTTAATTACTGATTGGAAAACAAACAAACCAAAAAACTTTGCGGTTACCAAATACACTAAAAACATGAAAAAACCATTTCAGGATCTACCTGATAATGCTTTAGGTCACTACCAAACTCAATTACCTTTTTATGGTAAATTGTTACTCAAAATGTTAGAAGGAACTAAGTATGAAGGTATACCACTTTTGGGTTGTATTGTGGTTTTACTAACCGAAGAGAGGGAATTTCACGAGTACCGAGTTTCAAAGAAAACAATGAATACGATACTTGAAATGGACATGAAAGAATATTTGACTAAATCTAAAAAATAAACTATAATACAAATAAAAAAAATGGAAGATGAAATTATAAAACCAAGAATCGATCTTAGACAACAAGAAACAATAAAATGTGAAAGTTGCGGATCTAAGTACTTTAAAGAAATAACAATGTTAAAAAAAGTACTCAAATTATTAACAGGAAGTCATGAAGATACACTTGTACCATTCCCAACATATATGTGTAATGATTGTGGTCATGTGAATAAAGAATTCGAACTATTTATTGACTAATGGAAATAGGAAAAATGACGATATCTCAAGTTACCCCTTATTTGGAGAATATCGCAAAAAACTACGGATTAAAATTAAATCGGGTTAAAGAATTCAAGTTGGCAAGAATTATTTTGATAAACCTTTATTGTAGAGAAATGGTATGACACACAAAGAATTTTATATCTGGTTAGAAGGATACCTCTATGGTAAACTCGAAAATAAACATATTGATATAACACCAATAGTTGAGAAGATGGGTGAAGTGAAAGACGAACCAAAGTTTGGTATTGCCGAACCGTATAGAGTACCCATGCCAGTAAACCCATTCCCAATCACAGACGACCCTTACAGACCGCCATATGAAGTATATTGCGGAGACAAAACACAATTAAATGATTAAAAAACTTATACACTTTTCAGATTTACACATCCGTCTCTTCAAAGACCACGATCTTTACAAGTCAATTTTAGAGAATGCTATCAAACAATGGAGAGAATTGAATCCGGATCGTATTGTCTTTACCGGAGATTTGGTACATTCTAAAAATCAAATGACTCCTGAACTTATTGAAATGGTTAGTTGGATTTTAACCGAATGTTCATTTGTTGCAAAAACAATTATTATTCCTGGAAATCACGACTTCTTGGTTAATAATACTGAAAGATTGGACGCACTATCACCAATTATCAATTCACTTAATAGTAAAAATATTGTTTACTACAAAGACCGTGGTGTATATGAGGACGATAATGTTAGTTGGTGTGTATATTCACAATACCAAGGAAATATTCCACCTGACATAACAGAATCTAAAGGAACTCGAATTGGTTTATTCCATGGGCCAATCCAAGGAATGAAAACCGATCTTGGATTTGACTTTGGTGAAGAGGCGTACGATGTTGAAAAGTTTGATGGGCTTGAAACCGTATTATGTGGTGACATTCACAAACGACAAGAATTCAAGTTCAAAACAGGTAAAGGATATATGATCGGATCACCAATCCAACAAAATATTGGTGAGAGTATTGGACGACATGGATATGGAATTTATGATGTTGACACTAAAGAATATTTTTATGTTGATCTACCAAACCCAAAACCTTTTATGAAATTCTCGATAAAATCATTTGAAGATATTGAAAATGGAATTGAAAAAATCCAAAATCTTTAATAAAGAAATAATGCAGGCGGTGTCTGCATTTTGTGAATCCCAAGAAATTGAGGATGTTGATAATTTTATGTACTTATGCTTTAAGCAGGGTTTTGATATTAAGAAGTACGGACTTTTAGGAAAACCACTTAATGATGGTGAAAAAGACTTAAAAATAGGTGGAGAACAAGAAAAATGGGTGGAAAAAGAGGTAATTGTTGAAAAACGAGTGGAAATACCTGTTGAGGTTATCAAAGAGGTGGAAAAAATTGTTGAGGTTATCAAAGAAGTACCTGTTGAAAAAGTTGTCACAAAAATCGAATATATTAGTGACAAAACAACAGAAGATGAACTTGGTGAAATAATTACCAACTTGAAAAATGAAATGTCTAAAAAAGATAAAGAGTTAGATGAACTTAGACAAAATTTAGACATTTTAAAAGAAAATGATAAAACAAAACTCTTACAAGAAACTCTTCAGAATTTAAGAAATGAATTACATAAAAAAAATCAACAATTAATTGAATTAGAAAAAATAAACCGAGACCTTTTGAACGGTAATCAAAACCAAGCTTACCTTCTAAAGGGATCAAATTTAAAAGATAGAATATGAATATTTTAATGTGGATTATCGCAGCTTACGGAATGACAAACATTTTGGTCTATGGATCAATTTTTAACGGACTAAGAAATTGGATACATAAAAATGCCCAACCAAACGTTGGGTGGGTGTTGTTTAGACCAATTTTTACATTTGTATCAGACTTAATTCAGTGTGTCCTATGTACAAGTACTTGGGTTGGTTTTTTTCTTTCTTTGACTCTTTTTGCACCATGGCATGAGATCATTGGACTTAATAAATATTTTTCAATATTCTTTGATGGAATGTTGTCTGCAGGTGCCGTATGGGCCATTAACAGTGTGGTTGAGTGGTTCGAAGAAAATAGACCAAAATGAAAAAAGTAAAGTTTGTATATTCGGATACAATCCAAGAATCAATTATTTTTTATGATGATTTATTCTTAGGTGGAAAAAAAGTTGTGCAAATTTTTGAAAATGGTATTACTGGTTATACCTCAATAAAACTTGTAAAAATTATAAAATAAATAAAATGGGAAAAAGAGCAAAAGAACACAGAAAAAAAGTTGCAAAAAGGAATGCACAAATAGAAATTCAGAAAAAAAACATGAGAAAAGTTTTTGATGATTTGTTGAAAAAACAACAAGACTTAATGTTGAATGAAGAAAACACCAAAGTAAAAATGGGTGATAAAGAGATAAATTTTGAGGTTTTAGGTGAGGTAGAAAATAAACCAGAAAGTGGTATTAGAATTACTTTAGATCCTGAAGAATCTGCAAAAATCAACAAAGAATTCGAAGAAGAACTACCGACAGAAGAATAAAAATGGATTTATTCAATCCACCAAAAATATTTAACTACGAAATTATGATAAAAGATTTGGACTTTTCTTCATACGAAAACCCAATTATACAAGTTGTTTGGGAAGATTTGCCAGAAAACTTTACACAAGACAAAATAAAAAGTGTTAAACATTACTTTTCAAAAAAGTATAACACAACTAACGTAAATGTTTTAACTAAAGCAAAACAAACCCAAACTGAAGAAATGCAATCAATTGATGTTTCAGTAAACATTAGTGATGTAAACTATCAGTTGGACTTGTTAAAAAACTTCATTGAATCAAAAGGAAACAAAGATAAGACTGATGATATTTTGTCAATCAACAGAATGGTTGAAAACAAAATGAATGGTGATGAGGAAAACCAATCTCTTTTTAATAAGTGGTATATTAGAAACATCGAGTTCTCGAACTTTTTATCATACGGTGAAAATCAAAAATTAGATTTTGATAAATTAAATGGTATTGTAGTGGTAGAGTCAGATCCACCAAACTTCGGTGGTAAAACCGTACTAACGGTAGATCTTTTAATGTTCTTGTTCTTTAACGAAACAACAAAGACAACAAAGGTGGAAGAAATATTCAACAGGTTTTCGAACAAAGACAAAGTTCATGTTAAAGGTGAAATCACAATTGACGGTGAAGAATATGTTATTGTTAGAAACATTGAAAGAAAAATGTCTAAAAAAGGGGAATGGAATGTTAAAACTGAACTAGACTTCTTTAAAAAACTATCTGACGGAACATTATTAAACTTTACGGGAGAACAACGAAGAGAAACTGAAGCGTTTATCAAAACTTCAATTGGGACCAAAGAAGACTTTTTAATGACCATTCTAACAACAGGGTCAAACCTTGAAGAGTTGTTGGAGTCAAAACCAACGGCCCGTGGTCAGGTTCTATCAAGATTTATGGGTCTTGAGTTTTTGAAAAAGAAAGAGGAGGTTGCTAAAGAAATCTACGGTGAATTTTCAAAACAAAAGTTGTCAAACATATATTCATCTGAACAATTAAAAGATGATATTACTACTCACGAAGAGTCAATTCAAACACTTACAACTCAAATTGAGGAAAGTCAAAAAGAATTAACAAATGTTGAGGACGCAATTACGAAAGGTAAAAACTATCGTGATGACATGTTAAAAAAGAAACATACAAATATTGATCAAGAAATTAGTAGATTAAACCCAACCAACACTCAAGAAGAAATCAACACGATTGATTTTGAAAAGAAGGGTTACATTTCTAAAATCAACGAACTTAAAGTTGTTGAACCAAGTGAGTTTTACCATGAGGACAAACACGATGAGGTTAAAGAACAATATAATGAGGTCTACAAAGAGATCGTTCAGATTGATACAAAGATTTCATCAATCAACAAATTAAAGTCTCAAGTAGAAGGTGGAATCAAGTGTGAACACTGTGGTATTGAGTTAATGAACGCAGCAATCACAAACGCAAAGATTGCGGAGTTAGATGGATTAATCGTGCAAAAAACCACAAAAACGACACTTATGCAGGATTTATCCGACAAAGAACAAAGTTTTGTTAAATTGAAAAAAGAATTTGACGAGTACGAAAAGAACAAATTGGTTAAGGAAAAATACGAGGTATCAGTTGAAAGTTGTGATTTGAAGATAAGTGTGTTGAAAGACAAACTTAAAAGGTGGGAAGAAATTCAAGACAAGATCCAAGAAAACCAAAAGATTGACGGACAACTAATTAAGGCCGATTTGAGACTTGAGGAACTCGAGAGAGAAAAAACAAGAATTAATACTGTAATTTCAGGAAACAAAGTTTCAATTACTTTGTTAAATGAAAAGATCGATAATAACAAAAAAATGATTGTCAAAATAAAAGACGAAGAGGAGAAGGAAAAATTTTATAAGATATACTTGGAGGCTTATGGTAAAAATGGGGTTTCTAAAATTATAATGAAAACAATGATGCCACTAATCAACTCAGAACTACAAAGACTGATGGAAGATTCTTGCTACTTCAAACTTGAAATCAGGATTAATGATAAGAATGAGGTTGAGTTCATTATGATAGATAATAGTACTGGTATTGAAAAACTTATGACAAGTGGGTCAGGTTATGAAAAGACTATTGCTTCACTAGCATTAAGATCGGTATTAACGAAGATATGTACTTTACCAAAACCAAACCTTGTCGTAATGGATGAGGTGTTTGGTAAGATCTCAAATGAAAATTTAGAAATGGTGTCTGAATTTTTCATCAAGATTAAAGAATACTTTGAAAAAGTTTTTGTAATTTCGCATAACCCTTTAATTAACAATTGGGCGGACAACATACTTAAAATAAAAAAAGAAAACAATGTATCAAAAATAAATTTATGAATCCTCAGGAACTGTTTGATATTATAAAAGATGAACCGAATAAGTTACAACTTTTATTGGACACTCTTAATCTTTTAAAAAAATCTAAAAGTTTCGAACAAGATTTGTTGACACCAGGATTTTTAAAAGAATGGTTGACATCCGAAATATTGGGTCATGAGTGTCATAAAACAAAACATGGTCCCGATGCATATTCTTTGGATGGAAGTGAAAAATACGAATACCTTTCTTGTAAAGAAGCAGGAAGTTTCCAATTCGACAGAATACATGAAGATAACTTACATAGAATTCAAAGAAATAACTCATTCTTTTTTGCGTTATTTGACAAAGAAGACGGGTTAAAATGTGTAAAAATTTGGAAATGTGATACCGACAAAGTGTTAGAAGAGGCAAAAGTGAAAATTTCAAGAATGTCTGAAAGTTCAAAACACATTGGATTTGGTGTTAAGTGGGTTGAAGAAAATTCACAATTAGTTTATTCTGTCTAAAAAATATTATTATATTTGTCAAAAAATAAAAAAACATATAAATGAATTACTTACTTTTTGTCTATTACGACAGTACAGTTGAAAACTCAGAAACATCCACAAATGAAATTGCAAGTAGAATTGCAGAACAAATGACATCTAAAGAAGCGAAGTTTATGTTCGGAGATAAACACGCGATATTTCACTTTGCGTCAGACATTTCAATCGAAGAAATGTCAGGGTGGGTTGATATTATCAACTACGAGTTAGATTGTTTTCAGTATTTTTTAATTCAAAAACCAAGAAGTTCTGCATCAAATATGCCAAAAGACAACTTAGATCATTTATTATCGTTAAAGAAAACCAAACCAACAAAACTAAAACCATTAGAACCAAAGATAAATTGGGATTTCAAACCAACAAAAGATAATGGTGAAAGTTTTATGGACATCGTAGACATAGTCATAAACTCAAAAAGACCAAAAGTTTGTAACATGACTTTGGACGAGTTACTTGACAAAATCAGCTTAGAGGGAATGGAGTCTTTGACTCAGATTGAAAAACAAAAACTGGAAGAATATTCAAAATCAATATAATTAATAATACATGAAAGACAAAACACTAGGACCTCACATCAATCAAGATGAAATACAATATTATCTTAAAGATATTAGAAAAATTAAAGTAATGACTCCTGAAAGGGAGAAAGAGTTAGCTAAACTAATGAAGTCGAATGAAACATCCACTTATCAAAGACAAAAAGTCGAAGAAGAACTATTAACGGGGAATCTACGATTTGTAATCACGGTTGCAAAACAATATCAGAATCAAGGATTAGACTTATCGGATTTGATTGCTGAAGGTAATTTAGGTCTTATGAAAGCGATCAAAAATTTTGATTGGAATAAAGATCTTAGATTTATATCTTACGCAGTCTGGTGGGTAAAGCAATCAATAATCCAATCTCTAAATGACAATTCACGAACAATTCGTCTTCCCGTCAATGTAGTCCAAGATTTACAGAAAGCAAAGAAAGAAGTTGAACAAACAGGAAAAAAACTTGAGGACAAGTTCGCATCTTTACCATCAATGATTGATTTAGACATGAACATCAATGAAGATGGTGATACTCTTATAGATATGATTATCAATAGAGATGCTGACGCTCCTGACGCAGTTTTTGACACAAAAGATTTGTTAAAAGAAAAATTGATTTCTTTGTTAGGTGTTCTTGATGACCGAGAAAAAATTATTGTGGAAGATTATTTTGGTTTGACTGGCACACCAAGAACCTTAGAAGACATTGGATCTGATTTTGGTTTAACCAAAGAACGTGTACGTCAGATTAAAGAAAAAGCCCTACGTCGATTAAGAAATGACTGTAGTGAATTGTTTGACTATCTATAAAAAGGGTTGAACCGAGATTACCCTTACAACTCGGCAGAAGGTGCCTGAAGTCACCAGGGTGAAACCCCCCAATCCTATCTATATGGTAGGATGAAACCACACTCCCCCACTGGTACCGGTGGGGGTTTTATTGTTTTATAGGGTTTATATTTGGTATCAAATCAGTTATTTTGATATTTATCTAATAAACAAGTTTGATGAATAAAAAATTTTTACCTTGGTTTTTATTGTTTTGTGCAATAGGACTTTCGGGAACCGCAGCCTATTACAGTGTTATAGGATTATCAATTATTTTCTCGGCAGTTGCCATTCCTGTTATTATTATGGGTTCTTTTTTAGAGATCTCAAAAATAGCAATCGCAACCTATCTCCACGATAAATGGAAAGAAACATATGGAATATTAAAGATATATTTGACCATAGCATTAGTAACTTTATCTGTTTTAACATCGGTTGGAATTTATGGACTACTCTCGACAGGGTTTCAAAAAAACATTGCCGGTTTGGAGATCAATAACAAGAAAATAGAAAATATCGAAGTTAAAAAAACAAGATTTGAAGAAATCAAAGGCGATTATCAAAAAGAAAAAACAACCCTCGATAAAGACATAACAAGTCTTAGAACCGCACTTTCAACTAACACTACCACACAAACAGTAGATAGAACAACAGGTCAAGTCATAACAAGAGCAAACGGTGGTAATCGAAAGGCATTTGAGACACAATTAAAAGTTGCTCAGACAAATAGAGATACTTTATCTAAAAAAATTGAAGGACTTAATGACAGTATCACAAAGTTGGATTTAGAGATACTTGATCTAACTTCAAAGGAAATAGAATCTAGTGAGTTGGGTGCTATCAAATACCTTAGCGAAATTACAGGTTGGGATGTTAAAAAAACCGCAAACTTTTTCATTTTAACTTTGATTTTTGTTTTCGATCCACTAGCAATTGCTTTGGTGATATCAACCAATCAGGCCTTCAAAAATTATAGAAGAAAAGAAGAGGAAGAGATTTTTATCGAACATGATGAGGTTGAAGTACCAGAAGGGTTATTGAGTTATGGAACTAGTGAGACAAACATTCCTGTGGAAACAGAACCGATAGTGAAATATGTAGAAGTTCCAATTGAAGTTGAAAAAATCGTTGAGGTCCCTGTTGAGGTAATCAAAGAAGTTGTTGTTGAAAAGGAAGTGATCAAAGAGGTGCCAGTTGATAGAATGGTTGAGGTAATAAGAGAAGTTCCAATAATGAAAGAGGTTGAAAAAAAATTATACATAAAAGAAAATGGTGAGATTTATGATGAAAATGGTGAATATTTTGGATCTCAGGAACCCACACTATCAAAAAAAATATTAAAATACACTAAATAATATGGTCATAATTGATAACAAGTTTGAAAGAGGACTAAAAACCTCCAAAAGTAAAACTCAAATATTATTGACACACACTTCAAGAAACAAGTTAGATTACGTACAAAGTTTTAAATACAGATTGAATGGGATGTATTCCAAAATACCACATTTCATAGTTGATAGGGATGGTAAGATAATACAACTTTTGGAGACCGAAACGATCAGTAATTATTCGATAGAAAACAACATAAATAAAAACTCAATTATTATTTCTTTAGAAAATTTGGGTTGGTTAGAAAAACAACCACTAAAAAACTATTACATTAATTGGATAGGTAATATTTATAAAGAAAAAGTTTTTGAAAAAAAGTGGAGGGATTATTTTTATTGGCAACCTTACACAGATGAACAAGTAAAACAATCTGTGAATTTGATTAAGGATTTAACAAAAAAATATGATATAAAGTTAAAATGTATCGGACATAATACAAAGTTAAAAGGTTCAGAAAAATTTCAAGGTATTTTATCTGAGTCTAATTTTGATGAGTTTTCAACCAACATGAGTCCTGCATTTGATTATGAAAAATTTGAAAAATATTTAAAATATGAATAGTTACGAAGAAATAAAAAAAATTGTTGAAGCTTCAAGAAAGGCTTTAAAAAAACAAAACATTAATGACATCTATCATATAAAAAAATCACAAGGTATTTTAAAAGAGGAAGATGAAAAGATTCAAATCGATAAGTTTTCGCAAGAAGATTTTACAAAAAATGAAGAACGAGATGAAACAAGATCTTTCAAGATTCAAGGATCAATAATAACAATACACGGATCGAAAAAATCAGAACTTCAACTAACATTAGACGAAAAAAATGCTTTCAAAGAAAGTATGGATGAATTTAGAAGTGAAATTTCAGAAATAGTTGATTTCGAACCTTTAAGTGTATACAGCAACAAGGTACAATGGTCAGGGAAAATTCCCGATAAAGAAATAAATTTTCATTTTTCAACTGACGAAACAAATGGAGTTTATATGGATGTAAAAATGTTAAAACTAGATGAGGAAATTGTTGACTTGATTGAGAAATTACAGAAATATTTTGAAAAATTTAAAATAAAATGGAATAAAATCTTGGGTACAAGAAAAGAAACAGATAAATGAAAGACTTTCTAAAATATAATTGGAAAACTATAACTTTTACAATCTTGGGAGTTATATTTGTTTATCTACTTGTTAGAACACTAACACCAGTGCCCGATAGATCTGAATTGAACAAATACAAACTCGAACAATTAGATAAAAAAATAGATGAATTAAAAGGGTTACAAAAAAATTTAAATGATTCAATACAGTCTTATAATGAAAAGATAAAAAATATTGATCAAAAAATTACAAATATCAAAGTAGAAAAAAAAGAAATTAACAATTACTACACGATAAAACAAGAAGAAATAAAAACCGCAGATAAACAAAAAATTGATAGTTTATTAAGGGCACGATATAAATTTTAAAATATGAAAAAACTCTTTTTAGTCTTAATGGTTTCAATGGTGACTTTAACTGTGTTTTCCCAACAAGGAAAAACAAATCCCGTAGATACTTCACAAATGTGTATACCATATTCAGTTGCCAAACAAATCCTTTTAGATTTGAATGATTATGATAAATTGAAAGAGTTATCAAAATTGGATAAACAAGAAATTATAGAATTAAATAAAAAGATTTATTTTCTTGAGAAAACAAATTCTTCATTAGTCGTAAAAGATTCATTAAACATTGAAGTTATAAAAGCAAAAGATGAAAAATATTCGATAGTTGATGGTGAAATAAAAGACTTAAAAAAAGAAAATAAGAGACTAAAAATTAAGAACGGTCTATTTAATATTATATCCGCTATAATAATAGTACCATTAACCTACATTGCAATAACTAAATAAAAATGGCTCTTAGTCAATCAGAAAAAAGGGAAATCGAGTCTCTAATAAAAAAAGAGATGAAAGATTTTTTTGGATCAAACACAATGAAACAGTTTGAAGACAAGTTGATTGATAAAATTTCAAGGGACATGCAACGTGGTAAATTGGAAAAAGATGTAAAAGAATTAATAATAAAATCATTCCGAGAATTTTACACAGTAATGTATCAACAGAGAAGTTTTTGGGAATCTAAATTAAAAGGGATATAATGGAAGATAATTTATCAAACAAACTCAAAGACAGTATAACAAGAGAGTTAGCTGGTTATCCCGATGCAAGAAGAGAGATCATAAATAAATTTCCCGTTAGTGAAGGAAAACATTTAGATTTTCTCAAAGACGTTGACAGTATTTCTGAAATAAGAAAATTAATAAGTAATAAAAAATTGTCTAACAGACAAATAAAAAATCACATACGTGAATTTTTGAAAAATCCCGATGAACTAATACAGTTTTTAGAAACCATGTTAGAAAATACGGGTAGTAAAAAAGAAGAGTCTAAAGAGGCAACAGGAACAGGAGGTTCAGGGGCTTTTGTTACAAAAATGGGGTCTCAACCTGACGAATATGTAAATAAAGTACCCACCGTAAGAGAATCTGAAGAATATTGCGATTCTAGTGAAAGAGTTAAGTCAAAATGTGTTTGTGAAAAACCAAAAAAAACAGAGACTAAAGAAGCGACAGGATCGGCATCTTCAGGGTCCTATTCTCAGCCAGCAATTTGGGCAAAATCAATGAATAAAAAAGATTTTGCTGGTTACAAAAAACCTTTATACAAAGGAGGTAAATTTGTACAAGTTAAAAAAAAATGTAAAAAGTTCCCATATTGTAACCAAGGGGATATAAAGGCTCTCAAAATTTTCGAAAATGAGAACGTACAAAATGCTATAGACAGTGTCTCGAGCAGGTTTAAAATTGATAAATCTATTATTTCGGAATTGGTGTTCCAAAAAATAAGAAAAAGCATAAAGTAAAGATATTTATTTAAAAAAGATAAAATGGAAAAAAAAGAATACATCAAAAACAGATTCAAAAAAATTCTTTCAGAAAATTTAGAGTCAAGAGCCGACAAGCTAATGGAAAGAATTAAATTGAATTTAGACAAAGAAGTCCCTTTCAGCAAACCTGGAAAATCTTTCGATTATGTTAAAGAAAGAGAAATATGTTCAGAGTGTGGGGGATATAAAGGTCGTGGCGAAATGATAGAAAAAGATATGTGTGAATGTGGATCTATGAATGAAAACTTAAAAGGGGGTCAAAAAAAATTGGACGTTGCTAAACCTTATGGTAAACTTACTCGTGATGATTTTGACCAACTTAGAAAAGGTGTAAAAAAACACATGAAAGAATATACAATGGGTGATGATGACTCGGAGACGGTAAAATCATATGGGGATTTTTCCACCGATAGTCCGAAAAAAATTGGCAAGGTTAAAAATGTGGGAGACAGATTCCAAAGAAAAGTATCTAAAAAATTTGATGATTATGAATTAGAGGAAGAAATGGAAGAAGGTAATAAATTTTCAGGTGAACTATCAAAAGCTACAAAAGAAGGAAGAAAATCTTTTCAAGTTGATGGAAAAACATATCCCGTAAAGAAAAATAAAGTTGATGAAACTAAGTACAGAATAGTTTCTAATGGACAAAGTGCGATTTTTACTGAAAACGAAGTAATAGATATTATTGAAAACATAGTAAATGAAGAGAAAGTGAAAAGTAATATAAAAAATCAAACAGTACCCAAAGGGTATACAGAATACGAAAGAGTACATAAAGAGGATAAAAGAGAAGAAGACAAGTACTTTAAAGATTTAGCTAAAAAAATGAAAGAGTATCTTAAGAATGGTTCTAAAGGAAAATATGAAATGAATCCTAAACATTTTCCTGTTGGTAACGGTGAATTAGAAGAAATAGAAAAAATGGCATTTTCGTTAACAGACGATAACGAAGACTTTAATTATCAAATAGCTGGTTTACAAATACCAGTTCCTGATGCTATTGAGTTTAATGATGAAAGGATGGATAAATATTATGAAGGTTCATCTGAAACCGGTAATGCTCCAGGTGGTAACGCTCTCGAGTCAAAGGCTAATTCTCGTTTTAATAAGTTCAGAAAGAATCAAACTTTAGATAAACTAAAAAAACAAGCATATAATAAATCACCACAACCTGTGTTTAACGAGAAATCAGGACAAGAAAAAGGTGAAGGAATTAAAATCAAATTAGAATCTATTGAAGATAAAAAAGTTATTTCAGAAATTGAAATAATGAGAAATCTAATAGGTTATAATCAAAAAACACAATAATTTACAAAAATTGTTTTGTTGTTAATTTTTTTCATAGTGAATGCTTATGGAAAATTTATACAATTATATTTCTAAACAGGTCGATCCTGAAGAAGTAGATATTTGGTTCAAAATCAATAACATCATACCAGAAAAACTTGAGTTGTATTATGACTTCTGTCATTCGTTATACCTATTGATAACCTCAACATATTTAGGGGACGACGACAACAAAGAAACCAACATTCAAATGACCGAAGAAGATAACCTAAAACATTTTGTTTGGTGTTGGAACAAAAATTTAGAAAACTTTTCAAAAGAAAATATTCTATTCGAATTAAATGGAAGTCATTTTGATTATTTCCATACCTTCTTCTATGATATTTTCTACAATCAAAAAGAAAAAAAAATTAAAGGATCAATCGAGTTTTTTTTCCACGATCTTTTCAGTCGTGAGAAACCTTTCACTCAAATAGATTTAGATCTGATATACAATATTTACAAATCCTTGGATAAAAACTTACTTGTTTAGACTTTACTAATACATGCCCTAAATTTATTTTTAATTGAAATAAATCATTCAAAAAAAATTGAAATGGAAACTTTAGAAAAAATCAAAGAATTAACTGAACAGTTAAGCGTTGACGTTAATAAATTTTTCGGGGGTAACAATAGTGCTGGAACAAGAGCAAGAAAAGTATCTCAAGATTTGAAAAGTTTACTTCAACTACTTAGATCAGAAATTTTAGAAAAAAGAAAGAAATAAGATGAAGATAGATCTAAACACACTATTTTTATTTCTTTTTATTCTTTCTTGTGTTTATGTCCTAAACTCAATTGTTAAACTGGTGGTGTCTGTTTTACAAACACCACCGAAACAATTAGTTTACTCAAACATTGAAAAAGTTTATAATTATTTATTTTTTACATATTTTATAACATACATAATACAAAATATTTAACATGGGATTATACTCAGATTTAGAAGATGTTTTCGAATACTTAATATCAGTTAGAAAACTAAAAAACTATTTGTCGTTTGATATTGAGTTACCAAGAACATGGAAAATTCCTAAAAAATATGCAAACGAAGAAAAAGTAGTTGAATTACAAAATAAAAATGAAAACAGAAGAAGTTTTTCATTTGTTTCAGAATTCCAACAGTCAGATGTAGATTTGATAGTCACAAATATCAAAAACATCATTGCTTACAACAAAGAAATTGAACAAAAAGAAAAACTTTTACAACAAAAAATACAAGAGCTAAAAAGTATATTTGATAAAACAAATTTAGATAATTTACAATCACTTAAGTTTGAAATAATTGAACAATCACTAACAAATGGAGAAGAAGTATTCGACACAGATAGAAAAAGAAGTGGAGTTGTTCAGAAATGAAGTAGAAAAAGACAAAATTGAACTTGATAGAGAAAAAAAAGAATTTATTGAGTCGATTAAACAAATTAAAAAGGATGAAATCATCCTTAAAGAAAATTCATTAACACTATGGGAGAGGATCAAAAAAGTGATATCGGGATCTTAGAAAAATTGGCAATGATTACAGACGCAGCACAAACACTTTTTCCAAATGGAAGATGTTTGATTTTGTTTGAATTAGATTTAGAAGATTATAAGTTAGTACAAAACCATTTTAGAAAAATAGACAACGATCACAAAAAGTTCACAATTGACATTTCAGGGGTAGAGCTTGTCTTTATACTTAAAGGTTTCATTGAAGAAAATAAACCTGAGAAAGAAAATTCGTTAGTTACACCTGTTTGGAAAAAAATATTAAACACTTTGAGAATACGTAGTAAATCTCCGATATAGAGCTGATTTTTTGAAACCTTTATTTTTTAAGGTCTCGTAAAGATATTTTTTTTGTTCTTTTGAGGTGTCAGGTACAATTAAAATATCAGACCTGTTGTTATTCACAGTTCGATAAGTCAATACCTCTAAAAATCTAGAAGAATCGGATTCACATTTGAAAGAAAATAAGTGACACTTATCGTCATTTTGTACTACAACTTTGTTGTTCAGTTTAGATACCAATTTCAAACTACTTTCAGGCAAATATTCTTTTTCAAAAACAAAAAAAGTTATTTTTTGTTTTTTGGCAACGTCATAAAACTCCTCCTCAATATTGTAAGGATCCAAATTAATGATGTTGTAGCCGAAATCAATTTCTGTATTTATTAATCTACCCAAATTATCTCTAACTGTAAATTTATTTTTATCATTTGAGGATACACCCAATAAACTTATCTCAAAATCACAACTTTTACCATTCTCTACAGATTTTTTAAAAACAACTTCATTTGATTTTAACAAGTATTTGTAATATTTTTTTGCTCTATCTAAAGTCTTAAACTTGTTGATTATTTTCTTTCTTTCTTTATTTTTAAAAAGAACAATTAAATAGTTTCCTGAATTATTCATAAAGTTGGGATATAATAAATAATAAATTACGGTTTCATATAATAAATAACACGGTATGGTTGAAGAAAATTTTTATCAGGTTTTGGGTGTAAGTGAAAATGCAACACAAGATGAAATAAAAAAGGCCTATAGAAAAATGGCAAAAGAAAATCATCCAGACACAGGAGGCGATGAAAACAAATTCAAAAAGATTTCTGAGGCCTACGAAACATTATGCGACGAAGGAAAAAAACAAGATTACGATTATAGAAGAAATAACCCATTCGATGGTGGATTCGACAGTTTTTTCAATAACATGTTCAATATGAACAACAGACGACCTAGAGCTCATACCACAACAATTACAATCAATATTGGTGTTGTTGAGTCATACAGAGGAGGAAAAAAAACAATAAATTATCAAAGAAATACCATGTGCGAACCTTGTAATGGAACTGGTGGCGATAAAGTCACATGTTCTACCTGTAAAGGTAAAGGTTCGTTTGTTAGACAAGTAAACAACGGAATGTTTGTACAAATGGTTCAGGTTGAATGCCCATCTTGTAAAGGACAAGGAAAAATTATCACAAACCCATGTTATCAATGTCAAGGATCAGGTCAGAAAAAAGAAGTAAAAAATGTGGACATATCATTACCACATGGTATAGATAACGGGCAGTTTTTAAGACTCCAAGGTATGGGTGATTTTATTAACGGAAGTTTTGGTGATTTAGTAGTTAAAGTTAACTTGGTGCCAGAAAACAATTTTGACAGAGTAAACCAACATTTAATTTACAATTATTTTATGAATATGGAGGAATTAAAAGAAGGTAATTTGAAAATCCCACATCCTGATGGCGACCTATCTATAAAATTACCAATAAATGTAGATACCTCAAAACCACTTAGAGTTAGAGGTAAAGGGTTCAAAAACGAAAGGGTTGGGGATTTAATTGTAAATCAATTCTTAAAATTTACTAGAGGTTAGAATAAACCCACTAAAAAACTTATCAAAGAAACTAAACCCCAAATTGCTAAAGAAACTACTATACCTCCAGCAATGAAAACTGTGTTAACTACGCTTTTAACTTTGGGACTTTTTTTACATGCTTGACACCCAACTTTAGTTGCATTTTCTTTTTCCATACCTATAATTTAATTATCAGTTAGTTGAAAATAAATATCAAAAA